ACTAGGCCGATGTTCGCGTACTCGCCGACGGTCGCGTTATTGCCGATGGTCACGTTCTTGCCGATAGTCGCGTGCTCGCCGATGAGCACGTATTTGCCGATGTTCGCGTGCTCGCCGATGGTCACGTTCTTGCCGACGGTCGCGTTCCTACCGATGTTCGCGTGCTCGCCGACGGTTGAGTGCTCGCCGATGTACGAGCCGATGTTCGAGTACGAGCCGATGATCGCGTGCTCGCCGATGGTCACGTCCTGGCCGATGGTCACGTCCTGGCCGATGGTCGCGTCCTGGCCGATGAGCACGTATTCGCCGACGTTCGCGTTATTGCCGATGGTCACGTTCTCGCCGATGGTCACGTTCTTACCGATGGTAACGTTCTCGCCGATGGTCACGTGCTCGCCGACGTTGACTTGAACGGTCTTGCCGTTCGGGTTCGTGTGCGTGATGGTATTCATGTCCTAGGATACCCTATAAGTGCGAAAAAGCAAGAGAAAAACTAAGTTTGCCCCGTGGAGCCCTGGTACGTTGCGTGCCAATAGCACGCTCGCCCTAGATAGAAGGCCATGCGGGGGAGGGGGTCAATCGTGCAGCCTGCGGGCTCCCAGGGCCGTTTGCGGCTTCATTTTACAGTGCATCGGACAGAAAAGCGGAAGAAGATTCCACTTGACGTAACACGTTTCGTGTGATATAGTTCAGCGTCATGGTGGAGGACCGGGGGCCACCGTAGGATTATGGCTGCCAAAATGGCAGCCGTATAGATACGAAAAAAGGGCCGGAACATATGTTCCGACCCTTACCGGCGGGGTTGGGCTTATTAGGCTTGCCCCCTAAGCGTTCACAATTGCAATCGCGACCGCTTTTCAGTTGCGAGGGGCTGTGCCCCACGCGAATTCACTACTATTCGGACCCATGCCGACCCAATGGCCTGCACCGTTAGCCACCGCCTGCTTCTGCACTCGCTCCACTCCGCAGACGATACCGATCAAGATGCCAAGGGCGAGGGCGAGAATCACGCCAAGGAAAGTGTTCAAGATCATGCTGTCCTTCATAGTGACCAATCATACCCTTGAAAGTGTCGGCTGTCAACTCCTTTTCAAGAATTGGGGGCGGCTCTTTTGAGCCGCCCCCTAGGTCAGTCGTCCGTGTTCCATCCCATAAACTTGATGAAGCACCCCAGTAATGCGGCCCCTAGTGCCAAGATAACCCATTCCGTGAGAACGCCTTTGGCGTCACCAATGAGGTCGGGCGGAGGTCGAGAAGCCCGATTATATTCACGATCCCAGCGATGTGCCATGAGGTTAGAGTATAGTCCGGAGTGGCGGTCTTGTCAACCGCCACCCCGAGGCTAATCAGAGGCTCGACAGCACTTCGATTGCCCGACCTTCGAGAAGGTTCCGCGAACCGTTCGGATTGAAGAGGCTCGACATACGCTTCGTTTCCGTCTCGCGGCTACTCTTGGGAGCATAGTGCGTGTTCGTCGCCGTGATCGCGTTGTAGACATCCGCAACGGTCTTGCCGTAGGTGCCACGGCCCGGATTCGAGAACTCGCTGATCGCGAAGTTGAGTTCGTTTTCCGTCCGCGTCGCGATGTCGTTCGGATCCTCGACATCGTAAATCATGTGGAAGAGGGCGACGGCTTCGGAGTAGGTCAGCGTCTGACCATTCCAGACCGTCATCCGCTTCGAGAGCTTGCGGATCTCGACCTGGATATCTTCCCACGTTCGCATGGCATCCTCGTACTTCGCTTGAAGGGCTCCCATGTGGCGGAGACGGAACCCGTTACCCTTGCTCACGATGCGAACGGCACCGTTCGAGCAGATCTGACGGCGGGCGAAGAGCGAGCCGAAGAACGATCCGGACCCCTGGAAGTTGTGAAGCTGGAAAAAGTGGTCCCAATCCTCACCGTCGACCTTGCCGCTGTTGTCGAGCTTGCCGCCGTCGATCTTGAACACCAGCATCTCGTGCGACCCGCCGGAGAGCATGAAGCCTCGCTCCGGCGTCACCCAGCCCTCGGCGATCAGAGGGGCGATCGGGGCGATCATGTCGATCGGGCACGTCGCGACGTACTTTTTCGAGACCGTTTTCGGCGAGATCACGACATTGTCCGTAGAGCGAACGAGGTGGTACTGTCCCTCGACGTTCTGATCACGATGCACGGGGTGCGGTGCCAGCATGGCCTGCACGCTGTAGTTCATACCCTCGCGGTTCAGGAAGTCGGTCGTTGCTTGCATCATGTCGATTCTCCGTTGTTGTTGGTTCGTGCCGATTGGCGGTACTCCATATGATACGCCGATCCGTGGGAATGTCAAACGAGACGGGCGATTTCTTTTTCAAGCGTTCCGCTTGACTATCTTGAAAACGATGGTATGATATGTCCGCCCTGTAGTTCAAAAACACAAGAAACAGAACAGCCGCACGCAGTCCTAGGAAATAGTGCGAAAGACTTAGGTGTAAATCCTTTCAGGGCATCCATCTGCCTCTCTGTTGCGGTTCCGTAACAAGCGGTTCAAACGGAAAGTCGCGTCGCCATGCCGAAGGGCTCGGTAACTAGACTTGACGCGGGGAGAGACCCGCTCCAACAGTTTCTGATAAATCCATGATTTTACTTGTCAAACCGACAAAACCATGTAAGCATAAAACATATAGGCTGTTTGACATCGCTTGAAAACGATGATAACATGTAACTGTCAACGAGATACGGTCGCCCTGGAAGATCCGACATCAGGGACGAAAATCGTGGATCCTTGTTGACATCGCTTGAAAATGAAGTAAGATAGGGTGTTGCGAAGGCGGGCCAAGGGCCACGGCGACGGGTGGTGCTCCTCCTATGGGGATAGGAGTTGAGCACGCCCGCCCCCAGTTCTTCCTTTTCAAGCCACTTCTGCTTTAGACACTAGTAAGGCGATTGTACAGACTGCCAGAGTTTTTGGGATCGCCGCATAGTAAGGACGGTAGCGAAGCTTCCAGAGTTCTGGGGATTGCTAGTAATGACGATGCTCAGGCTTCCAGCCTTTTCAAGAAACACACCCCATACTTACTAGGGACACTTACCAAAAAGACTACTTCAAGACACCCGGTGTGCTTGAAATGAAGTAAGATAGGGTGTGCGAAGGCGGGCCACGGCGACGGGTGGTGCTCCTCCTATGGGGATAGGAGTTGAGCACGCCCGCCCCCAGTTCTTCCTTTTCAAGCCACTAGTAAGGACGGTGACGAAGCCGCTGAAATTTCTGGGAAACGCTAAGTAAGCGAATTGTACAGACTTCCAGAGTTTTCTCTCATGTCTATTCAGAATTTCATTTTTAAGTCTTAGACGTATTTTTTACGTACCCCGGTACTCCCAGGGGAATATCTATTACCCCATTTTCTCGACCCCCGGTCTCTAATATGCCTAACGCCGTTGGTTTAGGAATACCAAGCGTTCGTGTCGAAGAGACGCCAGCGGCATATAGTTCCCTTAGTAACTCTACCTTTTCGAGCTACAAAGCAAACGAAAAGAGACACCAGGGTTTGACCCCCGATGTCTCCGTTGGGCACGATCTTATATTGATCGTTTCCAGCCGTCACTGGCTGCGGTTTTGTGGCTACTGAGGCTTGACGGTCAGTAGGCTTTATCCGCTTCTTTACATGGCCCAATTTCTAAGTTAGATGGTAGCGGAGGTGGGATTTGAACCCACGATCTTCTGCTTATGAGGCAGACGAGAACAACCAGGCTTCTCTACTCCGCAGTGTTTCAAGTTGTCACCAGTTTGACGATACTGGCAATCGCATAGTTAGGTGGTGACTTTTTCAAGCCATCAGTCTGGCACTTCTATCATATCACGATTCCTCGTAATGTCAAGCTATTCCTTGAAAAGTGCAGGACGGGCAACAGACGTATAGCGTTTACACGCAAAACGCCACAATTTGCTGGATTGTGCCAAACCGCCGGATTGGGGTTTGCGGACACCTATCTTGCGAGCCCTAGCTGGGCTCCTGCATTCAAAAGATCGTGTCGCCCAAGGTGCCCCATTACAGGATATCACCCCGACGACACGAGATAGTACACTCAAGAGGGTAGGTGTGCAACCACTTTTTTCTTTTTCAAGAACTTCTTGACAATAGCTCGAAAAAGTATTATCATGCAAACATGAGTTCAGAATACGACGAAGGCTACGATGCGTACTGTGACGGTGAGGGGCTACAGGATAACCCGTATCGAGAAGGTACTAGCGACCACGACGATTGGGAGGCTGGTTGGCTGGAAGCTGCGTCCAGGGACGCTAGCTGATCTATTTCAAGCAAACGCTGGCCGTGTTTTTTTGTATCTGCACGATCGCAAAACGCACTCAGGCGAGGGAGGTCCGATAACACACGGTCGGGGCCGAAGTGCTTGTGGGCGAGCCGACATCCTGGAGAATTCCGTTTCGAGCCATTGCAAGAATCTGCCCGGCGGAGAATGAGCTTTGTTAGTGTTTGTGTGTGAGCACAGGAAAACAAAAACTATAACGAAAAGAAAAGGATCGGCTAAGATAGACCCTAATGAGCGTCGCCCCAAAGCGAATACGCACGAGGATCTGTACATTGACATTGACTATGGTTTTGGAGTAGCTTGAAAATGAAAATGAGTAATACCAAGGAAGACAATTTAGTCACTAAGGTCCGTAACTCGATTCCCGCCATCGAACTCATCATGAATATGTACTATGACAATCCCACAGTCATAACTACTCTTATTGGTCATATGACTCTATTAAGGGCAGTTCTGAAAGAGCTTGAAAATGATAAAAGAAACACTGACTGAGCCCGTAATCGAACCCATGGTGGACGAGGTTCCGTCCTGCTGGCCTCCGCTGGCCCACATCATCCGCAACGGGGATAAACCCGCCAAGGAAGGCACAATCGCCATTTGCGGCACCAAACTCATGGGTATCGACCTCGGTCGCCTCAATAATGTCTCTGGTAAGGTTTGTGATAAGTGTGTGGAGGCTCTGCGTAAGGAACTTGAAAAGAACTTGACTTAGCCACTAGATGGGGTATCCTGAGATATGCAAACTAAGCTACAGGCCCGAATCGAACAGTTTCGAGCTAAACGAGCCCTAATTGAACGACAGAGTCTAATATTAGAAGCCGAACTTAAGATGATAATCTGGGTAATCGAACAACTCGAAAAGGATGGTGAGTGAATGTGTGTGGTGTGCCCCGTCATCTTTGGCGGTCTCATTGTTGGCGGCTTAGTCGTTAAGGGTGTCAAGAAAATGTGGCCGACCGCAACACCCAAACCTACGCCTCTGCCGTTCGCCCAATATGGCGAAGACCTGGAAGATTAACATACGTCGTTACAAAAGTGATTATGTTTTTGTGACAGCAAAAGTGACAATCGTTACCGCTAATATTACCAATCATGACACACTTAAACCCTAAACGATTGAACGTTTTCACAGCCCAAGCGGGACTTCGAAACTTTAATCGTAATTTGCCACCAGTGCCAGTACCGACTAATGCGTCGCCATCAATGCAGGCAACGTTTATCCACTATGGCGAACGTCACCAATGGAAACAGTTAGGCGTTGTGGTCGTGCATGACAAAAATGCTAAGATTAGCCTCAATGAATTCGACTTCCGTTACTGCGGAAAGAGGTCTCGCTTAGGTCGCTATCTTCGAGACTTACACGCTAAGGGTGTAGACGTATCGCAAGTTCACTTTACGTCTGAATCGCTTGAAAAAGAAAAAGAGGAGTTAGTTTTGTCTATGGCAAAACGCCTCTACGAAGCACTTGGCAAACGCACCATCTTCAAGCGAGAAGAATGTGTGTGCGGAACCAAGAAGGCTACGACCATCAAGAAGGACGAGGTTTGGGACTGGAAACACGTAGGCATTAAACGTTCCAGGTACCACAAAATGGCCGTCCGCATCCTTAAAGATAACGACGAGGAAACTGCCGTCCGCATCATTAATACGATTACCGGCTATGCTTGATCTGAACGCACATACACGTCGATGGTGGCTAAATCTAGCGACGCATCGTTATGATGGCTGGCATCTGTGGTGGCACGCAGACTTTAAGGGATGTAGACTGGCCTTTATCACTGTCGTTTTTGGTCCTCGAAACAAAAAGACGAACGCCGAATGTTTTGAAATCGACAAACTGTTTAGGAGAAATTATGCACAATAAATCTGACTATTTCAAGCCTCTTGAAGAGTGCTCACGTGTCTCAGTTGACGGCGAATACTCCGAGTACATTACTATATTGGCTATCTCGCGAATGCCAGATTACTTCACAGACGACCAGCTTCTTACAGAGATTAATACTCTGGCGATTAGCGAAGATCTTATGCGTCTGGTTGAGCTTGGGTTAGTGAATATGTCCTGGGACGAGAAACAAGAAGACCTTGTTTTCTACGCAGTATGAAGTTCTTTTGGTCTCTAAGAAACGCAACGTGGTTTACTTATGACGGCAAGACGTTCTTGAAATTGTACGGTGGACCTCAAGCCAAGGTCTTCTGTCTTGAAACCAATAATTGTATCGTTTTCGTGCCTCAAAATGCTATGGTGACAGTGAAGTGAAGCACCACGCCCTGAGTCTTCTGCTCGGCTCCATCGTGTTAAGCGTATGTATGTTTCTACTGCCCATCACTACTCTCTTTTTCGTGCTATGTGAACACTACTTCATGTTGATCGCAGTGGCTTATTTCTTAGGTCGCTGCGTTTTATGGAAGTCACTTGACAAATAGCTGTTTAGTGGGTACAATAGAGGCATGAGTCACAAGATCACCATCGAACGCAAAGCCCAACGTCGCTCGAACGTCTCGATTACACGTCGTCAGGTAGACGAGATCGTGGATCGTGCTCTCGCGGCCTCACGAGGCAAACAATTCCGTCTGTCAACCGAACTGCCAGACGATATCGTGCCTGTTTTGGTTGAAGGTGAATGGCATTACAGCGTCGAACTTGAATTCGAGCACATTGGTCGCGGCGACCCGGCCAAACAATTCAATGGTGTCAAGGACGCCATTTTCAAGTGTGCTGGCAATAAGGGCAAGTGGAGCATACTGGGCGGTCATAAGCCCACCGGCCCCAATCTCGAAGTGTTCGATGAAACTGACGTGATTGCGGAAGTCACGATCGAACGTGGTACGCACTTCGATCACTTGTACGGTCTCGATCCGCAAATCGACATTGTTCTGGCGTCGTTGCAAACCGCCAAAGATACCAATTACACGAAACGTTATCACGCTGTCTTGCACGGCAAGCCCGGATGCGGCAAGAGTGATCTTCTGGGTGGTGTCAAGAATATGGTGGGGGTCGAGGGCTGTATCGAATTCGACGGCACTCAGACTACGGCTGCTGGTGCTATTGCCGCAATCATGGATGCCGACGTTGTTCCGCCCCTTCTCGTGATTGAAGAGATCGAAAAGGTGCCGGATCAAGCTTTCATGTGGCTACTGTCCGCTCTTGATGGTCGAGCGGAAATTCGCAAGGTGACTGCTCGTGGTAGCTACTACCGCAAGGTGCCGTTCGTCTGCGTCGCGACCGTGAATGACCTTGATCTTTTCAAGTCACGTCACGAAGGGGCAATGGCGTCACGTTTCTCTCACAGTATTTACTGTCCGCGTCCTAACGAAGCAATTTTGCGGCTAATTCTTAATCGTGAAGTTGAATCTATCAATGGTGATGTCGCATGGATTGAGCCTGCGATTCGCTACTGCATGGACGTTGAACAGAATACCGATCCGCGACGTGTCATTGCTGTGTGCTTGACTGGCCGCAATCTGTTGCTCACTGGTAAATTCCAATCTGACCTCACCGCCTGTCGAAACAAGGACGACTGATGTTTTGGATCCTCTACGTGCTCGGTATACCTCTCGCCTGGGATCGTGCTGACACTGACAATAGCTGGGTGCGAGGTTTCGTGTCACTGATATGGCCTATCATTCCATTTACATTGTTTCTGTACTGGGCGTTCTCTGGGCAGGAATCTGAGCTTGAAAACGAAGAAGACTTGACATCATGAAGGTCTTAATCTTGGGGGATGTCCACGGAATGTGGAGCGATCTCAACATCACGATTGCTCGTGCTCTCAAGCAGCACCCTGATATTACCCATATGATTCAAGTGGGAGATTTTGGCTATGCGTGGCCGGGTAGCGACATTCAGGCTAATGGCACTGGATTCTGTAAACCCTTTACGTTTCACAAAGCGTATATGGATCCGTCCACGATTGCTAAGGCAGAAGCACTGCCATTCTATTGGATTGATGGTAATCATGAGAATCACGATCAGCTTGAAAAAGATCAAGGGGCGTTTCAGTCAGGCATGATCTATCAGCCGCGTGGATCAGTCCTGCGACTGACAGACTACACCGTGATGTTTTTCGGCGGTGCTTCATCCATCGACAAGGATCATCGGATCCAAGGTAAGTCGTGGTGGCCTCAAGAGTCAATCACCTATCGTCAAGTCATGGAGGCGTTGGATTATCAGCAGACAATCGACCTTGTGATCTCGCACGAGTTTCCATTCGACTTTCCTTATGGTTCGTACAAAAAGGAATTTGGGCGATCGGATAAGCAAGCTCTGAACGCTATTCGAGGGCAGTTTAAGCCCAGGCACTGGGTGTTTGGACATCATCACACGTATCAAGCTGGTGAAACCGAAGGTACAACGTGGGCGTGTGCTCCGTGTATCGAACAGCATCAGGCTATTCTATGGAATGGCGAGTCGCTTGAGTTGCTGTATTGCTAGAAAAGAACGCGAGACCATTAATGGATAGAGAAATTATCGTGTATCGGGGAGCTTTGGACAATTGCAGACGTATTTGTTTTGTGGTTGGAGATCGGCAAAACGAATACATTGCCTTTGACAAAGGGCATGAATGTTTCGAGACCTTGCTAATGGCAGGAGCGACGGCAATTGAAACTATTCTTCTGCGTAGCAAAGAACAGACTCAATGTGACGAGTACCAAGAATTTCTGCGACTGCTTTTGATCTATGGGTCAAAATTTCCACTTGACAAGCTAGACTCTAAGGGGTAAGATACTGACATGAAGCTCACTGAAACAACTCTCGAAGTCGAACGCTCTGGCTCCTTCCAGGAAGGCACGTACTCCTTTGAAGCAAACGCGGAAATGTTTAGCTTGCTTTCAAAGAAGATTTACACTGACGTGCCGCTGGCTATCGTTCGTGAATTGTCCACGAATGCATCCGACTCTCATACGGATGCTGGCTGTGCCGATCAGCCGTTCGATGTTCATCTTCCAAATTCACTAGAGCCTTGGTTGTCGATCCGTGACTACGGTACGGGCTTGTCGCCTACTCAAATCGAAACCGTATACAAGAAATACGGCAAAAGTACTCGCACGAATAGCAATGACTTTACTGGCTGTCTAGGTATCGGCAGCAAGTCCCCCTTTGCGTACACGGACCAATTCACGATCATATCTGTTTGGGATAAACAGAAGTACACGTACTCAGCCTTCAAGAATGAGTCGTCGATTCCGACGCTCGCTCTTTTGAACACGGTCGATACGGACGAGCCGAACGGCTTGGAGGTCCGCATCAACACGAAGCCGGGCGACGCTCAGGTTTTCGTCAAGGCCGCTCAACGTGTCTACACCTTTTTCAAGGTGCGTCCGAACATTGTCGGTGCCCAACTCAACTTCGATAGCGAGAAGCCGGAATTTGAAACGAGTGAATTCTCGTTGTACATAAGTCATAAAGCACCTGTTTCATCGCGTCTTAACGTCATGATGGGTCAGGTTTGCTACGCCGTCTCTGATCGCGATTTTGCCTGCCCGTTTGGCCACAATGCCATTATTATCTTGAACTTGCCGATGGGTGCGGTCTCTATTGCCGCTAGTCGCGAAGAGGTTCATTACGACGACAAGACGGTTGCGAACGTGACCACTGCTATTATGGAGGCTGCTATTGTGGTGCGGGCCGAATTTGAAAGTCGTGTCGCGAACGAAGGGGCGGTCCTTAAAAAGCTGCGGGCTCTAGCTAAGTACCGTAACTTGGTGAGCGAACTTTCGCTTCATGGAACCGATGCAATCGAACAAGAAGAGAAGGATAAGTACTCAATGCAATTCTGCTCTCTTCGTCGTGACAAAAAACTCTTCATAAATAGCACGCACGGTGACTTCCGTGCTGCCGAACATATTGATCAAATGATCTTCATTGAAGATGATGCGGACATGACGCATAACATGAAGAGTCGCCTTCGTCAATACATGCAAACGCATACCAATAGTCGGTTCTATCTTGTGAAGATTAAGGACGCCGCTCGCGTGACTGAATTGTTTGGCGACTTGACGACCAAGCTGAGTCTGTTGCCGGATGTGCCGCGTAAGGCTCGAACCGTACGTACGACAGTGCGTAGCATGCCGATCAAGCTTCTCAATCACGACAATCGCAGTAATCCCAACTTTGAGTGGAATAGCATTCACGCGGCTACCGACGTTGACGCTAAGGACGCCTGCTGTGTGCCGCGTGATGGTAATTGGGCCATCTGGAACGGCCAAAGGGTCGCTCCGAAGGACGTTCATATCATCGCGAACACGCTCGGCTTCGAGCGAATTTACGGAATCTCTGTCAAGCGATACGACTCTCTTCGTGTCAAGCACGGTATCATCGAATTGTCCGCTGTCGCCAAGGACATGACCGAAAAGCTTTTGGCTAATCTTGATATGTTTGCTCTGTCGAGATTTCAAAATGATCGGGATGACGTTAGCGATAAGTTTCTCATTGAGAAAATTGCTGGACTCTCGACAGAGTGTGACAACCTGATTAAGGTTTACGAGGCGAATGTCAGTAACATGAGCGTTTACAGCCGCTTGTGTCGGATTTTTGACATCAAGATGCCGACCGCTCCTCGTTATCAGAAAGAATTCTTCGAAAAATACCCGATTTTGGGTGGCATCGACTGGTACCGAGGTAATATTACTATGGAACCAGTGATCCAGTACATCAAATTGATTGAGGCCGTCTGAACTATGAAAAACTTTGCAAGTCTCGTTACGGGCGATGGCAACATCACCCTGATTCTCGATACCAAGACCTTCTCGGTCGGGAAGAGTCATCCAAACTACGTCTTAATCGTGGAAGCGATTAAGGCAAAGCGATACGACGATCTGGAATCTCTCATCGACATTCCGGCGACCATTACGGCGACCATGAGAAATAGCCCCGTCACGGTCAAGCATGGCCAAGTGTTCTACGGCGATCTGCCGATTCACAATACGGTGACGGAACGCATTCTCGACTTCATTCGAGAAGGACTGCCGACTGATCCGCTGATTCGATTCCTTGAAAACCTGATGGCCAACCCGATGCCGATGGCCGTCGCGGAACTCTACGACTTTCTGGAAAACACCAACAATGGCCGTAGTCAGTTTCCGATCACGGAAGATGGTTGCTTCGTCGGCTACAAGGGCGTGCGTGACGACTGGTTCGATCAGCACTCTGGTACGGTTAACAATGCAATTGGCAACGTCATTGAAATGTCTCGTGAGAAGGTCGATCCTGATCGTCGCAACGAATGTAGCCACGGCTACCACGTCGGTACGTTGGAGTACGCTCGCGACTTTGCCGCTCGCACTGTGCTCGTGAAAGTGAATCCAGCCGACTGCATCGCGGTGCCTAAGGACCACAACTGTTCCAAGCTGCGTGTGTGTCGTTACGAAGTGCTCGCCGAGGCTGATGGGCAGATCGAGAGTCCGATGTATCCTATGCCGGAGCAGGCTCCGGCATATGAGGAGGAAGCTGTTGTCGAAGTGACCACGACGGTGAAGCGAACTGTCAAGCGTAGTCCTTGCTCGCACTGCGGTGCGAAGGGCGGCAAGAAGCATGAAGCGTCGTGTCGCCGTCCTGATCGTAGTTCTCCCTATCGGGGATACTAGAAATGATGAACCAGAACCTTAGAAGGGTACTTGACCAGTTCGCCGCCGAAGGTCTCGACGGCGACTGGCACGCTATTCTCGAACTCGCTCACAAAGAACTTGCTGATCTTCAAGACGCTCAAGACAAGTTGCTAGACTTAGAAGAGAAAGAAAACGCCACGTTGAGCCAATGGACGGATGAATAACTGGGATTGTAGCTGACCTGTCACCCGAGTGTGATACGCTTCGGTACTATGCTCAACAAGAACGACCTCGTGGGCCTGGGTATAACCCCAGGCCCACTGTTTTCTAAAGTCTTCAAGGCCGTTAAGGCCGCGAAGACTAAGGAAGAGGCTCTAGCTATTGCCGTCGCTATTCGCGACGGGACGCTTGAAAAGAAAGAAAGGATCGTCAAGAAGATTGATCCCGATTCTGTGTTGGTGTGGGCCATTGAGAGTCGCGACTGCTTTCCCGCGTTAGAGCAAACGACCGGCGTAGACAATAGCATGTCGGCTGTTCGACGCATGTTCGAGCAACAGACCATGACGCTGAATGGCGTGAAACCTAAACCCGACGATATGATGGAATTCCCAATATGGGAACTTGTCTTTTTCAAGGGCTCGAAACGACAGCACACGATTTTCTTTGACTTGGACGCTGCACCATTAGGCTTTAAGTGGATGACATTCATTAGAGAGAAACACAAAAACGATCGCGGCGGTGACGATCTCTCTGTCGTCGTTGGCGAGCGGTGGCATACCAAAACATGATTGTTTTTTTTCTAGACGTTGACGGCGTTCTGAATAACTTTGATGCTGTTCGTGCGGCATCCGCGAAAGGCACCTGCATTGGTGCATTAGACGATAAATGCGTTGAGAGATTTGCTAGGCTGGCCCGCTCTTACACGCACACAATCGTTCTGTCGTCTTCCTGGCGACATTCGCCACGTTCCGTTGCAATTTTGCAGGAGCGTCTTGGAAAATTTGGGCTCCGCGTTGACTCGAAAACGGATACGCTAGGCCCGATGCGTGGAGACGAAATCAAACGATGGCTTGATGTCTGCGGACTTCAAGATCCGCAATTCGTGATTTTCGATGACGATTCTGACATGCTACCCGAACAACTTCCATTTTTCGTGCAAACAAGCATGAAAACGGGCCTGACGGACGAGCACGTTTCGCAAGCAATCGAGATTTTGCAGATTTTTGTTGACTCCATAGGAGATTGAGTGTATAATAGAGTGTGAAGTTGGTGATCGCTTTGATAAGCGACTCATGCCTTTTCAAAGGCCAACAACTAATCGACTGCTGCCGTCTCTCTTTATTTCCAGGCAGTCAGAGTAGTGCGGGGTTGAACAAAGCCGCACAAAATGGGTAAACTTAAAATTTATTGTTCTCCAAAGGACCGGGTGATAGCCTCGGGGGTCGTGCAACGCGACTCCACCATACACTTTCAAGCCTCAGTACCTGAAAGGCACCTTGACAATTCGGATAGAAAGCAACGACACGCAGCACCATTTAGACTGGTCCCGTGTCGGTTAGAATATGCTCGTACTCAACTCCCAATCTGACGTACGGCATTATAATGATTGGGAGTAGAGCCGATGCTATAAAAGACTTGTGGTGAAGAAATCGGCAAAAACCACATTACCTCCTTGTCATCTAGGCTAGGATGTTAGCCGTATCCCGGCTAATACGTGAGTGAAACACTCACCGAGGAGGCCAGTACAAAGTGTGGATCGGTGGCCGAGAGGCGATGGCAAGTGGCTGTAGACCACTTCTCTTTTGAGTTAACACCGGGGGTTCGAGTCCCTCCTGATCCACCATCTTTCAAGCATTGATTTACCACAGGAAACTATGATACAATTAACACAATCAGAAGCGGCTGAAATCTTCACCGACGAATCGGATAAGTATACGGTTATAGAAACCGGAGAGTGGGAAGACCAAGGGAAATGGTCTGTCCTTGGTGTTATATTTAGAGAAGGGGACGGGCCTTATTACGAACTGGTGGTCAGCCGTACTTATTTTGATGGTTATGACTTTGAGTATTCTCTTGAATGCGAAGAAGTAAAGCAAGTAGAGACAATAACTAAGACTTGGAAACCTGTGTGATTCCAATTTTGCGGGTATAGTTCAGTTGGTAGATCAGACCGCTCTAAACGGTCAGTGCGTGGGTTCGAGTCCCACTACCCGCACCAATACACTTGAAATGCACTTGGCTTTTCAAGCTCAACAATAAACGGAGTGAACCGCTATGAATACGTAGATCGCATTGAAGAACCTAATTAAGCAAATGGCTAAGAGGCAAAAGGCCCTCAAAAAAGAACGCAGGACTGGGCCTTATAAAGTTGGTCACAGTTCTTACTGGTTAGATCACGCTAAAACGCCTGACAACGTGAAGCGATCATGGGTTGCGGCCCGTAAGGTGCGTGACAATGCTCTGCGGATCACCGCTGTATTGAACCTGTACCACGAAAAGCGTGGTTCGAATCATCGTCACAATGTCCCTGACCATTTAGAGCTTGTCTATGGCAAGATCATTATGGAATTAGAAAATGCTCTTGAAAAACATAGTAAAGATATGCGTCTCTTTGGTGTTTAACGGCTAGCACGACAGCCTTCCAAGCTGACAGTGAGGGTTCGAATCCCTCAAGAGACTCCAATATACTTGAAAGCGTTTATTAGCTCAACTGGTAGAGCTTGCACAAAAACGCATAGCGGAATCCCCCTTTCGGGATGATGTGGGTTCGAATCCTACATAAGCACTTTCAAGCCAAATGATGGGCTGGTAGTTCTAAGTTGGTAAAACATTCGGTTTGCATCCGAAAGTCGGGAGATCGTCACTCCCCCGGTCCACCATCAAAGTACATTAACTCCACTATGGGGAAGTAGCTCAGTTGGGAGAGCAACAAGGGTGTATACCCTTAAGGTCGCAGGTTCGAGTCCTGCCTTCCCCACCAATACAAGCATGCTTTTGCTTCTGTAGCTCAGTTAGTAGTAGCGTCTGCGTGAAGAGCAGAAGGTCGTCGGGGAGGCACCATACACTTGAAAATGTAATTCTTCTTTTTCAAGCCCACACCCTCGTAAGAGGGTGTATGATAGAGCATCACCGTCACGGTCTACCAACATCATATAAGAATGCTAAACGCATTCGTAAAAAGAAAATGCCATCGTAGCACAAGTGGGCGGTGCAATCGCTTTGTAAGCGATAGGTTGTGGGATCGTGGCCCACCGATGGCTCCAATACACTTTAGGATTAATATGAAATTATCTCGCAAGATACACTTCTTGTGGCAACGTCTTACTCGCGGATTTGACGATAGCGAATTGTGGTCTCTTAATACTACAGTCGCTGCATTCATCGAGCCTCGTCTGCGAGCTTTTATTGACACTTATAATCATGGCTTTCCAATGGGGTTGGATGGCGGTAACGAAGCGTGGCTTGTCATGCTTGAAAAGATGCATAGGGCATTCAAGCTGATTGTCGATTCAGAGGGTGCAATGTACATGCTGACTGAGGAAGAGCAGGCTGAGGTTAAAACTGGCCTTGATCTTTTCCGAGAGTACTTTTTCCATCTTTGGGATTGACTTAGCACGGGCGATTAGTCTAGTGGTAAAACGTCTGGTTTACATCCAGAAGTCGGGGGTTCAATTCCCTCATTGCCTACCAATACAACAAAAACAAAACACTAGGGGGTGGCGGAACTGGTAGACGCACTACACTGTTAATGTAGCGAGAGCAATCTCAACTGTAGGATCGTAACCTACCTCCCTAGCCAAACCATATTAAACATGCTTACACTATTACTTGCAACCATCGTCACTTTCGAGCGTCCAGGTCCAGGTGTTATCAATCTTTGTGATAACGGTATCGTCATCGACAATTTCAATTTTCCCGTTACCATTCCTCGCGTGAACGGACACGTTACGAAGGTGGAATTTCAACGTATCGGTCCAGGTCAATGCTTGAGTCTTGACTATAGGCTTGAAAACGTGTCGCAAGCATATCTTCCAAATACTCTCCATATCTGGCGAGATAGACAATTTTGGAGCATTGAACCATTCAATGGATTCAATCCCATATTTCGTAATAGACTAAATGACAGTCCAGAGCCGATTGGCTGGACTTATATTCATCAAGACAGTCTATCGCCATTTGACGGTCGAGTTGACTTTGATGGTCCTAGCGGTTATCAGGGTCATATTGCTGGCGTGACAAGTGTGGATGCGTGGACGGTATGCACCAATCCAGTAAAAATGATGCTGTTTGAAGGTAGTGGTAATGTCACGATTAATTTCAGCCCACGCTTTCAAGAAACAATTGTCGGCGTTCCTCATGGACATTGGGGAACGTGGGGTACTGACTGGAACGAGAACATTACGTTACTGAGAATTAGAGTGACGTATGAATGATTTTTTGCTTGACGAACCGCAAGAATGATGTATAATTGAAGCATGAAAACCATCACGCACACGAACCCGAACGGCAAGACCGTTCAAGTCAACGTCGGGGAGAACTTGTACATCGGCTCGTACTCGACCATCGGCGAGCACGTGACCATCGGCGAGAACGTTACCATCGGTAAGTACGTGACCATCGGCGAGCACGCGACCATCGGCCGGAGTTCGAACATCGGTGACGGCTCGTACATCGGCTCGTACTCGAACATCGGCTGGGGCTCGAACATCGGTAGGAACGCGACCGTCGGCAATAACGCGACCGTCGGCGAGCACGTGACCATCGGCGAGAACGTTACCATCGGTAAGAACGTGACCATCGGCTCGTACTCGAACATCGGCGAGTACGCGAACATCGGCGAGTACGTGATAATCGGTCGGGGTTCGACCATCGGTCGGGACGCGACCATCGGCGAGGACTCGTACATCGGCTGGAACGTGACCATCGGCGAGCACGCGACCATCGGCGAGCACGCGATCATCGGCGATGACTCAACCGTCGGCAAGAACGTGACCATCGTCGAGAACGCGACCATCGGCGTCGGCTCGTACATCGGCTTAGAGTGATTTTTTGCTTGACAAACCGCGAAAATGATGTATCATTAGAGCATGAAGAACATCATCGCTGTGTGCCTCCTAGCACTTACCGCCTCCGCTGGCTCCGCTTACAACTACTGCGATTCGCAGCCCAATTCTCTTGGATTGGTTGCTCATTGTGACTACACCGGCTCGCTAACGCGAATCGACAACAACCTCGGCTGTACGCTGACGAACGCAATGCCTCAGTCGTTTGCACAACTGACGTGTGGCACGACCCAGTTCAACGTTCCTTTTGGTAACGGCACGTTATGTATCAATCCGCTCGGGCAGTTCGTTCGCGTCGGTGGGCCGACTGCTACCGTGAACGGCAACGCAACTCGTCAGGTTGACTTGACGCTGATGCCGCTTGGCACGACGCTCCTTTTTCAGTGGTGGTACCGTGACACGAACTCTGGTGCGATCACGTTCAACACCTCGAATGCAATGGCTTGTACACTGGACTGACCGCTATTAGCACACTGGTCGTCATGCAGGGGTCTTATTAACCTCAGGGCTAGGTTCAATTCCTAGATAGCGGACCAATACACGGGGACATGGCGGAATTGGCAGACGCCCATCACTTAAAATGATGTGCCTAACGGCGTGTCGGTTCGATCCCGACTGTTCCTACCAACTTTTCTTGACTAGCTCGCTTTGGCGAGCTATGATATCAGCATGCGTAATCTTGCCGGTCAATCCAAAGAAATGTGCGACGAAGTCTGTCGCAGAGAATTGGAACAAGCGGGCATCCCCGTTTTTCCCTTTAGGCTATTACAAGCCGGGGAAGTAAAAACCGACATCTTTGGATGGTTTGAAAAACGGGGATGGATCGTTAAGCGAGCTTGGCGGTATTGGGTCGCGGAATGGAAGCCGCCGTATAAACCGATGACAATGGCTACGGCAAAACGCCTTTTCGAGACACACGGCCAAGTAGCAAGAGCGGGCGGAGACTGTGCATGTCGTCCGCCCGAGACTTGGTTCGGTGAAGATGGAGTACCCTACTGCTATCACATCGACACACAAGATGGACTGGCTGCTTTTGCGAAGGCAGTCGAAGAATAAGCACGGTGGATATAGTGTAGTGGCCTGCACGACAGCTTGTGACGCTGTAAGTGGGGGATCGAAACCCCTTATCCACCCCAAATAACAACACGGGCTCATAGTTCAACTGGAAGAACTTCGGTCTACGGAACCGACGATACGGGTTCAAATCCTGTTGGGCCTACCACACTCTTCGCGAATAGCGTACGAGCTTGAAAAGAAAGAACTTACGATGAAGATGTACATCCTGATTCTTGACGACGTGCCCGTCGGTCACGCTGTCAACATCGCTGCTCACGCTTCGCTCGCGTGCTACCTACGATATGGCAGTTCGTCAAATATGAAGCTGTGGCTTGACTCATCTTTCAAGAAGGTCACGTGTAGCGTTTCGCGAGACGGGCTTGAAAAGGCACTCGATCTTGCGGACGACAATGTAGTTATGACGGAAAGTGCTCTCGGCAATCGAGTAGTGGGTGCAGTCTTCTGTCCGCGTCCTGAATGGGACGCCTTTTTCAAGACCTTATCTCTCTGGAAATGACAATAGGGGTCTCGTATAGTGGTAATATAGTTGATTCCAAATCAATAGACGTGAGTTCGATTCTTACGGCCCCTGCAAAATACAATGACAAATCTACATCCTGATATCGTTCGTAACATCGAAGAGTCCAAGAAGAATGGCGGCGTTCAGCTAGATAAGCTGGCGGTTGGGACCTGTCTTGAGGCTCAAACTCGGAACACGCTATACAGGATCGAAGTGCTTGAAAACGGAAAGTACATGATCGAGGGCGGCTTCTATTTCGAGGAACCGACAGAGGCTTCGATTGCTGGCTCAACGTGGGGAGGCTCTATGCTCAAGCAAGGATGGCTTGGCATTGACATGTATATAGAATTTTGGCACCCCAATAATCGGCTTGGCAATGGAAACGGCACGATTATGACAACTGCTGTCAGATCCTTGAAAGTGCTTGCTTCTGACGGTAGCTGGGAGTACACTCTCTAAGTATACGGGCTATAACGTCGCCATCCATTCAACAACTTTTAGCGGACTCTGATGCAGACCTTTTTACCATTTCCAGACTTTAGGGCCTCGGCAGAGACACTAGACTATCGTAGACTTGGTAAACAACGTGTTGAGGCTTTTCAATTGCTAATGGCGATTGACGACTCTTGGGCACTTGAAGGTCGCGTATCAAAAAAGGGTTGGAGAAATCACCCTGCCGCGATCATGTGGCGTCCATACCCAAACGCTCTGCGTTTGTATATGAATACGATGATTGAGGAGTGGATTAAACGCGGCTATAAAAACAACATGCATTTTGCTCCAACACAAGATGTAGCAATGCCAATTTGGTTTGGTGATCCTACTTTTCATGCCTCTCATAGATCAAATCTACTCCGCAAGGATATAGTATTCTATGGTAAATATGGCTGGCAAGAAGATCAGTCATTGCCATACGTGTGGCCAACATAATCGGGTTGGTGTAATTGGCAGCACAACTGATTCTGAGTCAGTTGGTCCAGGTTCGATTCCTGGATCCGACACCACTCCTCTTTGGTGTAATGGCTAGCACAAGTGCCTTTGAAGCACTTAGTCCACGTTCGAATCGTGGAAGAGGAACTATACAATGCCCAGTTGGCAGAGCGGTCCAATGCTGCCGATTGCAAATCGGTAATTCATAGGTTCAAATCCTATACTGGGCTCCACGGTAGGTTGGCAGAGTCTGGCTGAATGCACTCCCTTGCTAAGGGAACGGAGCGAAAGTTCCCGTAGGTTCGAATCCTACACCTACCGCCAAAATCTGAAAATATACTTGCACTTCGCTTGAAAAGTGATATCATAGAGACATGAAGTTCAAAATCGCTTTCTGGGTATTCGTCATCGTCAATATCATGTGGTGGTGTGCTTGCATGGTCGGTCTTCTCTTCCTTCTCAAAACCTTGATCGAGTGGCTTGAGAGAAACTGATGGACATCAAAAGCAAGTTGCTTGACGGCATCAACTTTCAAGCTATTCATAACCACATGGTGAAGGAAGGCTGGACCTACTGGCACGAAGATACTTCTCCGTCAGTCGAAAGACTGAGAGATTCGGCAGAAGAACTCATTGAAATCATCTTGAGTACTGACAAAAAAAACTATCGTTGTTCAACGGGTGGGTTTTATGCCTGTAAATGGTCATGGGACGACGCAAATCCCGAATACGAACTGTTTTTCGCTATCGAAAATAGCTATGCAAAACAATCATGACACACTTACGACGCACCAAAGACGAGTTGGCTCGCGGTCTTTCGGCACGAGAGGCGGAAGCTGAGCGTATTCTGCTATCTGGTGGAGGACATATTGTCATTCCATCTGGTGTCGAAAATCCAAAACCGCCCAAGTCTCCGTCTGGCATAACTACTCGAAAAGGTGAGATTATCATTCGCATTCGCCCCGCAAAAGGCGTTGACAGTGACTATTTCGAGCACTTGACTGGCCGTACGATTGATGTCGAGCAAGACGAAAAATTCTATTCTTGGCTTGACCACTACGCCGATAAAGTGTATGATGAACATGGACAGAAGAAGCTATTCCAAGATCTACTCGACCAAGGAATTGGCGAGCTAATCAAAAACGTCAAATTCACAAGAGATATATAGCAATGGGAATTCGTGAAAACGTCAAGTCTGGAAAAATGAGCGTTGCCGAAGCTCTTTCCTATTTCAAGTCACTGCGTCAACGTGGCGAGCATGTTGGAAACGACATCATTCGCTGGTTGGAGCGGCGTCGCTAACAAACAAACGGAAGGTACCGCTGAATGGTCGGCAGCCGGTTTTGAATGCCGGGGGGATCGCAAGGTCCGGGGTTCGATTCCTCTACCTCTCCGCCAAAACAATTCCGCAGGAAGCATAACGGTATTTGCACTCGGCTGATAACCGAGAGGTAGGTCTGGTTCAATTCCACCTCTGCGGACCAAAACAACACTGATAAGGGCGTAGGATAGTGGTTATTCCGGCTGGTTTGGAACCAGCAGACCGCGAGTTCGAGTCTCGCCGCCCTTACCATCATTAAATTACACGCAACATATGAATGCGTCCATGTACCGAGTAGGCCGAAGGTATTTGATTCTTAATCAAACGTGAGCAATCACCATCCCAGGTTCGAATCCTGGTGGACGCACCACTACAGGTCCCTATAGTTCAAAGGACAGAACATCGGATTTCTAATCCGACAATCTAGGTTCAAGTCCTAGTAGGGATACCAAATTAAATTGTGGGTTCAAAACTTAGAAAGCGAAGTAACGAGCTTTTAACTCGTAAAGGATCGTGCAAGTCGATCTGGACCTACCAGTACTTTTTACTGGACAACGTGACAGTCGCGTGATACTATAGAACATGAAGATCATCAAACAGGACATGCTTGCTCTCACGGATGGCGTTCTCTTCCATCAGGTCAACTGCCAAGGCATCATGGGGGGCGGCATCGCCTACGCACTCGCCAAGAAGTTCCCAGGTCTTGAAAAAGAATATCAAGATTGTATTGCCAAGTGGATTAAGTCAGTAGATAACGAACGTCTCAGTGGTTATCTTACAGAAGACGGCGACATTCTTTGTCAAGAGCAACTTGCTAACGACGTGATGCTTGGCAAAACGTTCATGTGGACGGTACCTAATCACAAGCACCTCAAAATCGCAAACGTTTTTGGCCAAGGTTACATTTCCTCTAGGTGGCGAATGACTAGCTACGATGCCACGGCAAGAGCCTTTGAGTCGCTTGCTCCGAAACTTGACAAGGGTGTTCCTCTTTACTTCCCTTTCAAGATGGGATGCGGCCTTGGCGGCGGAGAGTGGGGTATTTACTTGGCCATTATCGAACACTATTTCCCTGATGCCATCATCTGCCAACACAATGTTTGATATAGCGGCCTCGTGGGGGAATTGGCAGACCCGCTAGACTCAAAATCTAGTGCCCTAAAAAGCGTGTCGGTTCGAGTCCGACCGAGGCCACCAATATGCCATTCAAAAACAGAGTAAAACAATTGGCGGCACAGCAAGCTCATTACAATGCCAATAAACGTCAATATCGTAAAAGGCAACTTGATGTAATACAACGCAATCGCATGTACGTTTGGCAATACTTAAAAGACAAATTCTGTATTGTTTGTGGTGAAAATGACCCCATTGTATTGGAATTTGATCACAGAAACAGGAAAACAAAAGAGACAACAATATCGCGTGCTATAAAGCATAGGAAATTCTCTCTAATAAGACTCCAGAAGGAATTAGATAAGTGTGACGTGTTGTGTGCTAATTGCCATAGACGCAAAACAAGCAAGCAGTTAAAATTCAAGAAGATGAAGTTTCAAGCTTGACAACGCTACGAAGTAGCGTATAATAGAGGAACACACGCGGGTGTGGTGGAATTGGCAGACACGCGGGACTTAGGATCCCGTGCCCCTAAAAAGGCTTGCAGGTTCGATGCCTGTCACCCGCACCAAACACTGTAAGAAAGAGTAAAGCAAATGGTTAATCTATCCGATTTCAAGGTCTCTCACTATCCCGATGGTCACAAGCACATTGTGTCAACGATGGATCTCAAGGGCTCCACTACACTTAGTGCTAGTATCCGTAATTTCGACGACCTCTTCTTGATCGCTCAGGTTTTGGAGATTCACCCGGAGATCAGGCACCTTCAAGTCAATTACTTGCTGGCTGCTCGCTGTGACCGCCGCTTCTCCCCTGGCGAGGCTATCGACATCAAGATTGTATGCGATTACTTGTGTAGCCTTCGCCTCGAAACGATCGATGTCGTCAAGCCGCACAATCCTGTGGCATTGAAGAAATATCTGCCCAATGCCAGTATTGTCGAGCCCACGATCCGACTTGTGGACTTGGCTCTCAAGGATATTGGCGACGACAACGTTTGTTTCGTGTCGCCCGATGCCGGTGCTGCGACCTGGGTTAGCCATCAAATCCCACTCAACTGCGATTTAGTGCAATGCAGCAAGCGTCGTGACGAAAACGGCAAGGTTGTTGGCACGGAAATAAACACCACCTCCACTAACATTCGCATATACGACAAGTTCGTGATTGTAGATGACCTTTGCGATGGCGGTCGCACTTTTACAGAGATCGCGAAAGCAATTCACTTGTGTTCTCCGAAGGCAAAGGTATACTTGGTCGTAACGCATGCGATCTTCTCGAATGGCCTTGCCGTCTTTGACGGCAAGATCGAGCGAATCTACTGCACGGACAGTTTTGCAACATTTGACGACCCGATGATTAGGCAACTAAAACTATGAACATGTTGTTTTGTCTTCCTGTAATATTGTTCATGATCTGTGCATCTTTTAATGACTACATCTCCCAATGAATACTCATCCGCTTCATAGTATCGACTGGTACAAGGCCGACCACCGTCGCCAATACCCCGAGGGCACGAGCCTCGTTTTCTCGAACTTCACCCCGCGATCCTCACGGATCGACGGAGTGGAATCCGTGGTATTTTTTGGCCTTCAATACTTCATTCAAAGATTTCTTGCTCACGAGTGGAATGTCAACTTCTTCTCGCGACCTGTTGAAGAAGTGGTCGCGAGGTACAAGCGTCGTGTAGACAATGCTCTTGGCAAGGATACCGTCCCGATGGATCACATCAGGGCGTTGCACGCCCTGGGATATCTGCCGGTTCGAATTCTCGCACTACCAGAAGGTAGTCGAGTTCCGATTGGGGTACCTCCGGTAGTCATTCACAACACGCACCCGAGCGGCTTCTGGCTCCCGAATTACCTCGAAACGATTCTGTCTGCGACGCTCTGGCAACCCTGCACGTCAGCCACGATCGCGGCAGAATACAAGAAGGAATTTGTGCGAGCGGCGAAAGAGACCGGAGCTGACGTTGGTTTTACTTCCTTTCAAGGTCACGACTTCTCGTTCCGTGGCATGCCCGGTATCGAAGCTGCCTGCACGAGTGGTGCGGCTCACCTTCTGTCCTTTGTCGGATCGGACACCGTTCCAGCGATTGACTTCCTTGAACAGTATTACGGTGCCGACTCCGACAAAGAGCTTGTCGGATGTAGCGTGGCGGCAACCGAACATTCTGTCGCCTCTTTAGTATCAATGGATAGGGCAGCCATCATCACTTCTGTAGAAGAAGAGTGGAATGAAGCGTCACAAACTTGGAAGTTCATTAGATCGCTTCCTTGATAAGTTATCTTTTGCTTGACATTCCGAACACTCCGTTGTATACTAATACATTACCATGACTCGAAAACGAATTCGCACTCTTAACGAACACGAAAAACTCTTTTATGGCGAATTAGAGTATTTCAAGCGTCTACTTAGTGTCTACCCTACAGGCATCGTTAGTGTCGTATCAGACACTTGGGACTACTGGGGTGTTCTAACTACCATCCTCCCGCAATTGCGGGAGGAAATCATGGCCCGAAATGGCAAGTTGGTGATTCGACCGGACTCAAGTCCCAAGACGCCATTGGAGATCATTTGCGGAGACCCTGACGCCGCACCCAGCAGCCCGGAATTCAAGGGATCTGTTGAAGTACTTTGGGAGCTTTTTGGCGGCGTCACGAATGCCGCAGGCTTCAAGGAATTGGATCCGCACATCGGTCTAATCTACGGCGACAGCATCACCTTGCCTTTGGCAAGAAAGATCAATCAAGAGCTTAAGGCTAAGGGCTTCGCAAGCGTAAATTGGGTCGCTGGTATCGGCAGCTACACATATCAGTATGTAACTCGCGACACATTTGGTTTCGCGATGAAGGCTACCTTCGGTGTGGTTAACGGCGAGGAACGAGCCATTTTCAAAGACCCCAAGACAAACAAGGGGGCTTTCAGCAAGAAGTCTGCCAAGGGACTGATCGCTGTCTACGAAGCCGATTTCGGCAAGTCATTTGTGATGCGACAGGAAGCTTCGTGGGAACAGGTCAACTCCTGTGCCTTCCAACTTGTTTACTCAAACGGCATGCAATACAACACAACTACGCTCGCTGAAATCCGAGCCCGGCTTAACCATGAGTGATCTTCTTGTACTTGTTGTAAAGATTGACGAAGTACATCCGCATCCTAATGCGGATAAGCTTGAAATTGTGAAAGTTGGTGGTTGGCAGATTGTCTCTGGCAAGGGCAATTATGTTGTCGGTCAGCTAGCTGTCCACGTTCCGCCCGATGTTATGGTGCCAAAGGACTGGGCTATTGCCTGGGGTGTACGCGACTATCTTTCGTGGAAGAAAGACGCCACTAAGGGTCGCGTCAAGGCTGTGAAGCTACGCGGTGCTCCTAGTTTTGGCTTCCTCGCTCCTGTGCCGGGTGATGATCCTATTGGAACGAATCTGGCCGAATATCTTGGCATTGAAAAATACGAAGAGCCTGAAAGTACGTCGCTGGGACAGATGGTCCGCAATCATCCGCTCTTCCATACGTACACGGATATTCAGAATCTTCGCAACTTCCCGGATCAATTGAATTACGGAGCACCGTTGATTCTGACGGAAAAGATTCATGGCACGAATAGCCGCGTGGGCTGTGTTCGTTCCTCGAACGAGATAGGCAATGACTACCTTGAAAAGGTTGCTGGTACTCACCGCACGCAACGTAAGATTGAGCAGGCCGGAGTTTACGGTCTACCTTTCGAGCTTTACGATAAGGGCCTGAATACCTTGTACGATATCCTGACAACCACGAGCGTACCAGGACACGCCGATGGTCACGTGCTCATCGACTCCATTCTCGTCTTCGGCGAGATCTTCGGTCCTGGCGTACAGGATTTGACTTACGGCAAAGAAAAGGCGTGGCGTATTTTCGACATCGCGATCAACGGCACTTACTTGCCTTGGGCGTACGTCAAGGAAATCTGCGTTCAATGCGAATTACCGATCGTCCCGCACATAAACCCTACTGTTTACACTTTCAAGGAATTGTGTGAACTAGCGGAAGGCGACAGTGTATTGTCGCCCGGTCAAATCAAAGAGGGTATAGTTGTCCGTCCAATGGACGAAGAGACTTGGGGTAAGGGAGATCTTGACCCGCATCCGAAGCGTCGTATTTTCAAAGTCATTAGTCATGATTACCTGACCCGTAAGGGCGGAACCGAGCGTCATTGATGGATATGAAACTTCCTGTCCTTTATCACAAAGCCAAGGGCGGAGATCTCCGTCAATGGCGAGTTTGGGCCAAAGGCGACACGATCATGACCGAGTATGGTCAGGTTGGCGGTAAGCTTCAACAAAGCTTGAAAAAGGCTATCTCGAAGAACGTAGGACGTTCGAACGCCACGACGCCTGATGCACAAGCCGAGGCGGAGGCTCAATCACTCTGGACCTTTAAAGTCGAGAGAAAGTACAGTGAGACGAAGGAAGGGGCTCAGGAGGAGCTACGCCTTCCGATGTTAGCTCATAAGTACGAGGATAAGAAGAAGAATGTCTCTTTCCCAGCTTTCGTGCAACCCAAGCTAGATGGCGTTCGCTGTTTAGCTGAATGGGAAGGCAATAAGGTCGCTTTGACCTCGCGATCGGGTAAGCCATACAAGATGCCGCCCATTCAAGAGCAGCTTGAAAAATGGTTGCCCCGCGACATGGTTCTTGATGGCGAGCTTTACTATCATGGCCTATCATGCCAAACGGTGACTTCGCTCGTCAAAAAGTGGAAGCCCGGCAGTGAGCAGATTATCTACAACGTCTATGACGTGCCGGTTTGTGACGAAGGCGATGAAACACTCACTTTTGAAGAACGTACACTCAAGCTGAATTCGATCGCGGAATTCAAAAATGTCAAACGTGTACCTACTTTTAAAGTCGCATCACACACAGAGCTAATGACTCTGTACGGTCAATTCGTCCAAGAGGGCTATGAAGGTGCAATTCTACGTCTTGGTCATGGACAATACCTTTGGGGACATCGCTCTTCTGAGCTTCTAAAGGTAAAGGAATTCCAAGATGCCGAATTCCTCGTTGTCGATGCTCGTGACGGTCGTGGCAAGATGACAGCGTGCGTCGTGTGGACCTGTCAAAGTAATGGTGGACTTTTCGAATGCACGATGAAGGTTACCATGGACGAACGTCGCCGCTTTTATGCGGAACGCAAAAAGTACATCGGTAAGAAGCTCACCGTCCGCTACTTCGACCTCACGGACGACGGTATTCCCCGTTTCCCTGTAGGTATCGTATTCCGTGATTCTAAGGATCTGTGAAACACTCAATGCCCTGAGTAAGTTTAGACTATAATCACCTTTCCTACGAATTCGAATTTCAGATAGACGCTAGAAACCCAATCTGTCATAATAGTTACATGGAGGCACAACATGAATGATCTAACGCTAGAAAACTTTCACGAAAAGACGGGGTTCCGTTTTCGTGTTAGCAACGAACAGTTCGCACGTATCGAAGCTAGTACGTTGACACGAGAACAGGCATTTGCTGAGTTTATTGCGGCTGGTGGAGCCGAGAAGCTTAAGCCTAGAAAGCCTGAGGTTCCTGATTCGGTCTATCTTGAAAATGGATTGACCATCGCAAATTTCTCGGAAAGAGTACAGGCGGCTACGGGCGTGGTCCGTAGATTTCGCATGAGTCGTGAACAATATCAACGACACAAGGATGGCACGCTCACTCGTGAGCAGGCATTACAAGAAGTTATCGCTGCTATCGCAGCCAAGGAAATAGTAGTATGAATTTGAACGTAGTGATTTTGCAGGGTAATTTGACGGCTGATCCTGAGATCGTCGGTCAAGAAAAGAACGTGGCTCGTTTTACCGTCGCCGTGAACAACGGATTTGGTGAAAACAAGGAAACGGCATTCGTTGATTGTGTAGCCTTTGGTAAGCAAGTTGAGACGATCAAGGCTCACTTCACGAAGGGTAAACAGATCATCGTAAAGGGCTCTATTCGTCAGAACCGCTGGGAAACTAAGGAAGGCGAGAAGCGTTCCAAGCTTGAAGTGATTCTCGACAACTTCAGCGGATTCAGCTTCGTCAGTGGTGGACAAAAGAGCGACGCACCTCCTGTAGAAGTTGAGGCAGCTACGAGCGAAGGCAAGCTGTTCTGATCCTTTAGATCAAGTTTTCACAGGGGCACGCTTGACAAGAGCGTGCCCCTGTTGTATGGTAAAGCAATGAAGAAGCTCATCATCTTTCGTGGGCCGAGTGGCTCGGGCAAGTCCACCGCCGCTAAAGCACTCGGAGGTCTCCACTTTGAGGCAGACGAATTCTTTATGCAGAGCGGCACGTACGTTTTTGAGGCCAATAAGCTGAGTCAAGCTCACGCTGACTGTCAACGTCGTGTTCGTGAAGCTGTCAGTAGCGAAAAAGAACTGGTGGTCGTGTCGAACACGAGCATGACTCGCTGGGAATTAACTCCGTACCTTCAAATAGCTAAGGAATTTGATTACGAAGTCACAATTTATCGAATCAAGGGTCCGTGGGACGCCAAACTATTCGCGTCCCGAAACACTCATGGTGTAACCAAAGAGATTGTTCAAAGGCAAATCAACAAGTATCAACCGCTTGAAAGTGAACAAGAATATGCATGAAGATGAAGAAGACACGCCGCTGACACCCCAACAAAGTCGGTGCTGGACGTGCCGACATGGCATGACGTTGCAGGATCACGAGGTGCAAACTTTCATGCAGCCAGAAGTGATACAGGGCAATACATTCGACGGTGACAATGCAGAAAGTCCCGGCTTTTCCCAAATCTCGGTTGATCTCCAGAAGGTGCGATCGGTATGTTTCTGGCGTTCGCAGCCCGGTCAGTCGATTGTATCACCGCTCGTCTTTAATGTCGTTACGGAGTGTAGTCGTTATGAAAAGAATTGAACAATTTCGTGGCGAATACGCCTTCCTGAGTAATTTCTACAGATGTAATGTAGGTTATGAGGGACTAATTTATCCTTCTAGCGAACATGCTTTTCAAGCCGCCAAGACCCTGAACATGGAAGCAAGGCGAGCATTTACACAACCTTTAATGGATGCAAGCCTCTCTAAACACCTTGGCAGAGCACTGGTATTACGTCCCAATTGGAACAAGATCGTTGTAATGGAAGATATACTTGTAAGTAAATTTTCAGAAGAAGTGCTTAAGGACGCTCTTGTCGCCACTGGCGATGCCGAATTGATCGAAGGTAATACCTGGGGCGATACGTTTTGGGGAGTCTGCAACGGCAAGGGAAGTAATTTTCTGGGTAAGGCTCTCATGAATCTGCGAAAGAAGTTGACTACGCCCACGACGTAAGGTATATTGAGACATGGAACATCTTGAGCTTTGCCGCCGCATTCAAGCGGTTGGTGGCCACCCCTTTGTGGTTGGTGGGGCCGTCCGCGATCACGTAATGGGTCGCGAGTCGAATGACGTGGACATCTGCGTCATTGGCCTGACGATGCCGCAGTTGCTTGCAGCCTTTCCAGAAGGCGATGCCGTAGGTAAGGATTTTCCTATCGTTATCGTTGCGGGTATCGAAATTGCCCTAGCTCGTACGGAACGCAAGGTCAGTGCTGGTCACACGGGATTCGTCTGTGATACGGGCGGCATCACGATTGAACAAGATTTGTTCCGTCGTGACTTGACGATTAATGCTATGGCTATGGAACCGTTCACGGGTGAGATTATCGACCCGTTCGGTGGTCGTAAGGCAATTGCTGAAAAAAGATTGATTCCCGTCAGCGAGCACTTCGTTGAGGATCCGTTACGTGTGTTGCGTGCTGCAAGGTTTGCAGCCCAACTCGGACTCCAGCCTACGCAAGAGCTTGTGAATATGTGCCAATTCTTGCGTTTCGAGCTTCCCACGCTCGCTGGCGAGCGTGTTTTTGAGGAGCTTATGAAGGCGTTACGTTCGGCCAAGCCGAGTGCATTCTTTAAGGCACTTCGAGACTTCCAATGTTTGGCAGAAGTGTTCCCAGAAATCGCTGCTCTGGCTGGACGAGTCCAACCAGAGAAGCATCACCCGGAGGGTGACGCATTCGTTCACACGCTTCTAGTCGTGGATCGAGCACGCGAACTCGGGGCGGATGACGCCACGATGTTTGCTGCATTGGTCCACGACCTAGGAAAGGCTGTGACTGACGACGATAACCTACCGCACCATTACAATCATGAGGCGTTGGGTATACCATTGGTACATAAATTCTGTGATCGTTTAAAGGTGCCCAACGCACTCAGAGATGTTGGTGTAGCTACGTCACGAGAGCACCTGAATATCCATCGTTTCGATTCCTTGAGGTCTACGACAAAGGTACGACTCCTTGATCGACTAGGGGCCGCTCACGGCAACACGCTAATTGAATGCGTTACGCTTGCTTCGCAGGCAGACGCTCAAGGGCGTGGACCCGACTTTCATGACAAGCCCTATCCGCAGCGTCAAGCTGTGCTAGACGCTGCGGATAGATTCCGCAGCGTGAAGGGCGATCAGTTCGCTAATTTACGAAATGGCGAAGCCATTAAGCAAAAGATGGAGCAGGCACGAGTAAAGGCACTAGCGTGAAAGACTACATACTTTATCAGAAGCTCCTTCGCGAGGTACACGAAGGTCGTGTCAACGTCTCACGAACGGGCGACCTCGCGATCTTCAAATACACCCAGGACACCCACATCCAGGGTCTCTGGAACGACACGAACCGTCAGGCTCGCGGTATCATCTTCCGTTCCGATGGAACGGTAGTGGCTCGCCCCTTTCCGAAGTTCTTCAACCTCGGAGAGGTCTCCGAGACGATGGTGGAGAATCTTCCGTGGGATGAAGAGATCGAGATCGCGGAGAAGGTGGACGGCTCATGTGGTATCGGATACTTCTTGACGGGTGACGTGTCGTGGTCACTGGCGACTCCCGGTAGCATGGAGTCGAATCAGGCAAAGATGGGCACTCAGATCTTGAATGCTAACTATCCTACGCAATTGCTGCCGAAGGACTGCACGCCAATCTTCGAGATTATCTATCCAGAGAACCGGATCGTCGTAGATTACAAGGGCGAGACGTTCCTGTGTCTACTCGGTGTTATCGAGCACGGCGGAACGGAATGGCACCCCATGCGAGTTGATCAACTCGCAGAGAAGTGTGGCTTTAAGCGGCCCAGCCGCTACAATCTGGACTTACGTGGCGACATTCCTTTCGAGGATAACCACGAGGGATACGTCGCTCGCTTTGCGAGCGGTCGTCGTGTTAAAGTCAAATCACCGGCCTACCTGCGTGTCCACCGACTCCTGAATTACATGAGCCCGAAAGGGGTCATCGAGCTTATCCGTGGCAAGGAATACGGCGTAACGCTTCGCGAATTGCCTCATGGTATTCGACAGGACTTCGACGACATCCGTGCTTACGTGCAGACTATGCACGACAAGCTGCGTATCGAGACTGAGGATATTGCCGGTCGCATCCCTGATGCAGATCGCAAGACGCAAGCTCTCTGGATCCAGGCAAACACGCCCAAGACCTTAACTGGTATTGTCTTTGGTCTATTAGATAAGAAGAAGATGATAGACAATATCTGGAAAATTGTCCTTGAAAAGGTTAAGGATGAAAAAGGCAAGCCCGTCACGCAAGAATGAATACTACATTTCTACGTATTGCAGATGAAGATGACTTTCGTAACTATGGTCTAGAGGCACGTATCTTAATTGATATGGCTATTGTTCAAAACAATCTAGTTAGGGCCGGCAATGACTCTGCCATACCATACCTCATTGCTATCGTTGAAGAACTTGAAACAGTATATGGATTCAAATTCGAAATCATTGACTAAGAAAGCTACTATGAAGAGATACTTTGAAAGCAAGCCATTGCGTATTGTAGAAGTTGGCAAACCTAAGACGACTTGTGGTGCAGACGGCTTACGTAACTATGGTCTAGTCTTATCCAATCTAGCTATTGCTGAAAGCAATCTAGTTAAGGCCGGTAATGACTCTGCCATGCTATACTTCACTGCTATCGTTAAAGAACTTGAAATGATCTATGGATTCAAATTCGAAATCATGGACTAAATTGTTCGTTGTCTATGACGGACACAGTTGCCGAGTAGTAGCGAGACTCAACAAAGGATCTGACACTATGAACCCTATAATTTAAAGACGAGACTACGATAATGGTAAACAAAACGGTATACTTGGCTGGTCCAATCAGTGGTCTCACGTATGACGAAGCTACAGAATGGCGTCAAGACGCACAAGAAGAGCTTGCTAAATCAGGCATCAAGGCCATTAGCCCACTCAGTTCAGCGGTGCATCTACGTCATCACAAAGGTGTATTAACTGATTGTGAAATCACACCTGGACTTGAGTGTGCGGTGCGTGCCATGAGTACGCCGACTGGTGTTGTGACTCGTGACAGGTTTTATTGTCTCAATACTGATGTCATGATTCTCAATTTACTTGGCTCGAAAAGAGTTTCTATTGGATCAATGGTAGAGGTCGGCTGGGCCAATGCCCGAGATATTCCTATCATCTTAATCATTGAAGAGACTGGCAATTTGCACGAACACGCATTTGTCACCGAATGCTGTCAGTTTCGCACAACCAATATCGCAGACGCCCTGTACGTCGTGAAGGGTATCTTAGGGGAGTACTAGAGACACCTACAGTTTTTTCAAGATTGATGCACGCATGAATTGGTTTGATGAAGTAGACTATGGTACACCACACGACACTCTAACAGTAGGACTAGAAGATATGACTAAAAATACCCCCCATGCCTCTCCAGTGTTCATTGCACTGTCAGGAAAGAAGCAAGTTGGTAAAGACACAGCGGCTGGAATGATTGTTCAGGTCCTAGAGTCGCAAGGTAAGACAGCGGTCCTTACTGCGTTCGCTGAACCTCTCAAGAATATGTGCGTTGACATCTTAGGCTTGCGTCCCACGGGAGTCTACGGCACTAACGTACAAAAAAACGAACGCTCCCACATTCTATGGGATGGATTCACTCTCAACGTTCGCTTGAAATATAGTATAGAAATTGACCAACTTGATGGTAAACTACTGCCGCGAACTGGTGCCATGACTAATCGTGAAGTGCTTCAAGTGATGGGTACTGACATCTTTCGTGCGATTTACGATCCAGTATGGGCTAAAGCTCCATTTAACCGCGATTGGGGCACTGACGTAGTAATCATAACGGACTGTCGCTTTCCTAACGAAAAGAGCGTGACAGAAGAGGCGGGCGGCGTCATCATTAGAATAGAGAGGTCTACGGGCCTTAAAGATAATCACGCAAGTGAAACGGCCCTAGATAACGAAGTGTTTGAGAACACGTACCAGAACAATGGTTCATTCGATGACCTTGAAAACTATCTACGCTCCGTCTTGAAAAAATATGGTTTGATCAATGACTGATACACAACACGAACCCAATATCGCACTGTCCGGGGATGAGGCACGCATTTTAATGGCTGCCCTCCGTACAACTAACGTCGGTGCTCCAATCGGAGTTACCGTTAACCTTTTCCTGGCCTTGTCTGTTCTCAGCCAAGTCCAACCACCCGTACAATGAAAGACTTCAAATGAAGGTTTTTGAATTGATTGATGCGATGGCATTTTCTCACCGTCCTGCTGACGGCATCAGTGTTGGCGTCGCAGTGATTGCTGGCGTCGCCTATATGTCAGTTGGCTTCGTGCGTGATGGCGACTGCTTCAACCGCAAGTTGGCCCGCCACATTCTGGCTCAACGTATTGTGAGTACGATTGAAGGCAATAACAACGTCAAGTTTGTTGGCGTCGTGGAGCACCTGTTGGACAAGGTAGATGCTCGTGCAGTTGTGCGTGTATTCCGCAAGGTATTCAAACCCGAACACGCTTGTACGGACCCGACGTTTTCGAATGTTGGCAAGCTTGGCAATGTTGCCTTGCGTTCCCCGATGGCACGCGACGATCAGTGGGTAAAGATCGTTGGTATGTTTGACGAAGCCGTGAAGGCGGTTAATACACAATGCGTATCGTAAGATGAAAAAATCAATTCCAGTACGATTCATGCAGAAGGTTCGAATAGAACCTAATGGGTGCTGGAGTCATTTGCGTTCAGGCGACTAAAAGAAAAGATGAGGAATAAAAATGCGAATCATGGTGTTTGACAGTGAAACGGGCGGATTAGATCCCAAGGTACACTCAGTGTTCTCGGTTGGTGCTCTTGTTGGCGATCTTGAAACTGGCGAGATTATTTCTCAGTTTGAATCTCTGCATAAGCTGCCGTCTATTGAAGACTATAAGTTTACGCCAAAGGCCATCGAAATTCATGGCATTACTCCGTCACAAGCCTTCTCAGAAGGGGAAACAACGGAAGTAATCCAGAGTAAATTCGTAGACATGTGGCACGATAATGGTGCTCAGATCATGGGCGGTCACAATATAGCATTCGATGTACGAATGTTGGCGTATGGTATTTATGGTATCGAGCCTCAACAATTTGAAGCCAACTTCACGTACCGTTACGTTGACTCTATGCCCCTCATCCGATTGTTTGCTGGCAATGAAGCAATCAAGGGTGGAGCAAGTCTGTCGCAGACAGTGAAGGCTCTCAAAATCGACATGAGCTATCTTGGCAAGAGTAAGTTCCACGCCGCTCTATATGATTCTCATTGTTGTTTTCAAGTGCTGCACAAATTCCGCAAGGTCTTGTCTCAGCCGGATGTCATTGAAAGACTTGTGAAGTAATGGACGGTACAGCTTCTTGTGGCGACATCGCTAGACCAAGAACACCTTTGAAGCTATAAAAATGAATTACCGCTATGATAGTCGTTCCGAAGATCAGTTCAAGAAGGACATTAAATCTAGGACGAAAGAAGAGCGTGCGTTGTTCATTATGTGGCTAGATTTGGTCGAACGCACCAGTGGCGTTCGGCCAAAGTATACTGATACCGGCTGCGGTCAAACTGGCGAGCTACTGACAGACAAAGAAGTGTCCATGGATCCCGACTTTAATGTTGAGGGTTATGGTAAAGTCGAAGTCAAATTTTCAAAGCCACTACTGGATAAGTTCTTTCATTTGAAGGCTTCTCAAGTAAAGTCATACCTACGTGATGATGCAATCGTCCTGATGATCAATGGATCTAATGAAAACATACCACGCTATACGATGCTCAAGCCTGCGGCCCTCCAAGACATTATAGATACATGCAAGATCATCCCGTGGTCGGGATTCGGGCATAAACCATCATATAAAATACCAGTTGGTAAGTTTGTGTGGAGACCTCTCAAGTGAAGTTTGATATCATCCTTCCGTCAGTCGGCAGGCTCAGCCTGTTTCAAGCTATCGAATCAGTCCTACATCAAGATTATAAGGACTGGTGTCTTTGGATAGTATGTGACGGTATGTCACGCCTAGAACACATTGTCGATAGTCCACAAGTGAAGGTCGTTCACTCAGACGTACCCTGTCACGAAGACTTCGGTGCCTGGGCTCGCAATAAAGGTGTGGCGTTAGGTTCTAATCCCTGGATTGCGTACATCGACGACGACGACGTGTGGCTACCCAACCATCTTTCTACTTTTTCAAGCCTGCTTGAGGAGAATCCTCAAGCAACTATGTTAAGAACTATTGGACGCTCCTTTTCATGGAGACGTAAATCTCCACGCTCGAAACAGGTCAATCGTAGAGTAGGCCAAACAAACAGTACGGATATCTTAACGGTTGGTATGGCACACACACGAGCACTTTTTCAACTCACTGATGGCTGGCAGCCATCAGATAATCACGATAAACTATTATGGCAAACAATGCAAAGCCTGGGCGGACTATCAAACGTAAGCGAAACGGTGACGTTCGAGTTCGCACGCTAATGAATAGATTGAGACGTGCCATTCGATATTTCATTCTGGCTATACGAGGTGAGCCAGTAAGGTCATGGCGTAAGCTTGACAACGGCAAATATATGTGCGATAGCGACTGTGGTCGCTGGAAACTACATGGCGTTTGCACCTGTGGCATCTGTCATCTGCTTAAAATAGAAGAAAATGGGCACGATCGTATTGAACGTGGCAATGTATCGTGGACTAGAGAGAGTGATACAGAAAGCCATATGATGCACGTACCGTATCGCGAACACTGCGAGCACGGCAGATACCTGAATGAGCCGGGCCTATGTCCAATTTGTCAAGAACAATTCTACAGCTTTCTGAAAACGTTTAACAATGAAGATCATTCAATTACAAGCTGAAAACATCAAGCGACTTAAGGCTATTGACATTACCCCCACTGATAACGTAGTAGTTATCAGTGGTAAGAATGAAAATGGCAAAACTTCTGTGCTTGACTGTATCTATCTCGCACTCGAATACAGGGCAGCATCCAAGAGTAGTCCGCAGCCAATACGTCGTGGCGAGAAAAGTGCCGTGACGACTTTGGATCTGGGCGACTACATTGTGACTCGTCGTTTTACTGAGGGCGGCAGCACTTTAGAAGTTCGTACGCCAGAAGGCAATAAGGTGTCGTCTCCTCAAAAACTACTTGATGGAATGATTGGTGATCTTTCATTCGATCCATGGGAGTTTGCTAGAAAAACCGAACAAGAGCAGCGTACCATGCTGGCCGACCTCTTGTTTAAGATTACGGATGGCAAGTTGAACTTGGCGGACTTCGACGCCCGCATACAAACTGCCTACGAATCTCGCACCGATGCCAACCGTGAAAAGAAACGTCTGGCTAGTTTGTTGGCGAATGTTCGTCCACCAACAGATCAAGATCCAGCAGAAGAATGGTCTAGCCTAGATCTCACCGTCTCTATCACAGTTGGCATGGCAGTTAATCAACGAATCAAGGACTTGCAAGCTGAGAACGAGCGTGCTATCAAGGCGTCCGCAGATGCCCTCCGTGAGATTCAAAGACTACAGGTAGTAATGAACAACTCCGCCATGATCATGGGAGCAAACACTGCTGAGCTTGGCAAGACAGAAGTTGTTGACGTTACGTTTTTGCAAAGTCAACTCAAGGACATTGAGAACAACAATCGCCGTGCTCGTGAAGTTATCGAGTATCGTAAGCTACGCACGGCACTAGAAGGTGTAGATACTAACATCACATCGCTGAACGCAAAGATGGAACTGATCGAGATTGAAAAGGCGGAAGCTCTAGAAGCTGCCCCCTTGCCGGTCAAGGGCTTTACTATCAATGCCGAAGGTGTGCGTATTATCAATGAAGACGGTACAGACGTACCATTCTGTCAAGCCTCTGCGGCACGCAGACTAAAAATCTCGCTTGCTATCGCGATGGCATCCAATCCAACTTTACGTGTCATTCGCATTACAGACGGTTCGCTACTGGATGACGCCAGTATGGCGGTTATTAAGTCTATGGCTGTTGACAGTGACTTTCAGATCTGGATTGAATACGCCTCACGCAACTCCGAAGATAGAATGGGTGTTTACATCGAGGATGGTCGCGTTGCGTGATTAGTGTAATCCTTCCTTGAAAGGGGCTTATCTCATGACGATCAAAATCAATTGGGACCGAGTAAAGCAATTACACGCCGAGCTAGAATCAGATGGCTGGAAAAACCAGGATAAGGTTATCTTTGTCCTGATAGAAAAGGGCGGTAAACCAAAGAAGGCTGTAGTGCAATACAACGAACTGCTCAAGTACTTCTGGAATTTAACCGACAGCGAAGACTTTCATGTGGTAACCTTTGTAGTGCAAGACATAGAAGGACGAGTGCTATATCGGCATCGCCAAATAGTGGGTAACGAAGAAGTGCCAAACGGTGGCAATCTCGACGTAATCTCTCACTGGGCTGCTCTGACAAACGACGAAAAGAGCACGTACATTACAATGCTAGTCGCACAAATTGACTCTTATGAACGATAAAACTTTAGGCTCTTTGCCAAAATGTGAATGGGACGCACTAATCAGTAGTATTATACGTCCATTCCTTGTGTACGCAAGAAAAGATCCACTAATTACGTACGAAGACCTTGAACAAGAGGCGTGGGTTGGCCTGCTTAGTGCAGTCAAAAACTATGACTCAACAAAAGCTAAGTTCACGACCTTCGCTTATTTGTATATGCGTGGACGTATGCTACGCTATATTCTTGAAAGGACTCGCATCTCCGATAATCGTTTAGAGCTTGACGCTACGCTCGAACCCGGCTATGTAGACAACTCACTTGAAGAAAGCGAGCTTATGGATTCTATTTTTAGTGCGGTTGCGGAAGAGCCAAACGCACACTTCTTAATCGAGTACTATGTCAAAGGTAAGTCGTTTCGAAAGATAGCGGAGTCAAGTGACATCTCACATCAGGGTGTGGCCACGCATATCAAACGACTCGTCAGGTTGCTGGAAAAGAGATTGAGTCATGAAAACGCCTAAGACTATCACTCTTATTGAATGCGGCAAGTGTCGCGGCTGTTACTACGGCGGACAATTGAAGGTCATCCTTAATCCAGGTTCAGAAAGAGAACAGCCAGATGAAATCTACATCATTACCCGCAAGGTCGCTCGATGCCCAACCTGTAAACAGGGGGATGATCGAACGCAGGGTGGCAGACGCAACAGATATGAATACTGAAACGTATGTTGCGATCAAGGACTTGAAAGCTGGTCGTTACCGACAGATCTTTCTTGTTCAAAAGGTTACGCAAAATGAAGCCATGCTAACGACCTCTGGCAGTAGATTCGCCAAGGCAACGCTTCGAGATATTACTGGAGAAATTGAAGGTGTCGTATGGAATTACGACAGCACCTTAGTTGAAGGTCAGTATTATCGTATGGCAGTAGAGTTAAAGCCCTACAAGGACGACCTAGAGTTCTCTGTAGACGCCAGTAAGGTCGTTGAGGTAGATACGCCCCTCAATATTCACGACTATGTGAAGGGCATGAGTGACGCCGCTCTGGCTGCGTGTGCAGCAGACGTTGAAGAAGCCTTCGAGACAATGGCTGATGAGCACTACCGCAATGTCGTGGGTAACGCTATTCATCGTCTCGATATGCTACACGCTCTCAAGACTAGCCCCTATGGCTTGAGCGGCCCCCTGGCTTATCGCGGCGGTCTTTTAGTACACGTCGCTGGCTCGCTACGATTAGCCAAGGTGATGGCCGTACAGGCAAAAGAATCTGAAACCCCCCTGAACATTTCACTGGTCATGGCAGCCTGTATCTTCCGCAACATCGGCTGGCACACGTCAACCTGCTATGTGAATGGCTACCTGCGTCCGAAGGACGCATTCTATATGACAGGTATCAATCGTGCAAGTGCCCGCTATGTGGATCATCTAATGATTCACGTTGAGAATGACCTTGAAATACAAGTGCCGGAAGCTAAGAAGCAAGCTCTTGAAAACTCTTGCAATGAAATGACAGACATCAAGACGATTGAAGGTCGTATCGCAGCATCAGCCGACTCCATGATGAACTTACTTCACTTCGGTGGAGACGCACTGCGAAGAAAGACTAAGGGCAATTGGACTAACGAGTTGTTCACGGGACATAATGTATGAATGCTCGGCTTGATGCTCTTCAAGAACAGATGTCTTCGTGCGGATCTTGCGACCTATGTAAAACCCGCAAGAAGGTTGTATTCGGATCAGGCTCACACGAACCATTGATTTTGATTGTTGGAGAAGCCCCTGGCGAAGAAGAGGACCTGGAGGGCATTCCTTTTCTAGGAAAAGCTGGACAAAAATTAGACTCAATCCTTAGTTACCTTGGCGTGACACGTCAAGATGTCTATATCACAAACACGGTTCTATGTCGTACACCTAATGACAGAACGCCTCGAAAAGAAGAAATGGACTCGTGTAAATGGCGGCTCGACCTACAGATCAAGTTGCTGCGTCCCAAGTTAATAGTATTGCTTGGACGATCTGCACTTGAACAATTTAGAGGCGAGCCAATTAAGGGTGCATTGAATCGGTTTTTCTTTGATAAGCTGTCCAATAAAGACGGCTGGCTGAATTACACTGTAGATGGCTACGCTTCTAAGGTTATTGTGACTTACCACCCATCGTTTCACTTGAAAAGTCCTGAAAAGGCTTACCGTGAAACGCTGTCACACTGGCGAAAGATCAAGTATTGGGTTGACGAACATGGATAGACTCGAAGCTACTCGCCACGCCGGTGAAATCAATCGCATAGCTATTGAATTAGGATTTAGCTATGCCGTTCCGGGAACAACTCTCTTAGAGATTAACGACGCGATAGAGCAACACTTCGCTATATTTGGATGTGTACCAATCTTTAAGGGCTATCGCGGCTTCACAGGAGTCTGCTGCTTATCGCCTAACGATGTTGTCGTACACGGCGTCCCGAACAACTACGTTCTAAAAGACGGCGATCTACTCACCGTAGACGTGGGCTGTAGCTATGAAGGATGGTGTGTGGACTCTGCACGCACCCGCATCGTTTCTGATGTAACACGCCCTACATTTTTTCCTTTTCAAGAACGTCTCATTACTGCTGTAGAGGGTGTATTAGAAGCTGAGATGTCTGTGCTTAAAGATGGCGTTAGTTTACTTGAAATAGCTAGAGTTGCTGAGGCTAGAGCCGCTGCATTAGGCGTCAATATATGTCTTGCTTGGGGTGGTCATAAGATAGGGCGAACATTACATGAAGAGCCCTTTATCCCCAATGGAATAGATAGATCGCTCTCTAAGATTAAGCAGTGGCAACTTGAAAGAGAGTATGCTGCGTATAAGCTTAAGACCGGCGATATTATTTGTCTCGAACCAGTTGTGACATTCGGATCAACAGAGTTTGTGATTGGTGATGATGGCTGGACGGCACGCTCTAAAGACGGATCATGGGTTGCTCATTCGGAAAGATGTATCCTTGTCAAGGAAGATGGCTATGAGATTCTGTCCTAATATCACACTCATGCCGCGTGCTAATAGTGTACTACTTGATGTGGCACACAAAGCAATAGATTATACAGGAAAGCGTATTGGATATATGACCATCTTAGGGCGTGTATCCGATGATCAAAAACTTGTCAAGAATGATAAGTACGTGCAATGGCAGGCGAGATGTGATTGTGGCAATGAAATCATCTTAGACAGCAGGCAAATTCGTAGAACACCCAATAGGTCATGTGGATGTCAATGGCGTGTTCACGCTCCTCTCTTTTCAAGAGATCCTAAAGAAACAAATATCAATAACTACATGTCCCGCTACAAAGGCGGAGCAGAAAAAAGACACTTGTCTTGGTCATTAACAAAAGACGAGTTTGAACGCTTCATTTTTTCAAGTTGTTATTATTGTGGTGCTCTTCCATCAATAGCACAAAACGTCTTTAATAAGACTAGATACAAACAAGTTCGGTCAGAACAAGCCAAGCGGCGTCACGAGGATGGTCTGATTCGGACAAACGGCATTGACAGGATTGATAGTAATCTTGGCTATTCACTAGACAACTGTGTGACATCTTGTAAAGATTGTAATTACGGGAAGCACGTCAAGACAACCGAGGAATTTTTGAAATGGATCAATCGAGTATGGAATCATCAACACAAGAATCAGTGATAATCACGCCCCAAGATCAAGAACGCTGGCCTTTGCTTGAAGGTGCGTCGCAACCATGTAGCTTACCCATTAATGATACTGATGCAGCCGTCATTGGCAAAATGGATGCTGTCCTTGATGTGCTTGGAGAACAAGCCGCAGGTTTAGCCGCCGTACAGGTAGGCTATCCTAAACGGATCTTCTTGCTTCGCGAAAAGGGCGTGAATCGTGCATTCATTAATCCGGCAGTTATCTCGCGTAGTCGCGAGACGAAGAAGGACGGCGAAGCATGCCTGTCACTTCCTGGATTTGGTGCAATGATTAAAAGACCAAAGCAAATTACTCTTCAATATCACGAGCTTGACGGCGAGGTCAAGACGGAAGTATTCAAGGGTTTTTGGGCAAGATGTGTGATGCATGAAATGGACCACCTGAATGGTACGATCATTTCTCATCACCTTGAGAATGAAATGTCAGTACAAGTTAGCCAAACGAAGTTTGGCATGAAACTTACCCCCCACCGTCGCAAGGTTATTGCGGATCGTCGTGCCCAAAACAAGAAAGCAAAAGCTTCTCGTAGGGCCAATAGAGGATGATAGATGCAAAAAAGTGAAATCCGATTTGTTCCCGCTCAACCAGCACCAGGACAAGAAGAGTATCAAGATTCACTAGATCGAAACATTATCACTATCTGTAACGGCTATGCCGGTACAGGAAAGACATTCTTGGCGGTCAATAAGGCATTGACCATGATGATGAATGCCCCCAAAAGAGGCGGCATTCAACGCATTGTGATCGTTCGTCCATATATTCAATCCAATACTGGAGAAAAACTTGGTGCTCTGCCGGGTACAGTTGATGAAAAGGTAACGCCGTATGTTCTAGGTCTAAGAGACAACATGCGTCTTATGTTTCAAAATGAACAAGACATTAACAACATCGTTCGTGACAAGTTTGAGTTCACGGTCTTAAGTCTGTGTCGTGGACGCTCATTCAACAACTGCTTCATTATCGTAGAGGAAGCACAAAACGTTCCTCTGGATGGTGACGCTATGAAGATGTTACTTACTAGAGTTGGTAAGCATTCCAAGCTAGTAATTGCTGGCGATATGGATCAGTGCGACATTCGTCCAGAAAACAGTGCTTTGATTGAGGCAATCAACGTACTAGATGGGGTACCAGGAGTGGGTGTAATCTCAATGGAGAATATTGAGACGGTTCAACGCTCACCAATCGTTAAGGAAGTTCTTCGTAGATACGAAGCATACAGAAGTCAGGATTTACCGTAATGGCAAGACGTGTTGTTCAAGAATGTGATTTAACCAAGCAGGAATATGATCCCGCCGATACAGTCACGTTGGTTATAAAGAAAAGCGGCAAGAAGACTGGTCGCACATACGAACTCTCTGCGGCAGCAGCCGCAAAACTTGAGCAACAGCTTGTCTCGGGCAACTTGTTGCCCGAGGACTGGGACTTTGTTGGCGGTGCCCGCCAGAGCCATTCCGAAAATCCAGGTCGGCGTACATTTGCTGACCTGGATGATGACTCTCCTCGTGAAGACGATGCTAGTTTTGTTACTGCAAAGAAACGAGAGATGATCGAGGAAGGCGTTGACACAGATCCTCGTGAAATATCAGAAGATCAAGATATCATTTTGCCAGGAATGGCAGTAGATGGTAAATGTTTACACATCAATAAAAGTCCCATCAATACAACCATGAAGGATGGTAGACGTCATATCTACCGTACGTGTAGAGACTGCCGTAAGCGTATCAATGAAAAAACAGTAGAAGAAAAGGCGGCGTTCTTGGGTGCAAGGGCTCCAACCGACACCCGAGAAGGTCACAGTCCAGTAGCTCGAAAGAAGAATGAATCATGAAGAAAATTGTAACAGTGTTGGTATTTTGTGCCGCTCTATCGAGCGGATTCGTATCGTGCGTCAACACCGGAGGGGGTGGAGTTAAGCAGATTGAAGAGATGACCGAACTTGAATACAGCAAGTGGAAGCTGTACATTCAGTTGGGTGTGAAGATTGGTGCTACCCGCCTTCTACAGGAGGACCTTGTCACTCATGATCAACTCGGCGTTGTGGCCGCAATCATTGATGGCATTAAGGGCGAACCCATTGCTGGTGGAGTGAAGTCCTTGATTGTTCCGGCTCTTCGTAAGGCTGGCTTTGATAATGATGAAGTTGAATTCATCTTGCTTGTTGTCGAACAAGAATTGCTAGCTCGTGGTGCCTTGGAATGGTTGAATCCCGAGACGAATGTGTTTGAACTCTCGCCACGTACCCAAGAAGTACTGACTATTGTTGCTAACGCTCTACGCACTGCTGGCGTAGTTACGCCAGTCGAGCAAGCACAGGCTACGGAAATGAAAGCTGACTTCTGTCGTTCGGCACAATGATCACGGTCTTTGTTACCAAAGATGGTTACTATGTTGCCGGGGAAGGCGTTGAAGCTAGCTTCAAATGCACCCCGGCAACGGATGAACGTGGCCATCCTATCTTTAATGAGATTCACCACACCTATAAGGTGTTATTTCTAGCCCTCAAGGAAGTGGCTCGAAAACAAGGCATTCAGGGTGACGTGATGGTATACAATGACTCGCGAATCATAGATGAACTTAACAGTCAGGTCCCGCCGCTCGACGATACTTGTCGCAGGTGGCAACAAACTATTCGTCGTGAATTGGTGCCCACTATTCGATCGCTCGTCTTCTTTCGTAAGAAGACAGCCGAATATGTTAAGGCAAAGGTTAGGGATGGAGAGGATCTATTGGCTCCCAAGGACCACTCAAAGGTTAGTGAGTTGGCTGCCAAACTAGATAAGATAGATAAAGATCAAGCACGCTCATTCAAGAGACGTACTATCAACCGCTTTAAAAGAATGTGGAAAAATGAACAGTAATGACAATGGACTCACGCTGGATCGCATTCTGCGTGAACGCTTAGAACAATTCAATGTACCACAAGAGGTGCGTGCAAGTCTCAGGACTGAGATCATGGCCTTCTTTGGACGCCCAGAACGTAAACCGTTTGGTGCGTGCGTAATGACGCCCGAAGCGAGTGTAGCTGCGGACAAAGAGAGGATCGAGAAGCGAGGCGATCCTAACAACGCCAAACCAAACATCGTGTAAAACAACCGGGGCCGCTTATCGCGGCCCCGAGTGTTTCTATTCTTGCTTTTCTTGCTTCTTATCTTCTAGCCTAAGTAGAGTATTATTCATTGACTCAAGACAGGTAGTTAGCTTAGCGAGCATGTCTGTGTTCCCCTTAACGAGATCAACATATTCTATGATCATCTCTTTGTAGTTGGCAACTTGACCAGACTGATAAGAGTCTGCTGCACGCTCAAGCTCTGTGATACGCACGTCAGCGTCCTTCTTGTTCTTCCATAGAAGCCACAAGAGTCCACCAAATGCTAGCCCTGTAATGCCGTATTGTTGCACCAGTATACTTACAATATCACCAAAGCTTGTAATGGTTTCGGCAAACATATTAGAACCTTCCACGTTTGGGGCCAATTTTATCAATCTGCACTAAGGCACCACGAACACCGAGAGTAACGTTGTTCGCTCCATCAAGACTTGATAATACAGTTATGTCAAAAGTGTCTCCAGCGTTTGCATTAAATAACACGACAGCACTACCAGCATTTTGAGCCGCTGTTGTATTATCGAAATGGAATGTACTAGTAGCAGATCCCAAAAGATTGCTACCATTTTGGCGTGCACTTATAATACAAGTTTGTGGAGTAGTGCCGACTGTCTTGTTCAATAGAATTTTATAGGTTGCACGATAGAGCCCTGGCGAAAAGATAGTCACTTGACCGCTAGCAGAACCAGTACCGAGTCCATAATTCCTGTCACTAATAGGAAAGTCCGTATTGAACGGAATGACCTGAGCAACTAAAGTCACCTGCATGGTGCCGGTATTAAAGTACTGAACAATGCCCGATCCATTCGAGACATTAATGACGCCAGAACCAGTGTTATAACATAGCGTAGCTAATCCAAGAGCCTTAGCGGTAGACTCAGCACGACTAGAGGCATTTGTATTATTGCCAAGTGCCTCAATAGCACTGTTATCATACATCCACATATCGCCAATTTCAAGCGACGTACTAGGACGTGTCAATACACCAGACATATTCAATGATGCACGAGTCGTACCAGCGAACTTAGTCTTGGCTGTATCGGAGACGAACTCCAGGTCGCCTATTGTACTGTTCGTGATGATACGACGACCACCATTATAGGCGACCTGCAATCCGCTGCTCAGGCCGAGTACGGCCTGATTGATCATTTGACTAACGTTACCCGAGTGAGCAATAGGCCAGTAGCCATCGTTGAATGGACCGCCAGTGTTAGCGTGGGTAGTCTTCATGTACCAAGATTGGTATGGACCAAACTGATAAAGTAGAACACCGCTATTACTAAAAGCTTGTAGTGTAGCACTGCCAGCACTATTAATGACTATATCCCCAGTCAAAGTCTGTAATGAAATAAAACCTTTAATGGAATGGATTTCGTTACCAGTACCAATAGTCTGAATTGCAACACTTCCATTACTTGTTAGAACGCCAATGTCGCTATTAAGACTTAAAAGCGTTAAAGTGCCGCTTGCAGTAAGACGCAAGTCTCCTCTTGGTGTCTCAATATACGCAGCTTCTGATACTGGTTGTGATGAAGCACCACCAATTTCCAACGGAAAATTCTTCCCGCCATTAAAAGAAAATGAAAAAGATGGAGCAAGTGCATTAAAAAATCCCTTGCCTTTATCTAATCTAATGATACCAGAACTATTAACAAGTGAATTATGAAATATACCACTGTACATATGTACATGAGCGAATGGACGTATCGCTCCAGTAAATCCACCATTACTCATCTCCGCACCTAAAGATGCAGAACCACTAGACTGCGGCCACAAGTCACCAGTTTCTCTCGCCATGTTAGAATCCTGTGATGATAATTCGTCCAGCTTGAGCAACGTTAAATGTCACCGTTACAGTATTGGTGTCCGTAATAGCGATAGCATCAGGAATGATTGCTAGGCGTGGACTACTTGAGTCGTATACATCAACAGATACGTCAGCCGTACCAAGATTGTGCGTGACGGTCCAAGACGTAGCAGCAACAAAGGTTTGAGCAAATGATCTTAGAAGTGTATTGCCAGCGGTAATGGTCATAACTTGACCAATAATATCAACAACAACACCAGAGGCACCAACTACACTGACTGAGCCCTGTACTGTCGTGCCATTAAAGTCTGTCAATTGATTGACAACAGATCCATTGAAGCCTTGTGTTGGGAATCTCCACAAGCCAGATAGACCTAGATGATTAACGGCAAAATTGATTGGGCTTGCACCAGCAGTGTCAAAGATAGCAAGGAAGCCGCTCGCTTGGGTCGCTAGGTCGATGTTGCCGGTGAGATTAGCACCACCAATTACACCAACAGATGCCACTGTCGTGGCACCAGTCACCAAGTCGTTGAACGTTCTACCACCGTCGATGGAGATCTGGAACGCACTAGCGGCTTGGCTGTATCTAAGGACGCCTGATTGACCCGTCATAGGATCGTGCCAGACGCCAGAGTTCATATGAATATGACCAAACGGTGTTAGCGTGGTTATATCAAATGCATCGCCTACGCCACCGTTCACGCCCAAATGTGCTTGACCACTACTACCGGGAATGAGATCGCCATTTAGTCTTACCATGGTGTTCCTCCAAATATAATTACACTAAACAATCACAACACGTCCAGATTGTGGAGTATTGAAGATTAGTGACACTTGTGTAGTATTCTCAATAATGATATCGTCAGGCATCATGGCACGTCTAGGAGAGCCATTATCGTACACCTGAACCAGCACATCTAAAGTACCTAATCCATGCGTAAACAATCCACTTGAAATAGAAGAAAAGGACTGTGCGAACTTGCTCGTTACGCCTGATGCACCCGCACCGTCGATAACAATCTGGTTGCCGCCAGCGGTCACTACAATGCCGTTGACGCCAGTGAATGAAACAGTCGGGCCAGTCTGGCCGTTGATAGACTGGATGCCGGATGTAGACCCGCCGCCCCCACCGCTTGTGCCCCCGCCAAGCGATACGATACCGCCAATGCTGACCATTACGCAAACTCAAGCACTCTGACATCGCAAGTCGAGTCAGAGACGCCGTAAAGGGTTACGTTCGGGGTTCCCTGGCAGTCAATTGCTATCTTTTCATTTACAGCAATTGGGAAACCATCAATAGTAGTGACACCAGATAATCCGATATACAGTATACCTGGACCAGCGTTGTGCAAAACAAGAGCACGTCTATTCTCTAGGGGATTTAGCGGCAGTGCTATTTCGCTTGAAACAGATATGGCCTGCTGACGCAATCCAATCGACACCGAGAAGTTCTCGGGATTGAGAATGACGGTGCCTTCGCCACGACGGGCACGAAGGTCCGTGCGTTGATCAGGAATCGGAAACGTACCATCTAGAAAGTTATAGACCGGCGACGGTGCTAGATGAGGAGTTGTACCTGAGCCAATAATTGTGCTGTATTCTAAGGACATGGGCTCCCCTTTAAAGGGGTTGTGTCATCAGTAAGCGATAATAGTTACCGACGCACCGGCACCATCTGCTCTAGCCCAAATGTCTACGTTCCACAAGAATGGAAGCTTTACTTCGTTGAACGTGTTGTTCGCCGTAGGTGGATTGATCTGGAAACCACTGGGTGTAATGACAGCAGTTGAGTTTGGGCCAATGTAAACAGAGCCCGGTCCTTGATTTTTAATCGTCACTTCTCGCTGTCTAGGTAAAGAGCTAATACCCGGTCCCCAGATTAGCACAGGAGTTCCCGCCAGCGACACACCAGAGACGGCAAAGGCATCAACCGAATTCATGTCTTCGGGGTTGCCAATCATTACCTGTGTTCCGGTGCGAACACCCTCGGAACCAAGTTGGGTGCCACGCTGAGAAGGTGGAAGAATTGCACGAGTAAAATGCAATGTTCCACTGCCTACGATTGATGCTACTATTGAGGTCATACTGAACTTCCTTGAAAAGGTACAAAAACGATACCCGACCTTAGATGAATACACTAAGGCCCGCTTTTAGCGGGTCTTGAAAGAACGTCAATTAGACCATAAGTTAAGCATATTCAAATGCCTTCAATGACATGTCAAACTGACCAGTGTCTTTAACTAAACGCAACATTTGTTGAGCGATTGTCCGAATCTCTAGCTGAGCATGTTCGTTATTTCTCAGTCCTTGGAAGTGCATAAAGGAACGAAAGTTAAAACTCACATCAAGCACCAACTGATTAGCGTAAGGAAGAATGAAGCGTGCGGATTCTTTAGCACGTTTTTTGTCAATGCCTTGTTTTTCAAGCTCACGCACATAACGGTGGTATTCCACATAGCATTTCTTTATGCTACACTCAAGATCATCTCGTGATTCTTGAGACCAGTCTTGTGGCAGATAATATTTGTCTTCTTTGAGTTCCTTGTAACGAGCAGATTCGGCATTCACACTAACACCGATGCGATGCTTAATGATATGAATGTGACTTGCGGTATCACAAGTGACAAGAAAATGTAATTGACTTTTTTCAAATGGTGTGTGATGACCTGCCTTAGCAAGAGATTCAAGTAGACGACCCATACGCCCACGCTTCTCGTCTGTAAGATCGCGGCTTGTACTAGTCCACGCAGACAGAGCATGTGACTCGTCACCACCATAATGTCCGATCAGTTCTACTACGTTAGTGTGCTGATTCATACAATGATGTCGCTGAGTACTTCATCGAGCTTGGGCGTGAGTACCTTTAATACCTCTTCGGCATCAAAGGCACGAGCGATCACGACCTCAGCCGTGTATCGACCATGAATCTCGATACGATCGACTCCATCGGTACCCATCACAGCCTTAAGAAGCTTCTCTTCGACTGACTTAATTGACTTACTAATGGAAAGCATGAAACGATATTTGATTTCGTTACCCTGCTCGTCCCTAGCGAAGATCATAACGTACTTTTGTGTGTTCTGCATGTCTATATTATGACCAAGATCAGTCTCATGTCTACTAGATTTCACAAAGTCCATCACGACAAGCCTCAAGACTCTTAACTCCTAGACCAGCCCTCTCCATAGCGAAGTCTAACACAGCTTGATCATTCATGTCAATAGGCTGCAATGGCTCAGATCCTTTTGAGCCAGAACGATAGATTGTGAAACCCTTAACATAAGAAGCAAACTCAAGAATGACGTCACTTAGTTGTTCAACAGGATAATCATTGGGTAGATTTGTAGTTTTGGAAATAGCAGAATCAATGTACTTCTGAATTGTTGCCTGTACGCGGATGTGATCTCTAACTGAAATATCGTATGCACCCTTGAAAACGCTAACATCCCTGCCGTTTTTGTAGTACTCAGCGAATAGAGAATCGGCTACGAATTCTTCACGCCAAATATTTCCCTCTTTAAAACGACGCTTATAGAGTGGAGCAAAGATAGGTTCAATACCAGAAGAAACTCCCAGCACCATACTATTGGTTCCACAGGGTGCAATTGTTAACATCACGGCATTACGTACGCCATGCTTCTTTATCTCTGTTTGAATACGTGCTGGCAAATGAGCAAAAAACACTTCTTGTGAATATTTTTCAGCATCAAATGCTGAAAAAGCACCCTTTTCTTTTGATAATTCAACAGAGGCTTTGTAAGCTTCGTCTCTAAATGTAGCAAATAATCTTTCTAGAAACTCTAAGCACTTTTCGTCTCCATATTTATAACCAAGTTTAATCAACATGTAATGTAAGCCAGTAACCCCAAGACCAATACGACGACTACGCTGACCAATCGTCTTACATTCTGGTACAGGATAATGATTAGCAGACAAAACATTATCTAAAAATCTAATGCCCGTACGAACAGTATTTGCAAAACGTTTCCAATCCACATCATGTTTTTTATGATCAACCATCTCAGAAAGATTGATGTGGCCAAGACAACAATTGCCATATGGCGGCAACGGAATTTCACCACACGGATTAGGAGAGTCCAATGATTCAAAATATGAAACGTTTGTATATGAGTTAGCAAGGTCAATATTGTAAATACCGGGATCGCCGCTCTTCCAGCTATTGACAATCATGATGTCCCAAATCTCACGAGCATAAAGCTTGTAAACACGTACATTGTCAAGCTTATCATCCTGAGTGATTCTATGGTGATGCTTTGCTCGACCTAAGGCGTCTTCTGTGTTTAACCCCACAACACGTACAGTATCTGTACCAATTGTGTTTGTGCGATCAATATCGTAAACATGATATTCACGTCCTTGAAAGCGAAACGTCCATTCAAGATTTTTTCTCACAGCGTCTAGAAAATCATTGGTGATACCGATACTGATATTGAAATTAGTAAGCTCATTGAGATCTAACTTGACGTGCAAGAAATCAAGTAGGTCTGGATGAGTTACATTCAAAATAGCAATAAGTGCCGTACGTCTATTTTTACCGCTACGAACGTGCTCGCCAACTTCATTGATCATTCTCATAACAGAAACAGCACCGGGAGCAGAGTGGGATATGTTCTGAATGTTGTCTCCCTTGGGGCGAATGTCGGAAAAATTGAACCCAATGCCGCCACCACCGCAAGAAATGATGTACGTTTCCTTGATTGTATTGCCAATACTTTCAACCGTGTCCTCTGGATGTAATCTATAGCAATTCAACATATTAAATTGTCTACGACCAGCACCAAAAAGAATACGACCACCCGGCATAAACCATCCATTATTTATGACTTCGTAAAACGTATTAGACCAGTGTTTCTGAACGTCGTCTTTTTCTTCACGAGCAATATTCTCGCTGACTCTACGAGCACACTGACTCCATTCTCGCTCAGTTGGCATAGCATAACGTTGAGTAAAGATTTCGTGACTTAAGCCTTCAAGTTTCATAGCCAACTCTTTTTCTTTGTCTTGTATATGGGCGTCCAGGCGTCTAATAAGCCGTCCTTCACGGACCTCTTTAGACCATCCTTAAGATTTTCTTTCACATTAAATGGTAATGTACCTAATATGACATTACATTTTTCACAACATGGCACAACATTAGATGACCAATGACCCATATCATTATCCATTCTGTCTGCACCAAGCGAAGGAACGTTATCACAATAATAACACGGAAGTATAACGATCTGCAAATACTCTTGTAGCGTTAGTACTTTAAATGGATAGCCAAATGTAATGGCAGTATGGCCACGCTCAGAGTCTTTCTTTACAAGAGCACTATAAGCCTTCACTGCTTTATTCCATAACCTACTATCATATGATAGCCTTAATTCTCTACGTTGATCTAAGGCCATGGGATCGCCTTTAATATCATAATAACGTTTACCATCTGAATTTCTATGTTTAGATTTCATTAAAGAAGCGTCCTGGATGCAAAATTTGGTGGCCCGGCCCAGCCGAGCCCTTGTGCTTAATGTAATCCTTGATCAACATACTGCCGAGAATTGCGTTGCTAGAATCATAACAACCGAAACCAGTCATCATGTATTGATTGGGGCGATTTGGTACCGGACCAATCAATGGCTTATCATCTTTGGTGCCACAGAAAACACCTGACCAGACATGACTGAACTTAGAATGTTTTAAGACTGGAAAAGATTCGATGGCGAATACACGAAGTTTTTCATACACCGCAGAACTAATCTCTCCGTCGTATACGAGACCTTCTTGTTGGCCTCGCACAGACTGTCGCATGCCTCCCATAAGGAAACGACTCGCGTACTGACGAAATCGCTCCTGACCATTATTGCATGAAATGCTCATAGTCGGGAGCGTCTGTACAGCGTCGTTTTCAAGATAATCGGTAGCAACTACTTGCTCTCTAAATGGAACAAGCACGTCCGCAAATTCTGGTAGCAGTCTACTCGTATATCCACCAAGACAATACACTACTTGTTTGGCTCGAATGGTGCCACGATGACGAATTAAAACAGTTAAACTTCCATCGTCGTTTGCAAGTACAGATTCTACCTGAGTGTTAGTAAAGACACGAAATCCGTTTTTTTCAACAGTATCTCGCAAACCATTCACAACTTTGTATGGATTGTACGAAGCTTCATTAGGAACAAACATACCGCCTATGAAATGTTTAGCTGGTACTAGTAAATCTAACTGTCGTCTCGAAAGAATTGGACAGTCGATCCCACGCACCTGTTGAATAAACCATGATTCATGTTCAAGCAACGCCATCTCTTGATCGTTCACAGCAAGTCTTAGACCACCAGTTTCACGAAGGTCATGATCAAAGGACAGTGCTCGTAACCCTTTCAAGAAACGACAGTTATTGTCGCTAACGAAATTCAGGTACTCTTCACCATCTGGCATTTCATGAAAGAGCTTGCTACCGCGTAGCATAAGCTGTCCCATGCCACGACCGGACCCATGAAACCCAACAGAGTTTTCTTCAACGAGATATGTATTGACCATGCCGCTATTGACAAGATTATAAAGCAAGCTCACCCCGGCGAGTCCGCCACCGATGATGAGCGTGTCAACATTCTTTATCAGTCCAGACGTGAGTTCACGCTTGGTTGGGCACGATTCAAACCACAAATTTGCGTGTTTGACCATACTACAGCAATTCTTCTAGCGATACATCAGGCGACACCCGAGCCTCATCATTCATAGCCCTGAGAACTTTGCGAATGTCTGCTCTCGTTGGTTCAAAATACCTACGATAATTCCTTGCGACGCAAGAGTCGCAAGTGTCAATCATTAACAAAATAGACGAACCATCTTTCGTCTTGAATTCTTGTTTGTCAAGAGACACTGTATGATCCAATGGACGAGTCATACGTATCCGCAAGCATTGCGGGCACGTAAACACCTTCTTGTCTACAGGAGTTCCATCACCAATGCGTCTCATCTGCTATCACCGCTTCCACCAAGAGTTCCTTTTGATGCACGAGCAGCAAGCTTGTCAAGATTACATTGAGCGACTTCACCCATATCAAGATCAAGTTCTTTGCATAGAGCGGCAAGATACCACATAACGTCGCCAAGCTCTTTGGCAATAGCCATCTTATCTTCTATTGATACTGCACCACCTTTATCACGAATAATCTTCTTGATTTTTTCAGCTACTTCACCAGCCTCTCCACATAATCCAAGAGCAGGATAAATGTAGTTTTCACAATGTGCAGTCTCACCAACACTATTTGGACTGACCCCAACAAAAGGATAAACTGCGGTAGCGGCAGCAAGCTTTTGATACTCTTGAAAAGTAAGGCGGAATGTATTCATCACTCTTCCTTCTTCGTATCAGGGTTCCACTTGGTCCAACCGCCGTTACGTAGCCACTTACCTTCGTCGTCCTTGCGACTCGGAAACAGCGTTTCACCCTTCTTGTGCTGTCCAAACGCCAAGCGAGACTTGCAAGAAATGTTCAAGCAGTGGAGTTCATAAAAATCGTTGTCCTTAACGTTGCGGACAACAAAACGCAAATCTTCGTTACCGCAGACACCACACTTCGTCTCTTCAAAGACTTCTTGAAATGTAGAAATCTGTTGGAAGAGATCTTTTTGGGACTTCTCGTCAAACTCTGCGGCGAGACGACCACTCTTGCTTGTATATGTAATCTTCATGAATTATCCTTATCTGCCTGTGCCCGCAATTCCTTCTTGCGGGCGTCACGTTCTTGGGTAGCAGTCAACTTGACCGCCTTCGGTTTCTGTTCGTTTAGCCATCCCATGGCTTTCTGACCTTCGTCAACCGTCAATTCGCCAAGCTCAAAGACGGAGCTATTGCGATCTTTACTAAGAACCGCTTCGAGCACTTCGGCGTTCGTAACGCCACGAGACTCACAAAGCTTTTCAATAGCCTTCACAACCTGTGTATCCACTTGCTTATTCGATGAGGCCGCAATTTGTTCAATCGCACCACCATCAGTAAAGCCAATCTCTTCCGACGACAGGATACCAATGTTCAGGGCCTTGCGAAGGCAACGGGCTTCTGCACGAGACTCGGCCACCGCCGTTGGATACTTCATGTACTTCTCTGACGTATTCGCCGAGTTACAGTCGGCTGCTCCAACCCACCAAGTACCATCAGAAAACTCAACCGTATACACAGCCTGCATGATGCCAACTGATCCGGTCTGGTCCTTTGTGATGAAGTTGAGTCTACATTCACTGCGAATCATGCCAGCTTCTTGAGCAAGACGTTGTAGACCACGCAAGTATACAACTCGCATCTCCCTATTATCTTCTTTTCGAGTACCAATGTCGGTAGGTTGAAGTTGATCTTCCCAGTTAGTGCCGTATCGGGGTAGCTTGGGTGTGATAGTCATGAAATGATTGTCTTGGCCTGTTGCGTCTCTTGAAAAAAGAGACAGAGTTGATCATATACCCGCTGACAGCGAGCTTGCGATACAGAATTGGACTTGTCTTCGATGATCATAACGCGATAGCCTGCGGCATTCAAATGCTGCGTGAGGCGTGCGTACCGTTCTTCGAGTCGATGTTGTTGTTGTTCACCATAGATACTAATCGGGAAGATAAGCTCTATAACCACCTTCCTGTCCTCTAAGATTATGTCACTAATGTGATCGTTCGTCAGTCGGATTCCTGTAGAAACACGTTCCCTACTTGCAAGGAACGTGGACAACTTCTTTCCAAAGTTCGAAAGCTCGCCGGGCTCCGGCCTGTGAGCATCTTGAAGGCGTGCCAGTACGGCACCACGCCTCTTACTTGTACTATCTGACCATTCTTGGCGACGCAATTTACGTAACGCAGCCTTCTGATCTTTACCTCTATCGGACTCCCAAAACTCTTTCGTGCCCGTCGATATCTTTTCGCGAGCCTCGCTCGTATGATGGCTGCCAGTTCTCTGATGACCAATAGTCTCAATGTGTTTACGTTGAGCGTCACTCTTACCTCTACGGGCGATGCCCAACTTTTTCATATGATAATACAGGGTAGACTTTGACATGCCTACATGAATAGCCATTTCATCCAACGACATGGTATCGTAGAGTTGTTGCAAACTTTGATGCGTCAATTTCATAGTTTGCGGTTTATCTTTTGACTCTATCCCAATTGATGCGAAGCTTGAGTCTTGCCGCTTCTGTTTTCAATTGAAGAATATTGGCCTGATACTTATTGACACAAAACTGTAAACCACCATTCTCAACGTCTCGACGGAAACGTTCGGTAATACCGCGTCTATCGGATTCAGAGCCTTCAAGTGGCAAAAACCAAGGCTCACTCTTGCTAAGAGCTTCTGTCATTTGAGCGTCTTGCTCTTGCTGGAAACGTTGTTGACGTTCGGCATCCTCAGTACGAATTGCATTACCGTTCGGCGTGCCAACGGCCTTTTCACGTTTCTCAATCGTCTTACGCAATTCAAGCTCTTTCAGTCTAAGATTAGCAGTAGCCTCAGCGTCACGAGCTTTGCCTGTCTCGCTAATAATACGCTCTTCGTTACCTTCAATCATGTCGGTCTCTAGGCGTTTATACAAACGTCTAGCATCACTTTGATTTTCAACATTGAACTCATTTTTATAGAAGTCAACGTCGGCAGCACTCAATCCAAGCGTTCTTTCGAATGCTGTATTACTTGAAAGCTGTGCAACCATCTTCAAGAATACAATACGCTGTAGCATTGTCAATGTAGGACGATCACGTTTGCGGGTCTTAGAACCCTCTTGCCATGCACGCTTCTCACGTTCAGTGATCTCATGCGGCTTTTCATTCTTATTCATATTTACTCCTAGAAAAGGAACTCGTCCGCTCGACGAGCGAACTCGGGGTTCAATGATTGAAGATGGTAATCATAACAACACATCTTAGTATTCAATTCTTTGTAGCTTACAGATGGCGTCCACCCTAAAACCTCGCGTGCTTTAGTAGAGTCACCAATTAATACATTCACTTCGTTGGGGCGAACCAAACTAGAAGACGTGGTAACACAATCGCTTGAAAGGTGAAAGAAGTCGAGTGTGTGGTCAAGCCATTCTAGACAGCTATGGGTCTCGCCGGTTGAAATAACGAAATCGTCTGGCTTGTCATGTTGCAGCATGAGCCACATAGCCTTAACGTAATCGCCACTATAGCCCTCGTCACGTTTGGCAGTAAGGTTGCCCAAGACAAGTTGATCTTGACGGCCCCAAAAGATCTTGGCCAACTGACTTGTGACTTTTCGAGTAAAAAACTCTTCGCCGCGATGAGGAGCAGAGTGATTGAATAGAATGCCGCACGCAGCAAACATATCATATGACTCTCTGTACACCTTTGTCATTTGATATCCCGCTACCTTAGATACTCCATAAGGTGATGCGGCAATCATTGGTGAGTTTTCGTCCAGAAGAACGTTGCCGCCCTTACGCTTAACGTAATCGCCATACATCTCGCTACTGCCAGCAAAGTAAAAACGACAGTCCTTCTTGAACTGTCGCAATGCTTCTAGGCAATTAATTACACCAATTGTATTCGTTTCAAACACATGGTTGGGCGATGTCCATGAGCATCCCACGAAAGAGTTGGCGGCTAGATGATAAAATTCATCAGGTCTAAACTGCTCAACTATCGTACTGATACTTGCCGCATCGGTAATGTCGCCATACACTAGATGCAGGTTGGGTGAGCCTTGCAATGTGCGTAAGCGAGCGTCGTTCTTATTGGCAGAGCGACGCAGTATACCAACAACCCTATAGTTCTTTTCAAGCAATAAACGAGATAGATAAAATCCGTCCATGCCGCCGATGCCCGTAATGATAGCTGTCTTGCTCATTGGTTCTGTCTATACCATTCAATTGTGCGTCGCACAGTTTCTTCGATCGGTGTGGTTGCTTCCCAGCGAAGCACGTTCTTGGCTCTTGAAACATCTAGTGATCTGCGTGGCTGACCATCTGGCTTAGTATGATCCCATTTGACATTGGAAAAATAACCACCAATTTGCTTTACCAACTCGGCTAACTGCTTGATGGTAATTTCTTGACCAGTGCCAAGATTGATGGGATCTGGCCCCGTATTCTTTTGAACGGCAATTGCAATCGCTTTGGCACAATCACCGGCATACAAAAACTCGCGAGAAGCAGATCCTGTACCCCATAAGGTCACAAGTGGGGCACTAATCAAAGCTTTGTCAGTTGGTAACGTTTGGTACACTGAGTAGATATCTACATACTCTCTTTGTTGATCAGCTTCTTCAAACTTGCGAATCAAAGCTGGCACAACATGAGAGGAATAAAGATCGAAATGATCGTGCTCACCGGCCATATTAACCGGCACTAGATTAGTGACGTTTAAACCATACTGCTTATGGTATGCAATACCAAGCTCCACAATCGTTTTCTTAGCAATGCCATATGGAGCATTCGTCTCTTCGGGATAGCCATTCCATAGATCACTCTCTTGAAATGGCACCGGCGTGTTCTTGGGATACGAGCAGACGGTACTCAAATTCACAAGCTTCTTTACGTTAGCGAGGCGACACGCCTCGATAACGTTAAGACCCATCTGCAAGTTCTCATACATGAACTTACCTGGATTGTCTTTATTGATGCCGATGCCACCACAAATTGCAGCAAGATGAACAACCGTACTTACCTCGTGGAAAACAAGATACCTCGCAATTGCCTGAGCGTCTTGGTCAAGTAAGTTCAAAGAGTTACTTGATGGGGTCATCACTTCATGACCATCGGCACGTAAGAGTGGAACGACATGTTTACCTAAAAATCCAGACGAACCAGTAACTAATGTCTTGGCGTTCATAGTGGCTTTCTAGCAATTAGACGAACGATTGTCGGGTTCGCCAAGTGATGTGCAGGGTTTTTAGTACAGCATTCAGATGGCGTCAAATCACCTGCCACTTCGAGACCATAGGTCTCGATGAGCATCTTCAAGCAATTGGGGGTGAAACGCCAGTAGTCATCCGGGTAACCATGAATAGGAAATGAAAACACGGTAGCCAAAAAGAAGTGACCACCGGGCTTTAGGACTCTCGCTGCGTTTTCAATGAACGTCCAAGGGTTGCGAACGTGTTCAAGGGTATCTAACGATACAACGACATCAAATGTGTTATCTTCAAAAGGAAAGGCGTTGTCTTCGCTAGTTACGAGATCAACGCCAGGGCCTTCACGCATGTCAATGCCGAGATAGCTATTGACAAACTTTGCGACTGCTGGTCGCAAGGCAATCTGTTCTTGGCCGGGCACAACAAAACTACCAATCTCAAGTAGCTTGCCATTCAAAAGATTGTTACGAGCTACAACCCAATCTCGATTATGAACGTCCAATGAACTGCTCCGGTGTAATCACACCCATGATTTTGTTACGATTCTTACAGAAGAAGTCCCAGGTGTAATCGCCATCAATTGAGTGGTACTCGACCGGATCGACACCACGCTCAATTAACCCACATCCATAATCAGTATCCACAACACGCATAATTAAGTCCCTACGATCCGCTCGCAGCTTTGCAAATGCCTTCCACACGTCCCCAGTCCATGGTTTGCCACTAACACCTTCTCGCAGTTGCTCGTACTCTGCCGAAGGCAAGCAGTCATGTACTATAATTATGCCACCTTCGTTTAGGTGTGTCAATGAATTTTCCATATCTCTTTGCACTTGCTCTTCAAGATGCAAGCCGTCAATAAAGATTAAATCATAATATTGATCACAATGATTCTTGAAAAAGTCGTCGGAGGTAGTATTAAACACAGCTTGCCCATTAGGATCAACACTATGTTTAACATCTAATGGCGGCAAGCTGTTGAATGTTTCCTGTCCCAGTACACCAATTTCAAGATACGACTTGTAGTCGCGTGCCTCAATCAGATGACGAATGATATCGTAGCGTTTCATGTTAATAAGGGACCTCTTGTACATACGGCAGATACACGTTCTTGCTATACGCAAAAAACATTGCCGCCCGCGTTTGGCCCATATCCTTAGTGAATGTGTCATAGTGATTCATGTATCTTTCAAGGTTGGGCCACTTGTCACGCCACATCTGCAAGAGCGGCTGATGATCAAGACCATTGGGCATTGACATATAGCCGTCATACGCCTTGTGAATAGCACCGCTCTTAGTGGTGCCATTATGTTCGTGATGACAAAAGACACGCTGATCAACAACTACAGAGCCACCTTCCAGAAACGCACGTAGAGCAAAGTCCATATTCTCATAGCATGCTTTCCAGCGTTCGTCAAAGTATCCGATCTTGTCGAAAACAGTACGTGGCCAAAACTGGATAGTCAATTCTTGTACAAGGTTTTCGACAAGAATGCCGTCTGGACGAGCTTGTTGCATTCGTTGATGATCTAGCGATGAGTTGTCTGACGTTGGACAGATCTGATAAATTTTGGGATCGGCACGAAGTGTCGATACCAAAGCGTCATCTAGTCCAGGCGTAAACGTCACGTCAGAGGTCACAAGAGACACAAATTCGCCACGAGCTATATTGGCAAGTAGGTTAATACCACGACTAATGCCAATGTTTTTGTTTAAACATAATGAACTAAAGCCATATTTTTTAGCAAGTGTATTCGTTAACTCTTGATCACTATTTTGATCAATAAGAAAAATTTCACTACGCAAACTAGAGCTTCTATTTTGTGCTAAAGAATCAACAGCATTAATATACGCACGAGTCGCACCTGCATCTAGGCTGGGATTGTAATGCAAAACCCCGTACGTCACATCATGAAACATATACAACCTCCAAACGATTGTGCGTCCTGATATTATCAATCCAATGAATAAAATCAATATAGTTCATGGTGTTTTTAGCTCTATTGCATAGCGTACAACAAGGGACAACATTTTTGACAGTATATCCTATAGCACTATCAATTCTATCAATACCATTATAAACAAAGTCACCATAATTTCTTCCAGTATGTTTGACTCTAGAGGGTGGCGAGCCACAATAATGACATATGCCACTTGTTAGCTCGTCAAACTCTTTGTCGGTAATTTTCCAAACAAGAGCACGTTTCTTAGCACTGCTTTTGTAATTTCTTAAGACTTCATTTCTTGAGGCGGTACCAAAAGACAATTTTCTACCACCGCCTTGCTTACAGCCACAACTTTTGGTGCCGCCGCTTATCAAGGCATTTGTCTCGACCCAAGAATCTTGCCCACAATCACAATGACATAGACGCTGCAATTTTCTATTACGACGTTTACGAGTTATGTTAGTAGCCGTCAAGCTACCAAACTTCTTGCCGTCAAGGTTTTGAATTCGTTTGTGCATTATTTGATAAGTCGAATGATCGTATCATTAGCAGCAGCACCGGGCGTACGAACGTACTCCACCTTGACTTGGCATCCCAGTGTACCAAGGAAGGTCATGAACTTATCATGAGCATATGTGTTCCAGAAGTAGGTACAATCATTCTCGTCTGGCTCTGACTCCTTGATGACATCGTGCGGCATGTCGGCCAAGTCCTCGAAAAGAATAACGATCGCCTCTTTCGACGCAACGCGATAGACTTCCTTGATTGCTTGTTCATAACCTTCGCCTAAGTGTTCGAGAATGTGGCGAGCAATAACGATGTCAAAAGAATCAGCTTCAAAAGGAAGAGATTGGATGAAGCCTTTGCGGAGGTAGATCTCATCGCCATACAGGGCTCTGGCGTGGGCGAGCATCTTTTCGGTGCGATCAAAGCCCCAGTATTGGCAGTCAACGCCAACGGCCTTCATGACCTCCCACGTAACGCAGGTCCCGCAGGCTACGTCAAGCACCATTGGCTTCGCGTGTTCGCGAACGATAGCTGCTAGGCGATGACGACCCAGGTTGTCCGTGCCCGTGTTGTGATTACGTAGGAACACCGAGATGTGCTCTTCGGTCATGAAGTCGTGATTGTCGCGTCTAGTTTGGTAGTCCATGTTGTACTCGCATGAGATCATGAATCCATAGATCGAATTCTTGTGTGGTGAGCGTGCCTTTAGCTCTGTTACAGATGGCACAGCACGAGACTACATTACTCTTGATGTATCCGAGACGATTGTCAACTCTATCAATGCCATTGTAAAACAAATGGCCATAGTTTCTGCCGTTGTTTTTGATGTTGCCGGGAGGTCTACTGCAATAGACACATGATCGAGATATCAGTGCATCAAATTCACAGCGTGTCAATTCCCAAGCCAGTCCCTTAGATGCGGCACGAGCGATGTATGACCGCCATACTTCATTGCCAGAAGCTCTACCAAACTCAAGTGTTTTGTATGTGCGTACCATCACTTAGAGCAGATTACATACATCTCTAAATTCGCTCTGTCAATTACGGCAACCGCTGGCGAGTCAACGAACGTGATGTCCTTGAAGCCACACAACGTCAGAAGCTTGTGCATGGCCTTCTTGTCGAAGAGGCACTGGTGCTGCCCGTTAGATACAACCCAATCCGAGTAGCTACCAAATGGAGCGTTGACGCTGGATTCTGCTCTGGCCCATTGAGGGAAGTTGAAGTAAAGCCAAACGATCTTCTCGAAGTCCGGCACCTTGATCTCTAGTGTGCCGCCCGGTTTCAGGACTCGACGCCACTCAGCAAGAGCAGCCATTGCTGTCTTGGGATTGAGCGGATTCGATAGTTGTGGCTCGTACTCACCGGCTCGAAAGTGTTCGAGAATGTGGTAAGCCAGGATCTGATCTACCGAATCTTCCTCGTACGGCAGTGCCGAAACATCGGCCTTGAGGTCTGCCGAGGGATGATCGTAATCAATGTTGACGTAACCTTCGCGGTTGTCGCCGTGTGATGCTAGATTCAATCTCATAGCAATCCCACTTCCTTAAAGATGTACTCGAAACGATGGTACCATTGATGGTCACGAAGCATACGGTCACGACCCGCTTGAGCAATTACCTCTCGCTCCTCTGGATTGGCAAGATAGTATTGTGTCTTCTCAATCAACTCTTGAACGTTTTTGGCAATGACTATTTCCTTGTCTGGTACAAAGTAAGATTCAAGATCGTCTGCTGGCGTACTAATCTGAAACCCTTGACACTGAGGAATTTCGAAGTGCCTGCCCTTAATCTGTGGCATCGTTCCATGATGCCATGGATTCGACAGATTCAAATTGACACGCGACTGATTGAATACGCGAATCACTTCTTCAAAGTCCTTCGCGTAGCCATGCCAATTAGCATAGCCATCCCAGTAATTACCAAAGATGTCAACGCGGATACCAGCATTCATAATGGCATCCACGATCTCTGAGCGTAGAAATTTGCCATTCGGCATCTGACCATGCTTCTGGCCAACAAACGTAGCGTCGTACATATACACCCCCGAATTCGCCTTATACGCCGGGGAACCAGCCCACTGTGACTTAATAACTTTCAAGCCATTCTTCTCGTACTGCGGCACCATGGCTGAATGTGTCGTGACAAAGTGACTCACGCGGTCACGACGCGGGAAGATCCAGTTCTGGAAACGCCAAGAGCTGTCGCAATCCCATTGTATGACTGGAATATCCTGCCTGAGGGCTAGCTTTGCTACCCCCTCAGGCAGATCTAGTGATTCGTTAAAGGCGACATGAAAGATGGCGTCGAACTTCTGGCTCGTGAAAACTTCTTCGGCAGAATCTTGATAGACGTACGAATCAGGATACCAATACGTCACTTCAAACATATCACAGTCACGAAGGCCAGCTTCAATATTCATATGCTCGTATGAGAAGCCCTCTTCGGGCTTACCATAGTTATGCAACAAACCTACATACAAGACTTTTTTCATCATATTTCGCCACGAACAACGCTAGTTCCCATGCCATAAATATACAATCTTTCTGGTATTTTATAGAAATGAAATCCATTAGCGATAGCTCTTTGCCACAAATCCCAGTCTTCGCGACCCAATAGTGAACGGTGAGTACTGTAACCACCCAGAGAATCAATAGCTAATTTACGAATTAACGCTGAGCCGTGACATACAACATTCTCACGCGGCATCGCAGTAGCGATTGCCGCGTGGGTTTCGTATTGCCCAATCTTGAAACAGTTAGGAGTTAGCGTACCAGCATGATTATCCCATACTTCACAAAATACAAAATCCGTATTCTCGTTCTCTAAAAGGAAGTTGCGTTGCAGTTCAAGCTTACAATCCATCCACTGATCGTCAGCATCAAGGTAGGCAACCCATTGACCCGCACAGCGAGCTAAACCAAAGTTCTTGGCTATTGCCAAGCCTTGCTTATGGGGACGCTCATGGATCTTAATACTTAAAATATCCTTATAGGGCTCAGCTATCCATTTCGTGCCTTCATGACACTCATCAAGCACTAAAACAGTTTCAAAATTTTGATACGTCTGTCGAGTTAAAGACTCAAGAGCAGCTTGCAAAAGCATGTCGTGCTCATGATCGTTGCTGTGACAGCAAACTAAAATACTAATCTTGTCAGACTCTTTCATGTGGAAACAACTTTTTTTAAGATCGTCAAACAACGGTGCCTATATATATGGTTACTTAAAAACAACATCTTGTCCAGCACTATCTGGAATAATTACGGGAATATCCTAGTCAAAATAGCCGAACATCTATTCCTGTAGGTATGGTTCTTCAAGCAATGCTCTTGGCCCTGAGTGGCAATTCTCTTGGAAAGACTTTCTCCCACAGAAAACATTTTTGGAATATTGCCAACGAGATCGTTTTCGTCTTGAAATGAAATAAAGTGCTCAAGATCATTGCCAATGGTATGCAGGGCCGAATCTTGTACACTGAGGAGCACACTACACGCCGCCATGGTTTCGGTGCATCTCATGGGTAATAAACCACCCCCTCCACCAGCAACATCATTTACAACATAATGAGATCTAGCTATCTCATCAATGTACTGCTCTCTAAACACGCCATGCAAAAAATCTGTTCTTGCTGCCGGACAATATTGTCTAATTAGATTGTAAAGGTGGCGACGTTCTGGTCTATCAGAACCTATGATTAGAAAGTCACGAACCTTTTCTTGATAAGATCTAAAATGCAACTTCTCGTCGGCGGCGTATGGCAAGTACATTCCATCGTAGATCATATTGGCGTTGGCCATAAAGTTAACATCAAAGCCAAACATGTTATTGATTGCTCGCCAACGATCAGGATAGAGTGCGGCATCAAAAAACCAGCTAGCTCGCTTACGTGACCGTACATTCATTAGCTCTGTATAGACAGGATCGCCATCGCCGCATTCAAGAAATAAGAATAAGTCCCAGTCTTCTTCTAAGACCTTCCGTGAGCCCTCTAGTCTCTCTTGTGTCTGATAGTAGTTACCATATGGAACAGCTTCGTGCCCAAGTTCTTGAAAAGCACGAACGACGCAATCCCCAGTCGCCCAGCCACGAGACTGAGGAATTCCTCTGTATGAAACTAGAATACGCATTGTCATGCCGAAAACGACTCGCCGCATCCACAGCTTTTAACTGCGTTAGGATTGATGAACTTAAAACCACGATTCATTAAAGTGTTCTCAAAGTCAACACTCATACCACTAAGATACAAAAAACTCTTTGGATCACAAACAACTGTAATGCCGCCATGTTCATTAACTTGATCTACTTCATTCACAGTGTCATCGAATTCTAAAATATAGCTAAAGCCCGAACAGCCGCCTCCCCGCACTCCTAAACGAAGGCATGTATTTTTTGAAAGATTCTGTTCTAACATAATACGATCTAATTCTTTAATAGCACTCTCTGTTAAAGTTATTGACATTTACAGTCTTCCTTCTCCATGTGCTGAGTTCTCGCGAACTCCGTTTGCTGTGACCTCAATGAACTCGGCGTTACGTTGCAATGCTGCGACATGTTATTCATCATAGTCTTCTTTATTTATACACGAATAAATTTCACATTGGCCTGAAACGACTGAATGTCTTTTCCGCCAGCATATGTAACGCCACTTCGTAATGCTCCCTGATATCGTTCAATTAATTTTTCAACTGACTCTCCAATATCAAGATATCGAACACTGCCCTCGGGACATGTACCGGCTTTCATACCACGCCATTTGTCCTGTACGTAACGACTGGCCATACCGGCATATACTTTTTTAGCCACACCATCAACATGCACAATTTCTGCTGCTGATTCTGGACAACGAGCAAAAATAGACCCGGCCATCACAGCGTTCGCACCAGCAGCAATTGCCTTAGTGTAATCAGCGGGTTCTCGAATACCACCATCACTGATCATTGGCATGCCAAAATCACGACATATAGCGGTCATTTTAGCAATAGCAGAAAATTGTTTCTCTGTACAACCAGCAGTATTTTTTGTTTCACATGCCAAGCCTTGTGCAATACCTAATTTTATACCATCAACATAATCATTAAAATATGGTATAGCTTCTGGACAAACAAAATTGCCAACAATAATTTTTGTTGTTGGACTAAATACTTTGATGGCCTTGGCGGTGTCTAGCACGCCAGAACTAAAACCATGTGCAATATCAATAACTACTATAGTTGCACCTGCACGAATTATTTTTTTTGCCAATTGCACTTGAACGTCTCCGACGCCAACCGAAACGGCAATATGCTCTAAGTAACTAGCCATGGATTTTGCAGATTGTATAAGTATATCATCGGGTGCGGCACGATGCATAATGCCCATAGCACCATATTTACTAAGTAAAATACAAAAATCAGCATTAACAACAGTAGACATGTTTGAGGCGACCAAAGGCACATTAAGCCAAACGCCACGACAAATCTCGCTTTTTGTATCTACATCAAGTCTAGATTGACATTGATTAAATGACTGTTGAATTGCTATATCTTCAAAACCTAATGAGCGTGGCATCAAATCAGATCGTAATCTATATTGTCCAGGCGAGCGATCAAAGAAAATAAAACCGCTTTTTACAGCCTGCATAGCTACAGACTCTAATTGTTTATGTAATTTACTATGGTCAACGTCTGACGCACACAAATGTAAATTATGGGCGAGATTATTTAATTTGTCTCCATCAATATGATGAACTTGTTCAACATTGGTCAATGGGCGTTGCAATACTTGCTCCATCACAACTCTATGTTGTCTGTGATATTCTATACCGTCATGCACTAAAACATAACCGTGTTCACCTTGCGATAGCTTCGTGCCACAAAGTCGTGGATTTTTTCCATCTTTAAAACGCTTAGACTTACCTCTCGTAGCGTTCGAAATTTTTCGACGCACATCTTGACGTTTAGAGGCATTCATGTTACCTGTATTCTTAATTTTCATACTACATCCAAAACAAAAATCAAGATATGAAGATTGATTCGATTCATGCCTTGCTAACCATTTGCGACGAGTTTTGTTAATCGTATCAAGTGTAGTCTCAGACTGACCGCCGCATACGTCGCATGTTTTAATAACACGTTTTTTACTGCCGTTAGTTAAAGAACTAACGGCAATTCCACATATAGTTTTATCAGATATAGTCATCGAATGAATAACCCTTACGGATCGAGGATTACACGCCTTTCTAGCCATGCAAAGCTTTCAGTTGTGCCGGGTCAATATTATCGTTCTCATCATATGTGGCACCAATAAAATGTCCAGGCGTCATTGGAGTAGGAAATGGAACACCCGGCCAAATATTAGTATGAAAGTCAGCATGATTCAAAGTGTCGTGCTTAACAATAGGCCAGACAATTTCCTTTAGAAAATCTTGATCAATCTGCCATCGAGATTCACGAGCCTGAGCCCATTCAATAGCGTGTCGAGACAACTCAGAAAACAGTCCTTTTTTAATGCCAAACATTCCACCAAGTATCGGCACCGAATGATGAAAGTGACAGTGCATAGTATGAAATGATTTATCACTAGCCAACCACTCGTTAACTGCAAGCTTTTCTCGCAAAGAAAGACGAGAGTCGCAATCACGACTCATCATGACTTCTACATCATTTTCACCGATAGGGCTAAAGCGATACAACATCATACGCCAATCACCCGGCTCATCCACGCAAACAACCTCAACATTATCTCTAGGGATAAGCAATTGCTTAATAGTGTCGCTCGGTACTGACTGACCAACATAAAAACGACAGGTCCAGTCTGGAAATAGTGTACGTGCGAGTTCAATATTTTTCATTGCACCAACAAGATATTTTGGATTATTCCCCCAAAGACAGAATGATATGATTTTCATTTGTAATACTCTTTTTCAAGTATATTCCAAACCGTCATAGGAATCTCGTCGCGTGCTATAGTGTCTAAATCATTTGCCAAGTCGAATGCCTTACATAATTGACCATTACGAATAGCTTCAATGATTTTCTTGTAATCAAATATATCACCTATTGGAGTATGGCCGCCAAACTTACCTCTTCCTGTTTTTAAAGCTAAGTTGAGTTTTTTATCCCAGCCATCTATAATTTTGATAATATTCATTTGTTTGCCAATGTCCAATCGTAGATTTGCATCAACTGTCCTGTCACGGTACTTGCTTCAAAGTGTCGCATAGCACGACGACGGGCTTCGCGACCGAAGTGCTGTCGTAGACGAATAGTAGACTTCTCGTCTTCCGTCGCGAGTTCAGGATTGGCAATAAGCTGCATTAGTACGTCACGATAAGCTTCGTGATTGCCAACAGGAACAACAAAGCCACTTTCAGCAAGGATCTCAGACTGACCGTTATAGATCATGCTCTCGTGTGACACCACCGGCAGACCATGCATCATGGCTTCCTGGATGTTGCACGGACAGCACTCTCCATCATGACGAGCGTGAGCGTAAATGTCAAGTCCCATATAGAATTTTGACAGTTCATCGTCTTTGACGATAGGGCTTGAAAAGCAAACGTTCTTAATGCCTAGCTGACGCACCGTATCGTGCCAACCCTGACAAGGATTTACAACAATGTAGTAGGCGTTCGAATAGACATCTTCAATAGCCTTAAACGCTCTTAGAGAGATAGGATCAAAGTTGTCTGCTCGACCTACACGTCCAAGTATAACTGCATTATGAGGTAGCTTGAAAGTTGAAAGAAGATGTTCGCGACATACTTCCTTGTTCTCTGTCGTAACGTCGAGTACCGGCACTTCAATCGGGTTGTATAATACCGGACCATCAACGCTACCGGCACGTAAGGCGGTGCTGCGAATGTACTGGGAGATATAGACGTTAACGTCGATCTGCGGCTCAGGTGCGTTATCTTTAAAACCGAAGATGTTAGTCTCTATCCACTTAGCCTTGGGTGCCATGTAGCGAAAGGCGGGCCATTCTGTGTAGCCGCTGCGATGGACGTGCATAATCTGTGGGTCGATCTGCTTTAAAACGTCGTAGAGGTTGTCCGACTCTGGCAGGTAGGGGGCTTGCCGACCCTTCTTTCCAGGGGTCCATTGGTATGGAATTACGTGGTCATCGCCAAGCCACGACTTCACGATCTCTAAACGATTGTTCGCCAGATCACCTTCGCGATAGACGATAAACGGCTCGTACCTGTCGCTTTTAGCGAGGTACTTGCAAAATAACTGACAAGTTCTGTCCGTGCCAGAAAATCCGACAGTTTTCGCGTGATGTACAACTCTAATCTTTTCCATGACCTTGATATCCTTGAAACTTGCGGCGTCTATCGCGAGCACAGAGTTTACAATAACGTCTATTGCGTCCATCTATGCCTGTATTTTCTAACGTAAATTCATGACCATGACTACAATGTGTTTTCCTCAAGTTGACAGCATGAAGACTGTTGCCACGCATGACATTTCCTACTCGCGTTACAAGCTCCATATGATCTGGATTGACACAAGAACGCATTCGACATAGATGATCTACACATAAGTTATTAGAAATAATACCCCTATGATATTCGTAGCTTAATCTGTGTGCGAGCACAAAACTCTGTCGAATGCCAACTGTGCCATATCCAAGCCTGTTAATATATCCCGTATAGAGCCAACACTCTGTTTCGTATTTGCCGTCTTCGCCAAATACTCCGCTACACTTATTGATTCTATTCAATAAGCGTGTTATGGGATTAGTTGCAGGACGACCAGTTCTCATACGGATTACAGATATTTCTTCACGATCTTCAAAAGTGTCTTTTGATTTTCTTTTGCCATTTCAGGCTCCTCCATACAATCCTCTTCAAACATGCCCTTCCAAATGTCGTAATCTACTTCTTGAACAAGTTCGCTAATCATTTTCATGATTTGCTTATCTGTCATTGTTTTCTTGTTCATAGTGATGCACAGCCGGAAGCTGCCATTGAAGAGTAGCCTGAGTTGCCGACCAAGAAGCCTCGCGTCCACGTCCAATTGTCTTGGATGTATTGCGAATACTCCTGCTCGTCAAGCTCTAGCTCCAGATCGAGACACTGATCCACCATCAAGATGGTGCGATCGTATTCCTTCAAGTGATTTTGTGGCACTGACAACGAAATGCTAGTGTGCTCTAGCGGATTTGCCGTCACCTTCGCAAGACGCTCCGTCAGTAGTTCAATGGCCTTCTTTTGATAGCCAATCACTGACTCGTTGTAGATCTCTTCGTGCTTCTTGCGGTTCTCGCGGAGGCGGGCAAGGATGAACAACTTGTCGAATCGTAGACTCTTCATGATACTATCTCTCTGTAAATGGTTTCGAGTTTGTGCATACAGACGCCAACCTCGTATTCTGCTTGGGCCTTACGTCTACCTAGTTCACCCATGATGTTGCGAGAACGCTCATCGTCGATCAGGGCCTTCAAGGCTTCCGCATATTCGCCAGGAGTGTTGTTCACAACAAAGCCGGTACGGCCATTGTCTACAAGCTCCGTCTGTGACTGGAACACGCCCATACCCGGCACACTTGGGGTGGCGATATGTGTGATAACTGGTTTGCCATGGATCATGGCCTCAGCAATGTTCACGCCAAAGGTCTCGCCATCCGCTCTGGCATGCGTGTAAATGTCCACGCTGTTATAGAATGTGCTTAGAACCAAGGGACTTGTTGTTGGTTCGATGACGTAGAACGGGATCTCATGGCGTGCTAGATCGTCGATCATGTTGGACGGCGGAGCAACCACCAAGAACCTAACGTCGTGTCCCACCATACGTAGTAGGCGAACAGCATCAACACTCACTGCGTTGTAGATGCCGTTGTCTGGACGACCACAGCGACCCACAACAATCGCCCCCTCGGCCTTCCAACGCTGACTAATTGCCAGCACGTCGCCCGTACACGGCATCTCAACAGGGTTGTTCACGAAGTCAAAGCGGTCTGGCTTGACACCAAGCTGCTTGATGGTGTTCTGCATGAGCCATTTGCTCATGAACAGTGACTTGTTAATCTTTGGATTACCGTCGTAGAATCCAAACACGTTAGTCTCTACGAAGCGTGGCACCTGGATGTGGTGTCCAGGACTCGGAAACTCGTGATAGCCGCTACGGTAGACATGGAAGATGTCAGGCTTGAAATCGTCGATGACAGCCTGCAACTCGTTTGCGTTGCTGTGTCCGTGCGTGTCTACGCTGTACAACTTGCCACCACAAACCATGGCGGACTTCTGAAACTCTTCTCGACGAGGATGAGTGCCACCAGTGTCGTATACTACGGCTACTTCAAAATGCTTCGGGTCAGCGTGTTCAAAGAACAACTGACACGTCTTCTCAGTTCCGCCCAACCCAAGGTGACGCAGATAGTGAAGAACTTTGATCATTGTGCTCGTTCAAAATACTCTTTCCGCTTGACAAGCGGAAGGGCATTAAATACTTGGCCAGGGTTGTGACATATAAGACTGTCCTCTAAGAAGAGCGAGTAAGCCTTTTCATGCTTCAAGGCGTCGCGTACAAGACTCATCTTCGCAAGGTCATGCTCTAGAGCAACGATACGTTGCTTCGCGGCATGGGATTGTGATGTTACCCAACTGCCAATATACGTAGGTAGCTCAAGTCTATTGATTTCACATTGAAGCTTGAGTACTTCGTCACATTTATCTAGAAAGAGTTGATGTGTTTCACGCTCTCTACGATAGAGCTTAGAAGCAAATACCTGATACCACAATTTCTTGAAAATCATTTTATCGACCATAATCATCCTGTAGTCTTACGACATCACCCAGTTCTGGCGAGCTTGCTTCCATGACCGCAAGTGGCGACGTTTCGCTAGCTTCTAAACGATGAATCTCGAAAGGCAAGATAGTAATGTACCGCCCTGGCAATAGAGTAATCTTACGTTGCGTATTATCTTTGATGATAGTGAGAGTGCCACTGCCATACAGACAGTACATTGTTTCACACTTCACTTCGTGGTACTGTAAACTCAAACGCTTGCCAGGATCCACTTCAAGAATCTTGAAAGCGTACTTGTTGTTAGCTTCCAGAATCCTCTCTCGACCCCATGGTTTGACTATAACTTCTTGCTTCATGATCGCTTCCATTTCTTGCCAGCTTGCATAGTGGCAATCCATTCGTCACGCGGTGGGAGGTTCTTGAAGTCTTCGAACTCGATCGCGTGCTTCAAGTGTCCCTTGAAATTATGACCGAAGAACTCGGAAATGGCCGAGTAAGTCTCGTAATTGTTCGCAGACTTGTTGCTGTTCTCGATCGAATCGGGTCTTTGAGTGTAAATCGTGAGCACCTGTGGGATCACATAACCGTGATAGCCCAGGGACATGAAATACAGCCATAGCCAGTAATCAAACGCCGATCGGTATTGTTCGGAACGAGCGAACATTAAGTCCCAGTCTAGGGACTTCTTGAAGGCCGGATCATTCCGCCAACACACTTGAGGGCCTGCCCAACACTCACGACTCATTAGTTCAAAGTCGAAGAGCGGCTTAATACCACCGCCAAGTGGAACGCCATGATCGTCGATGACATGAATGCCAGCATATCCGAAACCAATCTTGCGACCGGCGTGCATGCCGCTGGTAGCAAAGCTCATGTGCTTATGAAACTCAGTAGTAGTAGTCGGTGCGTGGTAATCGTCTGTGTTGCTATTGATCACGAAATCGCCAGTGGCACTCTGCCAAGCTCTTAGCCACGACGTACCGTACCATTCTCGCGTTGGCCAATAAAGATACTTGACTCGCAAGTCAAGCTCGGCCCACTTCCTACCAATGATGTCATCGGTGCCAGGAGAAGCGGGATTCATAACAACGATCTCGAAGTCGGGATCCGTTTGCTTTTCAAGCAAGTCGGCGATATGCCGATCAAGATAAGAACCTGAATCAAAAGTAGACACCAAGTAACTAATTTTCATATCTGTGACCGTCCAGGTCTAGCTTAACAGGATCCTACATGAGCCCAGGAATCACCAAGCTTATTTAACCCAGCGTCTTGCGGATTACCGCACGGCATATCTACCGGCGGTAACATCAACGTCATTCCATTATGGTAGTGGTGCATATGCGGCTGCGACTGTCGAGTCATACAGAGCCAGATGTTACCGTACTCTTCGCCAGCAAGTACCTTAGAATAGAATTGATCGCTGTCCCACTTTGGGATATTGGTATGATCACACTCAAACTCAGGATCTAGCTTTCCATACAGTGTATGTGCGTGCATTACTTTTGGATGAAGTCCAGTAAATTCCAATACTGGCTCGGTCTTAGAAAACCAATCCTTAACCTTCTGATCAAACTTCTTATTGGCGGCACCATGTGCCGCGAGTTCCTTCTCGTAGTATTCCTGCTTGGCTTTCATAATGTCGTTCATGTTCGAACGAGCATAGCCATAGTGGAAAATGAAAAAGTCATTCAGCATCACTCTACGATGCTGATAGTGAGGCGAGAAATATGTACAGTGACCAGCCGGATCTGTTACAATAGGATGACTATTGTACTTCATGCCACGCACGTACTTGAAAACACGCTGATGCTGCGGTTGCCATTCAGGACCGGGCACAGCAACGTGATTGAAGTCACGATAGAAATGTAGGAAGTTCGGCACAAACTCACAGGCCGCAGGATTAAGATCAATAGCACTACGAAGACGTTCAATGTCCTGCGGCCTGTAGAACTCGTCAGCGTCATTGATCAAAATCCAATCACCGGGAATGGACATATCCAAGAACGTCTGCTTCATCTCTTCCAAGTTTTTCCAATGCTTGTTGATAGAGATGATAACAACCTTTTTCTTGGGGTCGTGATTCGCCTTGAAGTCCGCTAGGATTTCACGAGTCTTGTCGATCGAATGCCCATCGGGCGTCGATCGAGGGTTGTTTGCGACCGCCCCTTCGATAACTAGGATGCGGTCTACCTGATCATAGATCGAACGCAGAACCAAGGGAGCAAACTCTTCTTCGTTCAGCATCTGAATACACTGTACCAATCGCGGCTTGCGATTCACTCGCTCCGCAATCGACTTCATTTGTGGTTCATAAAACTGATTCATTCTACATCATCCTCTTTACGTAGCTTGCGTCCTGATTCACGCTGCTTATCACTAACACTATCGTCAATCATTTCATTATAGTCTGCCTCGCTAGGAATGCCCGGCGGACGCACACCTTTTTTGCCACCCGGTCTGAACTGCCAAAGTGGACAACTCTTAGATGTACAGGCAACTACATCAGCACGGCAGCCGCCCATGCAAGACAAACAAAACAACTGAATGGCGGCGGTACGACTACCTTGATAATCTGCCTTAAGACCGCGTTTCGGATACGAAACACGCATCTCGTTTTCAAGACGATTTGTTAGGTTATACTTAGCTATTCTCTTGGACGGTTTCATTGAATCTCACGACTCCTGTTTGTTTCCACATATCGAGCATCGTATGAATTTGTTTCGTAATTATAGACGAAATACGTCTGTAGTCATGCTTCTGTCCAACAAGCTTGGCGTTCTCACGCCGCGTCAAAACAGACCTCCATTGTTCTTTATTGGAATCGTCAAGCACTCCTTCTTTGTCTCCCTTGCGAAGGAAATGAAAGTTACGCATGACCATGGCCATTTCTGGAACACATGGCTCGAAACACTGTTCGACACCAGTGTAAAGTCCTGGATCACTATGAGGCGTATCAAAGAAGTATGTTGGCATACCACCATATACGAGAGCATTATCACGAGTCACGAAATCCGCCATACCACCAGCGACATTTGTGATTACTGTCTTGCCATATCCAAGAGCATCAAAAACGGGGATACCCCATCCTTCGGCACGAGAAGAACAAACGTAAGCGTCGCCACGAGCATGAAGACTATGAATCTCGTCATCGCTCATTGTGAATACTAACGGCAACACGGGCGGAAAACGATCAGCAGGAATGCGGCAACGTTGACGAATATTCTGAATGTATTGCTTAACTTGCTCTTGCTCATTATTCCGTCCAGACATCTGAATGTACGTTTTAAGAACAAGCAAAACTTCGTCTGGACGGTCCCAGAAGGCCGCATGATAAGCACGTAACAGGGCGTCAATCCCCTTCTTGTTACTCAACTGACAGATGTTGTAGAACACCGTGCGGTCGCCAGCGTGCTCAAGAGTGTACGGCTCATACTGCTTGGTGTATACATCTTCGTCACATGGAAGACCGCACACAACAATAGGCTTAACCACGCCAGAGTTAAGCATCGCTTCTGCGTTAGATTTAGATGGCACCATCAAGAAGTCAAACTCATTAGCCTTGGCTACCCAAGACAACTGCATATGACTGCTTTCTAAGAACGTATACAATCCATTCAGGATGCCAGGAATTGGTACAGCCTCGACATTACATGTTGTCATTTGAATAGCTACATCAACATCCTGCAAATCTCTTGCGAGAACGGCGGATAGCCAAGCGTCTGGCTTGAAAGCCTGACCAACGTCTAGCTGATCGTATTTAAGTGCCCGTGCTGTCACGACAATATTATCATCTTGCAAGAGCGTACGCAGAAAGATACGTGAGGCGGTTGCGAATCCGGAAAAGTCTTGTAATGGTCCCGTAAACAACAATTTCATAAACCACTCTCCTCAAGATATTTAGCTAAATTCCAGGCAATAGCTTTTCGTCTTCCAATATCAGAGGACATCAGAATGTTACATGCACGACATAGAATGCCAAAATTACACAACTCAAAAATCCGAACATTAGATTCTATACACGGCTTATTCTGTATCCATGTTCTAGGTGATTTAGATTTGATTAACTCATTACCAGTCCTATGATCAAAACAAACTCTAAAATCATGACGTGCATGAGTCCAATACAGTCGCTTTTCACAAAGCTGACATTGTGGCGTCTTACCATATTTCTTGGTAAAAAAAGATATCCATTGTTTGCGATATTGTAAACGTTTTTTAGACTCGTAAGCAACACGATAAACTTTGTTGTCTTTTTTCCAACGTTTATTATATTGCTTAAAATAATCTGGTTTCTTTGCATTAAAAGCTGCTTGATTCTCTTGACGACAGACCTTACAATGTTCCGAAATACCACCATCTTTACGTTTCTCTTTATAGATAAGTGCTTTTGTCATGATATGGCCTCTATGACAAACACGCTTTCCGGCATTATTCACCATGTACGAAGTCATACAAACTCCTGCGACTTCTTCGTCGGCAAAGCCGACAGCTTACCACCCATTTCAAGTCGCACTTGATCACGCATCTTGCTAGCACTTGATTGCTGATTACCGATCGAGACAAATTGCTGCATGAGTTGATCGCGTGTTACGCCCTGTTGAATGTGAGAGATCCACATTTTGGCTCCTTCGGTATCCACCGAAGGATACTTAAGAATGTTCAAGTATAGCCAATTCACAAACTGCTCATCGCTAAGGTTAGCCGGAACAGGAATGCTACGCACTTCGTCAACCTGAGCGATGGGACTATCCCATGTGTCGGCACGATCCAAAATTTTGACATTATCCAACACGTACTCCCACTGATGCCACAACTCATCCCAGTTGTAGTTTTCTTCAACGCATTCACGAGCCTCGTTACTAAGTGCCGCTAGACGCACTGGATCCTTAATCATGTTACGCATTTTAAGTGCTAGATCAGCGATATCAGGCAACGCCCTCTTGCATGAAGTTTCAGGTTCATAATAGTATCTATCAACGTTAATTACTTCACCACCCTTGTGGCACGTATAATTACGTTCATTGATATCAGATTCCTTGAAATGAGAGTAATCAGGGTAACGGCCCTTCTCTCGCATGGCGGTGTAATCCATAACCAAGGCTGGGACACCACAAGCCTTGGCTTCTTGAATAGGCATGCCGTCGCCTTCACAAATAGAACACTGAACGTAAACATCCATCAGATTGTATAGCTTAGCTAGATCGTTGCGGTCGAAGCCAACACTCGTGCTCGGCGGCGAAGCGTCCGTCTTGCCGCAATAACAGCACGGTAGCTTAATGCGTCCTTCTTGAACCGGACGACCAAAGAGGTTGGCGGCAAAAGTGACAGACGGCTGCTTACAAGAATGACAATAGAGAGATTGCAAGACGCTACCGCGAATGCCCTTATGATGATTGGCCATCCACTCATAACGATCTAGGCGTGCTACGTGACGAGGATAGTCATATGAATGCATGTTGTCTGGCCAACACGAATGAATGAGTAATACAGCCTTGTCAACTTGTGACTCGCCCTTATACTTATTCTTCATTAACGCAAAAGCGTCAATAAGATCGGGATAGAGTTTGCGACTTTGATTACGCATAACGGTACCAATAATGGGTACGTCAGCGGCCAAATTCCAGTGTTCGCGACTCGTCTTCTTGTCAGTTGGCTTGAAAGAGTTAATGTCTACGCCAGGACGCATCGGCTTCGGGAAAATCTTCATGGCACGCTTCCCGTTTGTAGCTAGCGAAGATTGGCGACGCAACGTATGAATGCCATAATCCGAATACGCCAAAACCATGTTGGCATTTTCATATGACTGAATCCACTCTTCTTGTTGAGGTTCAGCGTCAACCGTTGGCATTACAAGCCACTTGTACCATGAGCGAAAGATGTTACGTTCTTGGAATTCAAGCATCCACCAGTCACGAATATCAATAACGATATCCGGCTTAAAATCAACAAGAGCGTAAGCAAACTTGTGTTCACCAAACTGATTAGTGTTTTGTCCGCGTGTACGTGGGTGCGGACTTGGCTGTTGAAAAACTCGATTCTCTTCATCAGTGGTTGGCATCACGCCATAAAAACGCCAACGACCAGCAATAAACTCTTGTACACGAGGATCGTCCTGACGTGCATACGAGCCAAGCTCAGCAATTTCATACTTGCCTGTAGCGGCTAATCGAGGCAACAACTCACGATAGTAGGTTGAAAAACCAGTACTCAAAAAACTAGCTTCACCAACAAATAGAATTCGTTTCTTATACATTATGCCGCGTCCTCAAGGGCTCGCTTGATTCTGGTCTTAAGACAGGTCTCCTTTTTGGAAACCGCCCTTCTTGAAATATGAAGAATAGCCGCTATCTGTTCTACAGAGAGGCCACCCAGTATGCGTCTATAAAGGATGATACGATCTGTCTCGTCCTTTACAACACTGTCTAATACATCCTTGATCGAGAAATCATTCTCAATACCGTCTACCGTGATATCTTCTTTGACTTGTTTATAGTGTCTACGACTATAGGTCATACGCAGGTCGCGAGCATGATCTGCATCGAAATTGCGACCATACTTGTTAGTTAACGTAACTGCAATCTCTTCGTCACTCTGTCCTTTTTCGTGCAATTTTGACGCCATAGACGCCAAGGCAGTCGTTCTAAAATCAACTGTCAATACACCAATAAAACGAGCCGCCTCGTTAAAGATCGCGTTTCGAATGGAGCTTGTAACAAACGACTTGATGTTACTACCAGATGAAGGATCATATGCTTTAACCGCTCGTAAAACAGCCATATCTCCAACCTGATACAAGTCGTTGACATCAAGCGTCGCAGATGAGCAACAGGCACGTTTAGCAATGTAGCGAACAAAGGGATGATACTGTTCAAGAATCTGTGCTACTATGTCGTCAGGTACATCAACCATCATATCTAAGTCCTCTATCCATCATTATGATATCACCAATCAACATAACTGTCACTTAGTTTTTCGTTTTTGTGTGGGAGGAATTCGTCTAAACCACATGAGCGGTACAGAGAATGGATAAAGTGGTTCCCAGCCGTTTTTTGATCGTGCGTTAATTGCTTTCTTGATGATGACATTAAGATCTTCAACCTTTGCCATACCCAATTCAACAAGTTTGCGTTGATCTTCCGTGAGACCAATATCTTCAAAATCGTATTCGTAATTCATTTAAGTCTTTCCACAACGTCGGCGATCAGTGAGCCACGATCATCAACTTTACCTTTAATGCGAATGACATTGCCAGATTCCAAAAGCCCTTTAGATAGAGCAAATGTTCTTGGAAAAACGACGATGTTGTCCATTTGATAGGTATTGTCACGAGCCGTCACAAAGGCCATGTCATCACCCTTCTTGGTTGTAATTTGACGTACGCTATCAACACATACGGCAATCTCGAAAGCCATATCAGCAGATGCGTTCTTCACTAAGTCCACGCACTTGTGGCGGGCTTTGTAGATGTCGGCTTCGCTACCACTAAGTGAAATACCAAGATAAAACTGCTCCCAGGCAATGCGTTGAGCCTTACTGTCAAAGAGTTCGCCAGCATCGTACTCTTGTAATAGCTCACGAATTGTAGCACGACGACGTACGTTCGGAATTGTCACGCCATATTTCTCTTTAATCTGATCAACCTTGTTGTCATCGGACAATGATTTCACGAAACGCACCCAATCAGTGACATCAGTTTCAATTTGCATCAACTGCGTCACAGTCTCGCGTTCCTTGTCGGTCAAATTGTCAAGCAACTTCAAACGTGAAATGCCACGAACGCGATTTTCTTGCACGTCATCAAGTGCTCCACCTTTAATGAACGCCATCATAGTGGCACTCGTCACCTTACTCTTGGTGGTCGCCCACTTCCAGATGATCTCGTCGAAAGTCTTGAGTCCCTTCGATAACTTGATCATGTCGCCTACAGCGGCCACACCAACACCCTTAAGGGCTGTGAGACCGAAAGCGATATGCCTGTCTGTGACCACATCGAAGTCTTTATTTGCGTGCGTAACACGAGGCGGTGTGACTTCGATACCAAATAGTTTGGCATCGTACACCAAACCACTCAGTTTCTCGGCTTCGCCGTCTGAATTCGAAAGCTTAGCACACAAGAACTCAACCGTATAGTTGGCTTTGAGATAAGCGGTCTCATACGCCATCAAAGCATAACCGACACCGTGAGATTTGTTAAATCCATACCCCGCGAACTTATCAATGTAGCTCCAGATAGCCAAGGCAATGTCAGGGTCTATGCCACTCTTACTGCACCCAGTAATAAACACCTGCTCCCACTTCTTCATCTCTTCGGGCTTCTTCTTGCCCATCGCCTTACGCACCTTGTCGGCGTCGATCAAAGACATGCCGGCAAGTACACGACAGATCTCAATTACCTGTTCTTGATATAAAAGACCTGAATAGGTGTTCTTGAGAATAGGCTCAAGAGCAGGATGAATATAGGTCGGATCCGCCCCCTTCATCTTCACGTCGCGATATTGAGTTGCCATACCAGAGTCAAGCGGACCAGGACGAATAATACTACATAAGTCACTTAGCTGTTCTATACTTTCCGGCCTAAGATTCTTGCTCCATGTTCTACCAAGCTGCTTTTCGATCTGGAAAACACCAACTGTAAACCCTTGGCCAATCATAGCATAAGTAACCGGATCATCCAAAGGCATGGAAGCACGAGCAATATCAATCTTGCGACGCTCAGCAACCAAATCCATGGTAACCTGAATGTCATCAAGAGTGTTCAAGCCCAAGATGTCCAGCTTAAGCAGATTCAAAGAATCGACCGTGTTCATGTCCCAGCCGAAAATTAGATCGCCATCCTTTGAACGAGTCAACGGATAGGCACTCTCGTCGAACGGAACGTCCGAGATCACAACGGCAGCGGCGTGCAAGCCGGTTGACTTGTAGCAACCTTCGAGGGCACGAGCGATGGTGAACCATGGCTTGTACTTCTCGGCGTATTCCTTGAGTTCCTTGACGGACTCGATAGCCTCGTCCAGACTGATAGCAACGTGCTCGTCGTTCTTCGCAGGAACCAACGCGGTGATCTTGTTAGCCTCATCGAACGGCATGTTATACACACGAAACACTTCCTTGAGCACGGCTCTCGCTTGCAAACCATTGAAGGTTACAAGCTGAGCAACGTTGCCAGCACCGAAGCGATTACGAACATACTCCAAGACCTTCTGACGCTTCGAACGTGGCACGTCCGTGTCGATATCAGGCAATCCACCACGTCCCTTGTTCAGGAAGCGTTCCCAAATCAAGCCGTACTGGAGTGGATCAATGTCGGTAATCCCGAGGGCGTAACTCACAAGGCTACCACCAGCAGAGCCACGGCCACGCCCGAGTAAGATTTCCTTACTGTGAATCCACGAGATCACGTCGTGAACGATGAGGAAGTAGTCAGAGAACCCCATTTCGCGAATGTCATTCAATTCACGATCGAGACGATCCTGATAGTCTTGTTCTGATCCAGCAACCTTGAGAATACGAGAAAGCCCATCGTTGGCAATCTCAACCAAATACTCATCAGAAGTCTTGCCATCTGGCACGAAAGCGTACTTAGGTAAGCGTCTCTTGTTAATGTCAATCGTGACGTTACAACGCTCAGCAATCTCATTCGTAACGTCAAGCTCAGCTTCTTGTAGACCAGCCGCAAGCATTTGCTCGCGAGACTTGATGTAGTATTCTTCGTGCGAAAAGTCAGTGTACGTGAGCTTACTGTAGGCATTCTCGCTCATAGCCAGCAACGTCTTATGAGACTCCGCGTCATGCTGATGAACATAATGAACGTTGCCGGTCGCCACGGTCTTAATGCCATACTTGAGTGCCATAGTACGCAAGCGACTATTGATCTGTTCTTGCTGCACTAAGCCAGTAGATTGCACTTCGAGGAAGAAATGAGATTGATCGTAGATCTTCAAGAAGCGACGTACCATGCCCTCGGCTTTAAAAATAGCTGCGGGCTCAACGTCATTGCCGCCCTCAGTAGGCTTATCATACAGATGCTTTGCAATCACACCATCAAGACTACCGCCAGTCAAACAAATCACACCCTCTTTGTACTTTTCAAGCAACTTAAAGTCAACACGGGGATTGTAATAATAGTTAGCTTCGCTATTCGCCTCCGAAACAATCCTCGCGATATTCTTCCAACCTTCGTCCGTCTCCGCCAACAGAATCAAATGCGAAACCTGTCGTACCTTTTGAATACGTAGCTGCTGAGCGTCCTCACAGAAGAAAATATCAACGCCAAGAATAGGCTTTAGTCCAGCAGTCTTAGCCTGCTTGTAAAACTCAATCGCATTAAAAAGATTGGAATAGTCTGTTAGTGCGACGGACGTTTGCCCCAAGTCTTTGACACACTTGATGATGTCCTTGACGTTGGCCGATCCATATAGCATCGACGCCTTCGAGTGAACGTTTAGGTGAGTGAAATTCATTTGAGTCTGTCTGGATTTACGGACGACTTGTTGCGATGTCCGTAATCTGTTTTCGTGGCCTTATTGATTGTCTTGCCGGGCTGACGGTCCTTCGACGTATTGCGTGCTCTGCTCATACGAGCCAACCGATCGTTGTTAGCTTTCTGTGAACGACTCTCATTATAGCCGCCCTGTCCGTCATAGTTGCCTGTACGTACCGGCTCGATACCATGACGATCCCACACATCACCAATACGCATTCTGGTTTTGATACCAGGAGACGACGGGTAATTCAGAACAAAGTCATCAATAGCGGTTAGCTTACAGTCGCACATCTTTCCATCCACTACATGATTACACGCAATGTGACCCTCGTCAACCCGATTCGGCAAGTCGGCCAGCGATCCTGCAACGTTTACAAATTCATCATTACTGGGGCCAAAACAGACGTTTAGTTGCTCGCCGAGCGTCGAGATTAGACTCAAGTGACCATGCTCGCAACGATAGCCTTTCGCTGGACTAAACACTGTTGCACCACTCACAATCGTAATGGCAGAATTTTCTGGCTTACAATCAGGACACACCTTTTTCATCTTAGGAATATCCGATTCAAGTTTCTGCTCCTGACTCCTATTCATGACAAATTCGGTAACGTGTGAGCGTTTCCAACACATAATACGTACTACTGATTTCGACATATCATTCCGCCTTGAACTTTCCCGTCCACTTAGACGCACACACTTCCGTATCGCAAAGCGACTTACACTTCCAAGCCCAACGCTGAGAGAAGTCTTCGTTACTACGAACAATACGATCAATCCAATTAGTGTTTTCAATCTCATGAATCTTTTTAACTGTCGAAATTTCCGTCTCAGCATCCTCTTCCGCTGTAAAAGCGATAGTAATGGGGGTGCTGGTAAAGTAGTCGAAAGTCAACATGACATTCTTGTATTTGTATCCATTGTTGTTCACGTCTTCAATGAACTCCTTACGGCTCGCCATTGAATAGATCTTTACTTGAATGTCTTCGCGACACTCAGCATAATTTTGTACCCAAGCACCACTCTTATAGTCAATGATGTGAATCGTTTCGGGATCTTCTTCGATCACGAGATCCATAATGCCGATCAGAGGAACGTCCGTGCCTGTAAGCTTGATATTAAATGAGTACTCAGTGCCGATAGGAACGCCCTTCGCGTCCCGAAGCATCTTGTCCCAAATGCCATTTCTATACTTCTTGATGGTCGTCTCAAGCATACTGACCGAACCATCAAACAAGTTCCGTGGACAGCCCGTTAGATCATCAAGCTTCTCTTTAGAGATGCCACATATATCGCCCTGCTTATATGGACAGGTATCACAGTAAGGCTTCTTGTCATGATAATCTTTAGTCTTCGCCCAGACTAGAGGTGACTCCATAATCTCAGACTGACCCTTGCGGTCTAACGTAGCAAGTTCACCAGCATACCCCCTGTACAGACGACTCATCCAATCTGTATCATTTTCATTAGCAAGATTCTCCAAGACATCATGCAACAAAGATCCATGTACCGCCCCCCAATTTGTCTTAAGCTTTATACCAGGACAATTATAGGTAAGCCAGTATTTAAACTTACACATGTCGTACGTCTTGATACGGCTAGGTGAACATGATTTGAGTTTTAGCATCCTACACCCTTGAAAATGAGTTGAAGTTGTTCGATAGGAAGTTCGCCGCAGTCGTGCGATCCATTAAGACCAACTTGATGAACGTTAAAGATGTCACCAATAACACGCTTAAGTCTCGTGAGTCCCCTGTCACCGGCATCGTTTTCATCATCATCATAAGCGACGTACACGTCAGTAATGCCATACTTAACCAATAGAGTTCTGTGGTTGGCACAAAATGTCGTTCCGAGGGTCGCTACCCAATTATGAATGCCGGACATTTCCAGCTTCATGCCATCAAGCGGCCCCTCTACTACGATCATCTTCTTCTGCTGACCCATAAAACGCTTTGCTCTATTAAGATTGAATAGCAACGAACTAATCAAAAGTTCGCCACGCTTTGGCCATAGATTGTAGTTGCGACCATGAATCCATTTGCGATACTCGGTACCCTTCTCAGTGAAGTATTTCTCTGAATGAATAGTACGGCCACTATAGCCAACCAAGAATCCATCATGGTCTCGAATCGGAAACACTACACGATCATGCATGAATGTTCCAGGACGTTGCCACAATCCAGCGTTGTAGTCTCTTAGTACTTCCTTGCTAAAGCCACGCTTAATCAGGTACTCGGGATCCATCTGCAAGAAACGCAGATTATCCTCCTTGAGTGGTTCATGTGTATGAAGTGCCGTTCCACGATAAAGATTCTCGGGCGGGGCTGCGACTTGAGTTACGTCAATACTCTTCTCAGATAGACGATCATGAATCCACTTAGAAGTGCCGAGAAAATTGGTGCCGAGAATGCTACTTACAAGACCAAAAATGTCGTTGCCTCGTGACTCTTCGCAGTGATGAGTCCAACACACCCACCTACCGAGACCTGGACGCCAACTAAAGGCGGTGGGATTATCACGATCTCCACCATGTTGTTGACACTTGCAACACGACTGAATAAGACCATCTCCACGATCGGTATAGTTGATTGCAAGCTTATCAAGTAGATAAGTAATGTTGCGATTTGCGTGATTACGTAAAGCCCCTTTTTCGTTTTCAGTCATCTTCATCATCGGTCCCCTTTCTCTTCGAGGCTACGTCACGACTCTTCTTAAACTGATCTAACCGCTTTTGACGCTCTTCATTGAAGTTCACGGTACTAAGGCCGATCTCTTTGAAATCACCACAACTCAAATCAGCGTCAAAATTGATGTGACCAATCGGTGTACCCGCACCATAACGTGTAACAAATACACGTAAATAGTGAGAACCATTGCCGTCAAACGCTCTTTCATCATCTGTCTTTCTTTTAAGATAACTCACCGACGTAACGTTTTCGCTAATACGCTTACCACCAGCAACACACTTGATGCCTTCGTCAACCTCATTATTTGTCTGGCCAAACGCCAGACAAGGAATATTATACTTCTTCATGGTGTCATGTAACAACGCTACGTTGATACCGTGCATCTGCCACTCAGCTAAATTATGATTAGCCTTAAGTTCAGAAACGGTCGCCAACTTAATGTAGTCGTAGACGACCAAACACTGTGCATTCTTTGTAGTACGGTCTGGCTTAACGTCTTTTAGAATCCAGCGACGTAGATGCGGAATGACGGCAGATACATCCATGCCCGAAATAGATTGGTACGTAATGGGTAAGGCCAAAACACGCTCACGTAACTCAGGGTCACGAATGCGGCGACCACATTCCATAATGTGCGAAATCTGCTGCTCATCAGTTACTCCATGAAACTTCAACTGCTCTGGGGTCATCTTCCAAAAACCAGTTTCAATGTACTGGAATGGTACACGAGCCATCAAAGCCACAAGACGAATCTGTTGATCATTCTTGTTAAGTTCACTATCACACAAGATGACCGGCAGTCCTTTCCGGGCTGTATTGAGAGCTGCACGTAACGCAAACTGCGACTTACCAGCCTTAGCTGTAGCCACCACAAAAGTTACAGACCCGTTTCTGAATTGACCCACACGATCTTGCCATATTGGGAAACCCAAATCTATTCCTAAATTTCCAGGGTCGTTCGCGAGTGCGTCAATGAACTCGAAAATGCCTTTGGTCAGGAGTACAGGAGCGTTTTCGCCACGATCAAGTGTATTAACTTGGCTAATGATCGCATCTTCGACCTTACCAATCATGATCGACAAAGGATCAGACGTAGTTGTCAGATAGTTGTTGGTGTCTTCAAAGGCACGCCTGTAACTACCTTTAAGTGTCTGACGCTTAATCTCCAGGAAGAGGTCGGTTAGTTCTTGTTCACCAACTTTTTCCCTATAGAGTTCATCAATCCACGCCCCATCCTTGGTGGCTGATAGATAGTTCTGGTGACCAAGAGCTTTGGCCTCCGCTACCAGCTTGGACTTCGTGATGTTAGTTGCTTCCTTATTCAGAACCAACGAACGCAAAGCCTCGAATGTCATCTTCGTGGCTGAGTGCTGAAAATCTGTATCATCTAGATAGTCTAGATAATCAAATAGTTTGGTTGGGTTCGCAATAACCCCGGCCAAAAAGACCTGCTCGGCGGCAATATTACTCATCGTCTTCCCTGTTCGATTGAATCAAATCTTTGAGTTCATCAGTAGAAAGTGTATCACGCACTTCAATCAATAGGATTTTATTGAGCACGCACCAGTCTCGCTTACGTTGATCTCTGCCCCTTGAACGCTCGAAGCCATCTTTATCGCCATGAAAGAATTTGTTAAAACTGTCATGTTGTACGCCCTGAAACTCAAATGCAAGATTGTTGTGTGGCATATAAAAGTCAAGAAAAAGTCTTTCTTCTGGAATAGGAAACTCTTCTAGAACTAAAGCTTGCATACCATAAATAGAACGGATAGCACGTCCCAGATTGTACTGACCTATAGACTTAGACTGAGTTCTGGACCGAACAGGATACTTACTCGGCAGAATCTCAAGACGCACTTCTTTTTTACTGAGGGTCAGAAACTTCATCTGTAAGATCGTCTAAAGCATCATGGCGTCCATCTGTCTTAAGGAATGCTTTTAACCCTTGATCAAGTTTAAGTGTCAATGCCGGATCAAGCAATAGTTTGCGTGACGCATTGAATTGAGACATCCATGTACCATCTAGTTCCGTAACATCTTTCTTGACAAATTCATTGGTGGCACGATCTAGCTTGGGTAAATAAACTTGTTTACCACCCTTGCCACCCAAACGCAAGATACCAAAGTTACAGCACTGAATCACAAGTTCTTGCTCGCGAAAAATACCGCTATTATAGAGTAGAGGTATGGCATTTTCTGCCCCCTCTGGTGCAAACTTGTTCTTGACTACCTTATAATTGATCAGCTTACCAATAATGTGACCATCCGCCATCGTAATCATATCTGCCTTAGTTGGCTTCTTAAGACGAATACGTTGAGACGCATAGAATGCAACGGCAGCACCACCCGGCGTTGTAGTTGGATCACCATACAACGTAATCTTGCTACGAGTTTGATTGGTGAAGATTAACGCAACATTGTTCTGTTCGGCTACACCGATAAGTTTACGCATCGCATCAGACATTAACTTACCATGATTACCAACTCGGTTCTCGCCAATAGCACCAGCTAGAACGGTCTCGGGTTGTGCCGCATCAATAGAGTCAAGAGCAGCAATGCCACCTGGACACATGGCAGCAAACTGACGCATTGCCTCAAGAGCTTGTTCGCCATTTGTAGTATTGACGATCCAAAAACGACAATCATTCTTTTTCGAGACAGCCTCTTCCACGAATGGACGTAGACTACGAATCGTTCTCATGAGCGAAACATTCAAGCTCTTCTCCATATTGACAAACATGCATCGCTTAGTCGGATCAGTAGACAACGCTCTTCCTATAATTTCAAGAATGATAGTTGTCTTGCCCGTGCCCTCATCTCCATAAAGTTCGGTAATACGACCCGCTGGAAATGGAACAACTAGGTCGTAGTCTAGAGTATACGATCCACTTTCATTACCCGGCGGATCTTCCATTGCGTTGGCACCAACAACGTACACGCCCGTTTCTTCGTTGCTTAGCTCACCACTAAAGAACTCAAGCGAAACTTGTGCGGGAACATTGGGCTGCTTATCAGTCTTTGACTTCGCCACGTTCTAGCTCCTTCAAAAAAGTCAGGAATGACTTCGGTTTTTCTTGCTTGTATGATGCCTTTTCAAGTCCGGGTTTCATGGACTCGCGGCGTTGATCGGAATAGAGTCTACATACTTCGTCTATGTTATAGCGTCTAAACAGCTTGCGGGCTACGACAGCCATCTTGGCAAACTCTGGTGGATTTATGTAGTGCGGCTTACACTTGAAAACGTAGAAAGCAAGTTGCTCGGAGGATAGGCCAAACGATGGCCCCATGAGCTTCTTGAAGGCCGAGACGAATCGACCCCACTCTTTGCCGTTGTCGCCACGCCACGGGAAGATGTCTGATCGTAGATCACGATTCAGCCACAGCATCTCCGTGAGAATATTGGCTTCATCATGCTCAATTTCGGGCGTTGTAATCGACTTGTACTTCATACTGCGTCGTTCACTATGCACGCGAGATTAGTCTCGCTATACGGCTTTATTTCGTAGGAGACGTTGCCAGCATGATCAATCCACGTCACATGAATTTCGCGACCTTTAATCAGGCCAATGCCAACCCAATTAATCTGGTCAACCTGTGTTGCATTCAGTAATGCCCCAGCCTTCTTGGATTGCCAGTAGCCATTAATCTGGGGATTGCCACTATCGTCTCGATAAGGCATAAGTACAACACGACGACCGTACGCTTCTAGTCGTAGATTCGTAAGCTTGAACTTATGAACCTTAACGTACTCGCTAAGACGAACCCAGGCCGTTCGTTCTCCTGGCGTAACGTCCTCGAAAACGGTTGTACCGTCAGAGAGGGAGGCAATCCAACGACTAGCGGTCGGATCCTTCGCAGGATTAGGAACAAATGGATGTTTTGAAGAGAATGCCAGCATATTGATCATGTCCACGAGTGAAAATCATCTTCGTGATTGACACTACATTATGACCAACAGACATAGACTCGTCTATCGAAAAATGTTGTCACGCATCAAGATAGAGTTTAACGCCTCTAGACGTTGCTTACAAATACTCTAACAATAACAAGTACGCAAAGTTGATCTTACGTCCAGCAGCAGTCGGCGTGCCGCTGATAATCAAGTGAAAATCGTGTACGTTTGTGGCAACCGCCTGAGACTGTAATGATAAAGCAGAGCCACTACTGTCGATATTTTGCCACGAAGCATTTCCAGCAAAGCCTTGCGTATCTTGAAGTTGAGCGGCCTTGATCAAAATACCAGCACTCACGAGATTGGCAACGTTTGGAGCACCAGATCCAGGCGTCAAGCCAATAGCACTGAATGTTGCATTCTGCGTGACGACAGCAGTGTCGTTCGGATCGGTGAAACGACACAAGAGAGTGCCAGAAGTCGAAGGAATATTAGTGAGACCGGCTGTAAATGGCACGCCAGATACACTAGCAGTGCTTGCTCCCGTAAACTTAACGTTGATCATCGTACCGAAGTCAACACCAGTCTCGTCACAACGATGTGTACGATCTTGGTACTGACCAACAATTACAGCACTATTTGGAGCACCAGCAAGTCCAAAAAAGCCCATACGATTGGGGTTATTTGTAGCTCCAGCTTCGAGATTGAAAATCTCAAGATTGGGTGTTGCTCGTGTACTGGGCGTCCCGCCCATAGCACCAGAGCATGCAAAAAAACGAATTCCGCTTGCCATGTTAATTATCCTTGTTAAGCTCAGCTATCAAAAGAACGCTTCGCTTTGTTCGGCTATGATGTCATATCAATGCTACATATTAGTACACTAAGGTATCGGTATGTATGTAATGTCTAAAAGAGAGTCAACGCTAATAGTTGTTTGTGTTCGTGCCAAAATATAGAAGGCTAATATTTCCCAGGTTGTAGCTGCCTCTTCTAATCGTACCAAGTAAATATTTTGGTTGCCAAAGGTTGTACCCCAAGAGACAAGTGCCCAAGTTCCATTAGTAACATGAGAAGCACCAGTCACTTCAATCATGTCATGTACAACGCCAAACGCCCTGTTACCAATAAATGGAGCACCATTCACTTTTTTAGTTGCAACTACTGTAGTTAATCCACCGGCAAAAGTCCACTCAACAATACCACTAGTCATGCCACCCGAAGCAGTGTCACCAAATCCAAGCAACTTACCATTAATATAAGCACCACGTCGCCCACCACGAGCAGGAACTTGTACATCGGTATATCCAAATGCAGCATCAAATCTATAATAAGAGTTAACAAGAGTATTTGTCATCCAATAGTTAGTGCCATCAAAAAATAGATCTACTGATTGCCCGGTACCACCACCATATGCAGAGCTGGTAACAGATAGCTCGTCTAATGTTGCACTATCATATTGTGTAAAATTAACAGCAGCAGCAGAAACATTTCTTTGAACTCTATACAAAGATGTGCCAGTTTGAGCAAGTCCACGTGACGTACCCCATTTATTTGCATCTTCCGCTTTAGATACCCACATCATATGTCCAGTAAATGGTGACATGACAGCGAGTCCAGATGGGGGGCCATCTAGAGTTGACCCACCTGAATTAGATGTAATCCAAATAGCATCATCAAAAACATGATAACCAAAACCACTGTTAGTAGTCGTAGGATATGTAATATTTTCTGGTGGAAAAATACTAACAATGCCAGATTCGACGGCAGTTTTTGGAAACGCCGCTTTACTGTTTTTAACAACAAAACGATAAACACCCGAAGCAGCTACATGAGGGGCAATAAAAGCTCTTAATGAATTATCATTGATGGGAATTGGCCCAACTAATGTAACATAACGCGGCTCTCCAGTATAATAATCAAAGTCATTTGTATTAGATGGTGTAAAGTTTTCACCCGTGTATTGTGCAAGCATGTAAGTGCTAGAAGGATGTAAACAATATCCATCTAATCGCACAAAGCCAGAAGAAACATGTGAGGCGTCGGCGGCAACTATACTAGGATTGAACTGTTCAATTTCTGCCCTAGTAGGTTCTCTGCCATTAGTAGAGATAACATTACCATCGGTCTTTTGAAAAGCAGGAAACAATGGCGAACACTGAACAAGAAATTGTTGACTTCCAGGCTGCATGTCACCAAATCTAGTAAATCTAGTAAAAGGATAGGGCTGAAAAATTACCTCAGCAAAATCAATATCAAGAAGAACTCCAGATCCGCCAAGATAATGTTGATCAGTATCAAAATTCTGTCCAATATCTGGCAATGGCCTGAGATAGTCACCAATAGTTGTTGGATTACCAAAGTAATCTATTGGATTGTGTCCGCTGGGGCTATGTGGAAATGCCTGCCTAATCCAGTCGCTTTTATGAACGTCACCCCTAGTTAAAAACTTATAGTCAGCAAATGTATCAAAGGCATATGCCGCAAAAAGAGAATCTAGTGCGTTACGTAAATCTTCAATTTTGTTAACGCATAATACAGTCGGATTCAACAGATTGTTAACGGTGCTACCATCAGATTTTGGTTCATATGGACCAGACGGTGCAACATTAGTGTTGGTGTAAGTAAAATAGTCTGGCAAAATAGAAGGATCATAAGGCAAAATAGAAAACTTACGTAGCTCTGCCGCAATAACAAACTCAGCTTGTTCCAGTAATATACCAGACGCACCAATGCCGTCTGTTGTTGTGTACGGATTGACCGCCCTTACTGGAAGAGTAGATTCATACTCATAAGGAGGAGACCCAGAAACTAATATCATATTAGAACCTATGGAAAGCTGGTTTGACGATTTCGATAAAGTTAACAGTTACTTCAGTGGCACCACTTGGAACAACAGCAGCGGCCAAGAATCCTCTGTCACCAGACGCAGCAAATTGAGGAAAGGGAATTGGAACAACCTCAGAATACAACACGCCAGACGTAATGACTTGACCATTGTAATCAAGTTGACGGCAAATAGCCTTAGCAAGTGGAGTACCCTGATTGGCCATAATAACAATTTCAACTGGCACGACACCAGCGGCACTTGATGCTGTGCCATTCAGATAAACAGTACCATTAGAATTGCCAGGAGTAATTTTAGCATTACCCTGAGCGGCAAGCGTAGTCTTCTGGCCAACAACAATAGAGCCATTTAAGACGGGTAGATCAAATACCGCTCTGTTATTCGTGCCACCAACAATCGTTACGTCATAGTTGGCAGTATTGTCAGCGTTGATACGTTCAATTTGCACAATCGTGCCATTAGCAAACGGACGCCCCTGAGTAAAGTATCTTAAAATTACATTGCCATTTGGTAACTCAAAATTATCTGTATGATAAACAGCCTGATCATCAATGTTCAAGAAGCCATCAATACAAATTGCACCTTCGCGGAAATCAATATTGGATGAGTCAAGTGCTGTAGTTGGCTTCGTGTATTGATGTTGATCAATACCACGATAGCGTTCATCGACTGCCGTTCCCGGTATGCTTGAAAGAGAGAAAATGTTGTTGACTTCTGTAATAGTCACGCGAACAGCGTTCTGCTCTCCATCGAAGAAGATTGGCGGAGCAAATACGTCGCCCGGCAACGTGGGATTACTGGCTCTATCTGGATTGGGATCAAGTAGTGCCAAGTCGGCAAAGTCGATCGGATTCAGAATGCCATTGAGCTGGGCACGAACTCTCTCGCCAAGCGGGGCATCGCGACCAAACTTAGGATAATACGACTGAATCTTGTAACGTGTAACGAAGCCGTCGATGCCAAAACTGATATTGAGTTCACTGACGCCGTGCGAAATTTCGCCGTACAGTCCAGAAGGACCAATGTTTTGTTCCGCAAATGCATCAAACGACAAGAGCGGGAGTCCAACTTGCTGGAAGTCAGCATAACGAGAAGAAGACTTGGGAACAATCTTGCCTTCTACGCGACGAATAGCACGATCTGTCATAATAGCCAGCGACGTTTGATTGCCCTCGGGAGAGAATGCCCACGGAACAAACTGATCATCTAGCTGTATATCTTCGTGACGTTCATAATGAAGATCGCCCAAAACCCACTGACTTGGATATGTTTGTCCATAACGAAGACGAGACTGTACGGGAATTGCGACGCCAGAAAGTGCGTCGTACACATTCAATACCTGAGATGGATTAATAATGTCTAGTAGTCCAGAACCAGTCAACTTGTTGATGGTAGTCAACATCGTCGCCAAGTTAAAGATAATGCCGTCATTGACAATGCCGCCAGATGGACCAGCATTAATCGGCAATTGACACAGTAATGTTCCCTTGGGATATGACTCGAAACCGTAAAGATCTGCTTCGCTGTGCGGATCTATTACACGATCTCCAACGTCTTGCAATGTCACGGGAATATAGTGTCTGCCATCACCACTTGGATTAAATGGCGGTGCGTCTTCTGTCCAATTGGCAAAGCTCGCTGGATTGTCATCTCCAAGTGGACCATACACAGTGCTTTGTGGCAGCACGCAATACGCACGCACTCTAAAGTCTTCGGTCACGAATGGGCTCACAGGTCCGAGACCGCGATTAATCTCGTAGTCTTCAACGAATACGCCACTCGTAGTCACGGTGCCAGAGGCAGACAGCGAATAGCCTTGTACTTGATTTTCAACGTTCGCCCAGGCAGCGTCAATAAGCTGAAACAAGCCAGAAGCTTGATTATATAGTAGTCCTTCAACCACGTACGAACGACCATAGTGACGCGAAGCATGGTCACGAATTCTATTGTAGAATGCAATAACCCAGTTTTGCTCTTGATCTCTACGATTACTGATCACTCGTAGACCAGATTCGGCTGCACCAGTAGCAATACCGGCGAGCGGCATGTTCGGATCTAAGCGACTTTGGAACGATGAATTTTGAGCGGCAATAGAACCATTGTCGGGCGGAAAGCCATACCCCGGTGGATTAGCCGTACCGCTAGGCGTTTGATAGATTTTATAGTACGTCCATTGCTCAATACCAGCAAGTGCAAGCTGTAGCTCTTTCTCAGTGGGCATGTATGTACGAAAGTATCCATCGGCATCATAAAAGCCAACGCTCAACTTGTCCCAAGCTTTTGAGAACACAACATTCCCATCAAGTGCGGACGTTTCCATTCCGTCAATCGGACTAAGTAATTCAGAATTAATAAAGCCTTCTTGGTGACCGCCAAGAACACGAAAACGTGTAGGATCAGGCACAACATCATGACCAAATCCAAGTTGCTTAGTTTCGTTTAAGCCAGACTGGCTACCAAATTGCGACACCAAGTTCAGAATTTCAGCTTCACTGATATCAAACTGAACCTTCTTGTTGATGAGAGCTACACGCTGAGCGTCCATATTCCAGTACCAGTCGTAACCAGTATCTAAAAGAATACGTGATAATACATCATCTAAGGGATCAAGGTTGAACTGAAAACGTATAGCTGTGATTGTACCGCCAATGTTCTTCTCGATCTGTTCTACAGTTGGAAGAATAGAGACCGGAACAGATAAATTGCCTTCGTTATAGGTGAGGTCGATTGCAGCCAAGATTTGGTCGTACGTGCCACCAAATTGCAAAATACGATCATATTCTTTTACAAGCGGTTCCGATGGATTACCATTAATGTCTTCAAGACCATTCAAAATACGGAATGCTCTCGCAACGGAAACCACTCCGCTTGGAACACTTTGTCCAAGATCTTCCGTATGAATTTTGACACGACGCAAATTACGACGATCGTCTTCAAGAGTGACACTGACAATAGTTCCTCCCATACTAGTCGTATAATCCGAATGAACTACACTTCCACGGAAATAGAAGTCACCAATGAACACTTCCATTGGCTTGCCAATTTCAGGTAACTGTCCACTAGCTCCATGAAAAGTTTCAGGAGGCCCAACTGGTACCCACTCTGTTTGTAAATTATGAGGCGTGATATTAAAACCAAACGCAGCATTTGCTGACAACAAGAAGGCAGCGAGTTTAGAACCCGGTACACCAAATCCAAACTGACCAGAAGGGAACGCAATGCCATTCAGCGGCACTCCCACGCCGCTGACTACAATACCATCTGACACTAGAATATTCATGTCTAGATCCCTTTCAAGAAATCGTTACCGGCTTCCAAGCTATCACACCAAATCACACCACGAGAATCACGTACACACCAAATCGGCTTATAAGTACCCGGTTCAGAATAAACGTGAGTTGGGTTAGATGTAATCGTAGACTGCCCATCATCAAAATTCAACAAACTGGCGTTGATCGCAACTCCAGGTGGCAAATTATCGACAGTTGTTGTGAAGTCTACAATCAAAGCTGCATTTCCAGAACGAGGTACACCAGACACGCTAATAATAACAGGACTAATACCAGAAGTGGCATTGATGATGCGTGTAGCTGAGCCATGAAGACCATTAGAATCAATGGCCTCAAACTTGGCAATAAAGAAACCACTACTAGCATAGTAATGCTGATTGGGATAGAAACCGGCACCACTTTCCAGAACTGTAACGGCGGGCGTTAAATCTCCAAATGTCCAGCGTGCTTGTACAATCGACTTACCTTGTGTACCAGATGCAGCACCAACAAAGTACTGATTGAATGGTGCCGTCACTCCACTGACTGTAGCGTTAGGCGTAATGATATCAACAAGTGGTCCCGTCTCTGCCTGAAAGATCACTATCTTAGCATCAAAGTCAGCGTTTGTTGCCTGACGAATTACAAGTTGTGAATCGAAATCTTGAGCGGCAATGGCCTGTACTGTAAAGCCACCATCGAATTGCATACTACCACGCAATCCACCAAGTACGAATCCACCAAAAATTCCACTAACTGATACAGTACCTCTGATATAGCCACCAATTATACCAGAGCCAAAATCATATCCATGAATGTAGCCACCAACAACACCAGAAACAGTGGTTTCAAAAATCACACCAGAAACATATCCACCAATAATGCCGGATGCATCAAAAGCACCAAAGCTCATCGCACCAATAATACCAGACACAGAGTCTTGTCCACGTTGGTAACCGCCAATTAAGCCAGATCCAACATCAGATCCCACTACGTATCCACCAATAAGGCCGCTGACGGTAATACGTGGAGAGTCGTCAATTCCATTTTGAGAAATGTATCTAACTTCAGGCTCAGAAAGTGTACGAGAAAAGTAGAACACATCTGTCAAAATAGTATTTTCATCATTAAGATTGGAAGCACTAAAGTCCCATGGTGCAGACATTTGAGGCGAGAAGAACGTAATCATGCGTGCCGCAGGATTGACAGGAATCAACGGATTCAATCCAGACGGAGGGCCGCCATTAAGCGGATCAACATCATATTGAGTTCGTTTTCTATCAACCTCTTGTCCGTTCACATAACAGATTAACTCTTTGCTAGATGAATCATATGCCCAACAATAATGACTCCAAAAATCAATACGTGGTGGCTTAGAGTTACCAAATTCGTAATTATTGAAACGAGTCAAATCAGAATAAATTGACGCACCGTCAAATGAGCCACATACAATCTGTCCTGATTGTGCTGCATTGGAAAGGTTTTTAAAGTAGGATGTACCACCAACAGATACCAACATTTTGATGTTGTTGGTTTCGTCAGCATAAATAGTCCATCCTTTATTGAAGTCTACTATACTATTCGCAACACCATTAGCACCTACCGTGCCATAACAAAGCATAGTTTCTTGCGTATTAATGGCTGGCGAATTTCTCTTTGACATTAAAAAGCCAACAGAAAATCCATTTTGAGGAGAATCAAAAGCAACTCCCGAGACGGCAAATGGCGGTACAAGATTAGTCGAGCCATTACTCTGACCGGCATATGTAATGCCACTGCATTGAACTCCAAGATCTGAATTAGCTAATGGTCCAGACAAAAACTTAAGAGTTCGTGTTGCGGCAGAAGAAACGCCGTTAATGTTATTCTTTTGACCAAGAGGATCTAAATCATTTCCCTTAAGACTCAAATCTCGAATACCAGAATACTGTACATCTCCATTGAATCGCCAGTATCCTTCAAGATTATTATCACCAATAACAACTTGAGTCTTGGTAAGTGTCGGCGTATATCCAGTAATAGTTGGTACCTGAATACCACTAACAGCAAGTGCTCGAATTTCACCTGTATCAAACGTTCCTCTCATGAGGAACATTTCTCGCATGTAAATATCTCCCAATCCGCCATCTCTTGCAATTTGAGTTGTAAAAGTGTCATTGCCAGCCTCTCCACCAAATTGCAAGAGGTAGTTGTCTGAGGCACTATCAATCCCACCAGGAGCCCACACTCTTGCACTTGCAGAAGTCATGCGTCTACGCTGCACAACGACGCCATTAATCCAAAGCGTGACTGTTAATGGAGTTGATCCTAGTGTATCGCTATTGTCATATGGAGAATCAAATTTCGTATGAAACAAAATCTTACTTGGAACACCAAATGGTACCACTCCAGACACCAAAGACACGTAGTTTGTGTTTGCTCCATAAGTACCTACTCTAGAGGCAAATACCAAAGATACACCGGAGCCCTGTGCTTCATCAACGGTTGTTAAGAAAGATCTCAACTCTCCGTCCGTTGTACCGGCACCCATATTACCATAAAGACTGAGCGTTGAATTAGCTTCAAATTTAGTAGCATTGGCAGTTAAACCAAATGGTGTATTAGGGATACGACCACTTGGAGTCACTTCATAGCTCAAAACAAAATCACCAATTGCATTCTGCGGAGTCGTGTCACATTCCTCATTGACCGGCTTATATCTTTGACAGAGATTACCAATAGATGATCTAGCAGATGTAGCATTTGAAACAACAGCCGTGCCAGGACTCAATCCATGTACACCAAATATACCTGATGTAATACCAAGATTACCATAACTTGCAAGTGCCCCTATAGTATCACGAGTAGCAAATTCACTAATCAAGGGATTAGACGCATAGATATTCCATCTAACGTCAGTCTCTCCTCTAGTCAAGTTACCAGGAAAGATATTCCAAACTCTAGCCCTATCTTCAACAATAATGTCATCTATCTTATAATCGGAGCAAGGCCAATAACCAACCAGTCGAGTATCATGAATTGTTCGCCACAATGGAGTCGTATCAATACCACTTTGTGCAAGATACATAAACTCTTGCGGCAACAACGCTCTACCTACAATAGTAATAGGGCCAAGAAATGTATCTTGTCCACCAGCAGCTAACGTACCATGACTTGCTTGATTACTAATGGTATTGGCAACTCCATTTGCAAACATTAATGGATATCCACTACCAGCAACTCTAATCAGTTGATCTGTAAGCGAATGCTTAAGAATGCCACTACCTTGAAGTACACCATCTAGATAAACAGCAATACCTTTAGTCGAATCATCATAAGCAATACCATGATGATGAACAACTCCATTATACAGGCCGCTTGATGTTGTATCAATTCTATAAATATCGCCTGTCAAATCTCCCAATGGATATGCTTCAAAACGTGTTGTAACTGGAGCATTAATGTTTTGTGTCAATACAAAACCAAACGTCGCTTGACTAATTGCAGTAGGATCGGTGGTAGTAGCGGCAGATACAGAACCCATCGACACAATCATATTGTTTGATCTGTTGTTGCTATTAACTGGACCAGCAAAAATGCCAATACTCCAGCTTCTACCAGACAACATCTCATATATCAAACCACTAGTAGCAACAAAATGCTCAAATGAGTTCGTTCCATTATGCAGCATTCCACCGCCCTTAAATGGACCGGGAACAGGAATGTAACCAAGAGTTGGTCCTTCGTCTGTTACTGAAATCAACGGTCTATGATTTTTTGTAACATCGGGCCATCCAACTGATCTAAATGGATAGTGAGCAAGTAATTGAGGATCAGTAAGTTCTACCTTAATTGGCTTATCAATATTGTCTTGTAATGGTTGCAAAGTTGATCCACTATGTAGATCCAATACCTCGCCCTCATGAAGAACTCTTCTGAATAAATAAGCTCCTGAGACTAAATGATTCCAACCAGTGGTGCCACCATAGTTATTGGTCCCAGTATTGGCGTTATCGCCACCGCCAATAGTAAGAGCACGAGTTACAAGAGTTGAATTGCCAAGACTTGTGGAGCTGCTACCTCCAGCACCAGTATTGCTTGTACCGCTAGCCGCTACACGACCATCTTTGTATAGCACAACCTCATCAGCGGTACCATTAATATAACGATATGAAAAAGTAATGTGCGTATATCTACCAGACTCAATAGGCGTCTTGATAACAGTTGGAGAACCAGCCGATCTCTCAATGCTAGCATAAGCTACTAGCTGCTGATTGTCTTGTACAGAATTATTTTGTGCAGCCTGCTGCAAATTACCAGAAACTCCGATTTGCCATCCACCAACTGATGCAAATTGTTTCTGGGCATACAAAGCATGACAGCGTAACCCTTCGGTTTGTCCGTTATAAGACGCTGTATTTGCGTCTGCAAGATAATTCAAGTAGCCGTTACTGTTAGGGTAAATCCAAATGCCAACAGTAATGCCGCTTTGATTAATATTTGGTGCAAGTGTCTGAGCACGAGTCTGAGAACAGCCATTTCCCATAACAAGATATTTACTGAATGGTGCAGAGTTAGCACCAAGCTTCCAATATCCCTGTACCATATACCCATTATACACAGTACCAGAGCCAGGATTAAAAACTCTTGTTGTTCCTGGCCACAACGATTTAGCTTGCGTACCATTTGAATTTTCTGCTTGAGCAACATGAAAATCAAAAGAAATACCGCTTGGGCAACGTGATCTAGCTGGAGAGTAATTCAAAAAGATTGCCGCACCACTAGGTTCGTTTAGCGGCCACAAACCAATCAATGATCCATCATTTAGAAAATTAACCATTGACGTACTCCAATACTACATGCTCTCCAGTAAATGGAGACATTCTATATCTCTTAATCAAATTGCCACCACCATCAAGTACGTCAAGATTCACGAAAATGCGATGGGCGTTCTGCAATAAACGACTAGCCACAAACCACTCTGGCTCTTTGCCCTCCATATCGAGTGGATAATACTCATGCACATAACAGTGCAGATCGGCGTCGCTCCAATTTTCTGGAGATAAAACACCACGGCTATCAAAAGCTTGACCGTTAGATGTAAACGCTCGAAAAGTGGAAAGAGGAATATTGAGGATGACGCCTTCGTGGACCGCGACTTCATTTACGGCTGTGCCGCCTAAACGAAAGTGCTCGCCGTCATGCTTGATACAGCTAATGACATGCGTAGTATCAAAGTGGGTAACCACTTTAAGAGAGCCAAAATTGCCCTCGTATTCAAACGAAGCGTCAACCATATACAGTTCCCCTTGCACCAAAGGCTAAGCGAAACGCTATGCCTCATGTCAGAAATACACTAAAAACGACAAAGCCCGCATAAGCGGGCCCTGCCTTAGCAGTCAGCGATTTTCACTCATCCAAGGATAGTGAAAGGATTAGCCGCAGTAACGCCGACACCGAGGTTGTTGATAGCACTGATCAGACCGCCACGGGATACCGTAACGCCATCACGATCAGAAAGCCTTTCTAACTTCGTTCCGAATGTCCACGACACAAAGTTAGCGTTGTTCTTGCTACTTGTAAAATTAACAGTTGCCATGTTATGGCCTCCTTCGAAGAAATCAAACGTTTGACTAGTGGGCTCTTGACCCACTATGGAATACACTAAAAAGATAGAAGATAGTCATTGGCCCAATAATTAAACACTAACCCGAATCTCAATAAGCCAGATCCACATACTCCAAAGCTACCAAGTGGAAAGCCAATCGGCAATATGAGGTTTAGGTATACAAACTCAGACGAATTGAGATCGTCCTGTGCAGCGAGTGCCGCTGTACCGTCTTGACGACGTACATTTGGAATGCTTGGAATGCTTGTGGTCAAGACTGGACTTGAGCCTGACGGCATAGACAAATTGTATAGCCAGCTTGATCCACCTTGCATTATCTGAACAATGCCCGATCCAGCACCGCTCCAAACGCCAGCCCTTAAAGCAGAGTCGTCAATCAAGAACAAACTCAGGTCGGATACAGCAACGCCACTATTCGCAAGATTAAACGTTAAGCAAGCTGGCTTAGAAGCCAAATGCGGTGGAGGCGGCAAATTCGTAAGGTCAAACTTTGTACCCTCGAAAAGTAGCACTCCAGATGTCGTTGCAGGATTCAATGGATCTGCCGTCATGCAGCCAGACGAGACCATGTGCTTGAAAGCAAATGAGCCGCCCGGCACGGTACGACTACCGACCGGACTGGCTATCTCAGCAACGTCCCAAGCGAAGACGCGGATTAGAGGCGAAATTGTTGACATAGCTCATCTTGTTCCTTTGTAGACACAGGCATAAAACGTCCAGCAAAGCGACGCACAAACACCGCCTTGTCACCAAATGTAACAAGATAGATACCGATCGGTAGAGCTTGGTCTTCCGATTCGCCAACCTTCTTGAGTGTGATATCTTGATCAGGAGAAATCATAGAGTAGTCTGTATCTAAATGTGCCCGCACCGGCACCGCCCTTGGTTCCAATCGGTACACTGACACCGGCTTCTACAGCCAAGTAAACATACTGACCTACATCCGCGTCCAAAACACCACTCATCCATGGCTGACCAGATTGCCAATTCGGCGTCTGAATAGTTCCCGATAAGTTAGTATTTGTTGGTACATTACTGGGTGTGTTATTCGCACTTGAATCCAGGGCAAGATTTGGCACGAAATGCATACTCTTCTGTTCCAAGAATCTGTATGCACCAGCAGTGAATGCAGATGCGTTAGTCAAGAAGAAACGCATGTTGTATACGCCACTGGCATCACCCATGCTTGAAATACGTGCGTACACTAGCTTAGTATCGCTGATAGCACCAGAGCCGGTAGTATTGATGCTACCAAAATCTAGAACCCCACCCGCACCCGTATCAACATTACGAATAAAACCCTTGACTGGCTGCTTCAATTGACGGAAGCCAGAAGGATCAATCACGAGACTTTGCTGAATCCATTCCAGGGCGGGGAAATTAACCATGTCACAAAGTCCTTAGCGTGATTGTAGATCCAACCGCTTGTACTGTCGCAAGATCAATCGTAAAAGCGTATTCAAGAGTAACATTGCAGCTACGCTCAATGTCGCTCGTCTGTTGATTTAGGCCCGTAATTCGCAACGTAACAAAATTCGCAGTGTTGGCATAAATGTCTTTGAGTCTATTGATTTCATTTTGCACAAATGCAATTGCCAAATTAGTATCTATTGTGTTGTTACCAGTATTTTTAGCAACAGCCTGACACTGAATGTTAATGCTACCATCTGTAGTCGTCTTGATGTCTTGGATAATACTACCAAGACGACGAAACGGAACAGGGTGACTAACTTGTACTCTTGTGCCTTCAACAATATTTACATTTGATGTCTTACTAGCAATACCACTTGGCAAATTAGCGTTTGGATTATCAGTGTATGTAATCGAGAAGTCAATCGACCCACGACACTTATTCTGCGAGATCGAAAACGCCGTCGGGTTATTGAGAGCAAGCCCGCTACCGCCAGCACCACCACTACCGCTCTTGAAACGTATGTAAACGCCAGAGGCAGTCCATGGAAGTTGAGGACGAACATAATTAGCAAATCCAGATGCTGCTCTAAAGTAACCTACGCCACCCTCTGCGTCCAAAGGAGTGAGAGTGCGTCCAAGTCCCTGTACGGAACCAGCGATCGTTACTTCGGCAATTCCATTAGCATCTTCTTGAAAAGATTCTGTCTTAGAAGTGAAGTAAAATGGTACACCACTTACAATTGTGAACTGTTCGGTAACAGAATAGCTACCATTGGCAACGTCCGCCACTTCTTCACGCTGAACAGAAACCTCGAAAACGGGTCCACCACCAGGAAGTGATGGATGTGTCATACCAAACAAACCAGAGAAGTTTGGTTGAGCAAAGTATGGAATATCTAGAGGAAGTTTGTCAATACCAAGTAATGGCTTAACGGCAGCCATAGCTTGTGCAAACTTATCTGGTTCGTTTTCAGGTCCCTCAGCATTTACTTGGTGAGTTACACGAAGAGTGCATGTATCTTGATCTTCACGAAAAGACCACTGATTGCTAAGACTAGAAGTAATGCCACTTACACCGGAAGCGGCAACGAGATCCTGCATCTCGATCGTCCAGTCAAATCTTTGTACTTGAGTATCAGGTGCGATATTGATACTGTTAATACGAGGACGTAAACCAGAAGCAATGATTGCTCCAAGTGGCAAGGTCTTATTGCCGGGGCCAGCAAGAATTACAAAGTCTTGATAATCCTCAGAGAAAACATCGCGTAATGCTTGCTGCTTAAGATACATCTGCTCATAACTACCCGAAGGTACAATAAGCGTGGTGCCCGTCAACGTCAATCTATTAACATTGGATACACGAGTTCCATCATTTCGGAACTGTGATTCGACCGTCCAATCAATAAACGGAGCGGGTACAATCTTCTGTCCATTGTAGAAGACTTCAACCGCTGACTGCGGTGGTTGAGTAACGATAGAGATTAGGTCGGCCATGATTATCTCGACTGCCCGAACGAGTTGACAATACCGCGTTCATTCAATGCTTGGAACACAGGGTCAAGTTGTACCATCAATGCTTCAATCTGCTTGGCAACTTGTCTATCTGTTGTCTCAGACAATGCCGCTCTCAATTGATCACGCAAGTTCTCAAGTCCAGTAATTTGCACAGTGCTTTGTTGATTTGTCTGTAGATTGATGTTGATTTCTTGTCCACCAGCAGTAGACGGAGCACCAGTCGTTCTGCTACCAGTAGTAGCAGCAAGACCAGCCGTGTTCGTCTTAATAGCAATACTTGAATCACGCACTTGTCCAATGCTTGTATTGAGATCTACTAACAATCCGGCAATCTTGTCAAGAGATTGCTCACTACCACTGTTTGTTGTAATTTGCGAAAGTGTACCTTGAACAGAACGAGCAATCGCAGCAACCATAGTTTGATCAATTGTACGAATACTATTGACGCTAGCAGCAATTGAACTACCTTGATCGTTACCACCAGCAAAGTTTTTGTACATCGGAATAATAGCTTCGTGGTCATTGGCAATAGCCAAGTTAGCACCATTCGGCATCATCTTCTTTTCACGAGCCGCTGCACGCAAAATACCGGCAGCTTCGCCAGGAGACAAGTTTCCATTAGCGAAATTCGGGATAAATCCATTAGCCTGATTACCAAGGTTCTCTGCTTGATTAAAGTTATCAAACGATGTTCTAGCTTCAATCATAGCAATTTTAGCATTAATAGCTTGTGCTACACCAGCAACAACAGCGTCTCCAACTTCACCAAAAACTCTGTTTTGATCAGCAAACAACTGAGCTTGTGTATCAATCTCGTGTAATGAATTAGCATTATCAGCTTCAATCACCTTCTGCAATAGTTCACGACGCTCTATATTGGCTTGGTCTATAACCGCCATTTCATCAAGTACCGCTAGACGTACAATTTCAAATCCTTCACGAGCACGCTCTTCTTGAAGCTTGGAAATATCCAATTGCTCTTGAGCTTTTTCAAGCTGCTTCTGTGCAGTTAAGACCTGACTAAGTTGCAGCTTAGCCTCTTCCATAGTAAGCTGTCCTAGGATCTTAAGTTGCTCCACTTGCTGAGCGGTGAGTTCAGAAATGGCTGGTAAACCTTCTTCTGGAGCTACGCCCGCACCAACTTGTCCAATAGCTTGCTTCAATTGATCGGCACTAAAGCCACCAATCGAGGTAGAGCCTGGAAGGAATGATAGGGCGTCAAGGAGTTGTTTGCGGAAATCAACTGGCAAGTTCAGTAGCTCTTGCGATAGACCGGCAATCTCCTGTGAGTCCATTCCCAGGAAGTTCTGGAATGATCCGCCGAGCTTCTCAGCTACATAGGTCAAGCCCGCAATGCCCTTTTGGAGCCCCTGATTCTCTTGAGCTGATTGTCCAAAGATGTTGATACCAGCACTCGTGATTTGATCTTGAGCTTGCTGCAAGAACGATAGAGTCTGTTCTGCAAGTTGTCTCTCTAGACCAATTCGTTGTTCTAGTTTCATGTTGGCATCGTCGAGAACGCTTGTGAATGCGTTATCGAGAGAGCCAAGCTTATCTTGAAAAGAAACAATGCTGCCGTTCAGCATACCAATGTCGCGACCAAGTAGATTGGACTTAATTTTAGCTTCGGCAATAACGCCGTTAACTTGGATGATGGCTGAAATATACTCGACATATGCATTCGACAAGTCTGCCGTAGCACTGATGACGCCCTGTTGAGCGGACTTCACTTCATCATAGGCACCGGCCTGCTTCTCTGCAAGATTGTCGATGCGTTGCTTCGAGAATTCTTCAAAGCTTCTGTTAACATCATCAATAGAGTTGGCGAATCCTCTTGTGGCATCAGTGAGAGCTTGAGTCTTCTTGATACGTTCAGCCTCTGCTTTTGCAGCTTCTTCTTGTGCCTTCTTTGTTTCAGTCGTCAGCTTCTGCAAACCTTCAAGACTCTTTACGAAGGCATCCTGCTCTACATTTTGCTTTTCAAGTGCCTTAGCGGCAAGCTCTTGCTGTAGTCCAGCCTTCTTAGACGCCTTCTCTGTGTTCGGAGCAACGTTTCCAAGAGCGGCTATTTCGTCGCGAAGCTCTTGCATTCTATTTGTAATGGGGGCAATTGAAGCCGCCAATTCATCGGCAACCTGTGAAAGATCTGTTTCGGCTCTCTTTACTCCATTCACGAAAGTAGACGCAATCACTTCTTGCAAGACCTTAGGAAGATCTGTACCGCCAGCCAAAGCCTTTCGCACATCTTCACTCTTGAGACCTGAGATTGCTCCAGTGAGATTAGTATCACCACTGGCGGCGGCCTGGGCTCCTACCTTAGCCAGTTCCGAACGGAACTTGCCAAGTGAATCGGCAGCCTTGGCGGCGGCTTCTTTTTGAGCCTTTGCCTCTTCTAGATTACGCCTATATGCTTCGCTGCTAAAGGCAGCCTCAGCTTCTTTGGCTGTCAAAGTAGCCTTAATGCGATCTTCTTCAATCTTGATATACTCTTTTGCAAAATTCTTCTGCTGGTCCGTCATGTCTTTATCGCCAAGAAAACTTGCGATTGCAGCACCATTATTGGGCTTTGAAAGTAATGCACCAATGTCACCGAGAAACTTTTTGGCCTCTTCCATGCTTGAGAAAGCACCGAATTGTGACGTGTCGGCACCAGCAACTTGCAATGTAGATAGTAGATCTTCAAAAGCCTTTTGAGCATTGGCCAGATCTGACGTGGCGTTTTTAGATGTCTGAGATAGTTCGTCAATACCCTGTGCCAAGTCTTCTGGCTTCTTTGATTGATTCAAAACGTCACGATTAATAGAATTCACGTCTTGAGCAGACGCGATAAGACTTTGCAGATCCTTCATATCTTCAAACGTTAATCTTAAAAATTCAACTTGCTTAGCGGCATCAGCAGCACCGACAGCCAGTCTACCATAAGCTTGTTCAAGCAGGTCTTGCTGATCACGATAAACTAATGTACTATTACCAGTTGAATCATACGATGCACGCAATAGATCAAGAGCTTCTTGATTCTGAATAGCTCCGCTTTCTTGAAAAGCCCACTGCTTAATTAGATCGGCACCAGCACCCTTAACGTAACTTGAAACGACCTTTGAAGCACCAGTAAATGAATCTGTTACTGTTGTATTGATAACACGACTATTCGTCAAATACACTTCTTTAAGTGCAGCCGAACTACCAATCAGCTTCTTTGTACCAGTATCCATACTATCAAATGCTGACTTGAAAACCTGATCGTAGTTAACGTTTTGCTTAGCTCGACCTTCCAATGCATTGCCGAATGCGGCAGTAGCTTCCGAAGACCTACCAACCTTATTAAGGCCAGCACCCTCCTTAGCACTATCTACCATTAGCTTAATGTTGTCATTGGAGGCGTCGTTCATATCTCTCATCGTATCAACAAAACGCGATCCAGCGTCCCAAAGTGCTCCAAACGAAGCCGCAACTCCAGCGGCTAGTGGTCCGAAGGCAGCAAATTGAATTCCCATTTGTGCAGCAGCACTTGTTGTTTTAGTTAATGACGAAGCAACAGGACTTCGTGATCCAAGGTTATCAGCAAGATGATTAAGACCAGACGTAACTGCCGAACCGGCAATCGTCAACCCAGCAAAAAGGGCAATATTCTTGACGCTATCACTAGCTCCCACTCCCCTGCCTGTACCGCCAATCGGAGTGGTGAGAGCTGCCCTCATGCGTTGCGTAAACGCTTGCGTAGCAGATGTCGCTTCTCGTGTGACTTGAGCTTGCACCTCTATGGTCTTTGTTTGTACATTGGTTGCCGCAATAGCCAACTGCGATGCGGCTGCTTGATTGCTGTAGGAACCAGATGCCATTTTAATGTGTTGCACAAGCTCTGAAACCACGCCAGTTAACTGCTTTAATGCAGCAGTATTGGCAGCAAGATCAGCAGTGTTTAATCCAAGCGGACCTCCTCCGCCTCCGCCTCCGCCTCCGCCCCCACGTCCACGTCCACCAGGACTTCCAGGTCTACCC